TGGCATCTGTAACGAGTCTACTTTAGCCTCGAGTCTGTTTAATTTTTCTTCTAACACGCGATATCTCTCCGCACATAAATCTACATGTGCCTCTAGATTTTCACGCTCAAGTCTTGACTGATTCATTGCCATATTTTGTTCTCACAATCTTTAGCAGCGTCTTAATAGAGCTGATTTAATTAAAGTACATCCTTGCACTTATTGTATTTATATGTTTTCTCTATATTTAAAGTATGTGTTTTTACTCACTGTCTTTGTATCTATAATTTCAGGATTAATAATTGCCGTTTCATCTAAAGTTCCATGAACTGGCGTTGCATTAAAATCCTCATCTAACATATAAACACTATTATTCTCTTTATTCCAAGCATCTGCTGTTTCACTAGCAAATTTTAATACCCAAACATCATGTAATCCGGTAAAATTACTACCAAATTGATGATCAGCTAAATCTTCTGCGTCTAACTTTTCAACACTGCTTAATACAGGTTGAGATCTTAAACTTATACTTTGAATAAAAGTATTTAAATTTTGGGCTTGAAAAAATCCTTTAGAGTTACCCTTAGGACTGACTACACCCGTGTCTGTTATATCTATCAGTGTATACACTGTATAAAAATCTGTTGAACCCGTTAAGACCTCTACAGGTCTACTTGTTCCCATTACTCTTGGTCCATGCCAGTCAATTTACCAGCAGTATAACCTGCCGCAAAAGCTGCCGCACCACGCATAATACGTTTTCCAATACTTTGCTTTTCGCCATCTTTTAAGTTTAAACCATGTTCTTCGGAATACTTTTTAAATGGAATCATTAAGTCACTTCGTCTAGCATTTATTCTATAATGTTTATTTAATTGTGTAGCCGCCAATTGTTGTTGTTGTGTAGTTAACTTAGTCCAGTCACCTACTAATCTTCTGGCTGCTCTTAATTTTGGATCTTGTATAGCTAATTGTCCTTCAAGTTTATAAAAAAATGCTTGTGCTTGACCGGCTGTCATATTTCCTGATTGAAGTTGTTTTAAAAATTGTCTTATCTTAGGCTGACTTATTTGCACTTTATTGAATAGTAATTTATCTGCTTCTGTATTTGTAAACCCTTCTGGTTTTAAAAGAGCGTGTAATGTTTGGTAAACATCTGTGCCACTTGGACTAGGTCTACTAAACCCACCATACATTCCTGTTTTACGTGCATACTCTTTAGCCACTGGTGCATACTTATAATCATTTGACATAGCATATAAACTCATAAGACCTACAAACAGATGATCAGTTAATCCTCTAGCACCTTCTTTACTAAGTTGTTGTCTTGTTTTAAACATACGAGCTTCGCCTAGAGATTGAATAAACTCTAAACCATTATTTTCGTCACCTAATGTATGTCCGCCTTCCATGGCTGCATACTGTTTTAATGTATATTTTTCTTCGCTCATTATATATTCTCTTTTGCTATCATATCGCATGTGTTACTTGCATAAGTCTTAAACCATCTAGGAGCAAATGCATGTATAAACACTGCAAGCATTGCCTTCTTTAATCTCCATGCAATACCCATTGCATGTTTAAAGTGTTGCCAACGTGTCATGTTAACTTCTTCTAAATGTAATTTACATTGCTTACTATACATTTATCTTTCCTTTGCCATGTTAGCCGCTGTAAAGCCTGCTCTATTTACCAATTTAACATCTTTGTCTACTACATATCCTTCGCCGCCTCGTTCGCCACTTGTGTATGATTCAACATCTGCGTCTTGTGAATCTAATGCAGTAATAACCATATTCTTAACTTTCATAATTCCTCTAATGAAATTAAACGTTGCATTAAACCCATCTATATTACTATTTATATACTCGCCCAGACGTTGTTTTTTAGGTGCTGATAGTTTACTACCATCTAACCATTTCATAAAGTCTGAACCTAATTTATCTAAGCCGCCTGTTTTTACTGTTGCATTAATATATGCATAAAGTATTTTGCCAAAGTCGGCCATTTTTAATTCTGGTGGTACATTGAATAACTTATCAATTGCACCTGCATGTTTGCCTACAAACGCATCTAATTCGTCTATTGCAGGAACATCTATACCTGGTGATTTTTGTACCATTACTGGTGGCATAATAAATGTTGGTCCACCTTGAAACTGTGTCATATCAATATTACTTTTTTCGCCGTCTAGTCCAATTGCCATATGTACAACTACACCAACATCGCTTTCTGCAATTTTTTTACCTACGTCACTATCTACTTTTACTTTATATGTTGTAGTGTTTGGAGTGAATACATATTTGTTATCTTCTACTTGTGGCGTTGTAAACCATAGTAAATCTCCATGTGCGTATCCTCTAAAATCTGCTGGTACTGTTGCTTCTACTTTAGGCCAAATGCTTTTCATTTTGCCAGCAAACTCACCATAATCTTGTGGGTTCTTAGCATATCCAGGACGATTTTTTAACATGCCTTCTAAATCATCTGCACTAGTAACTTTACCGTCATAACCTTTTGCACTAAATCCACTTTTATCTGTTAATACAAATTCACCCTTTTCGTTGCGGCCAAATATAACCGCAGGTGAACCGTCCCATTTAACAGTAACAGTATTAGGTTGTTGTTCTACTTGATGTAATGTTGCGATGGCTTTTTTAGCACCGTTGCTACCATCCCATAAGATAAGATCTTCTAAATGTTGAATACGTGCATCTTCATTTAGGTCTTGTGCTGTAGGTGTATATAAACCTTTGCCTTTTAATCTAATGTTTCTGAAGTTTCTAGGTTTACGCTTTTTAGTACCTGCTAAAATATCATCTATTTTCATTTTGGACCCCTGATCTTTTTAACACCTCGGTTAAAACGTTCTGGGTCCCTATTTTTGATACTTAACATGATACGTTTAGTAAGATCCTGAGCGGTATCATCGTCGTAGTTAGTGTCGATCATCTCTAGAATATTAATAATACTGCTAATAGCATTGTTTCCTTTGCTTTCAAGAATAGCAGTTTTATCTTTTTTTGGTGCTAAAGAGTTAATTTCCTCTAATAAGCTACGAGTACGTTTTTTCATGTGTTATATCTCCAGTATAGTTACCTATATAGTATTTATCTATTTTACTAACTATTACTACGTTTTAGCAAACCGCGAAGTTTATCATGCCCTGCTATTGTATTCTCTACCACACTATTTTCTGCAATATTCTTCTCTTGATGTGTTACTTTGTTCTGTGCTTTAATCTTTTCAAACATAGCACTAGGTTGATTCATAGTAGATCCTGCTTCATCTTCATCTAAATCTTCAATACGTAAGCCTGCTATATCAAATTTTAAGTCTACTTTTTGTCCAACACCACTACTACTACGTGTTTTCATAAATTGTACTTGATAACGCCCTCGTTCACGCATTGCTTGGCTTGTAAAGATACCAATTACATTATCTGCTGTTTGTACTTTACTTAAACCACCTGCAATATGCGAATGATCAAACTCTACTTCTTCGACTGCTGCCCTGTTTAACTGTGATGCAGTAGCAAACAATATATCATGTTCTACTGCAAAATTACGCATTTCTTCTGATACAAACTTGTCTTTGATATATAAATCACTTGGACTAACTTTGCTTTGTGCTGGCATCATAAGATCTAAATAGTCAATTAATACGCCGTCTACTTTAATATCATTTTTAACTTCAAACTCACGCAAATAACTAGAAACACTATTAATAGTAATACCATTTGGTAATTGTACAATTTGTAATTTACCTGCTTTTTTACCTTGCATACGTACTTTTAAATCTACATCATCTTTGTTCTTAAACACATCACGTGTATTCATTCCAGTAATCATACTATCTAATCGCATACTAGATAATTCTTCACTAAGCTCTAATGTAATGTATACAACATTAAGTCCTGCAATTGACCAGTTAAGTGCTAAGTTCTGCAAGAACAAACTTTTACCACCACCCGATGGTGCAGCAAATATGTTTAGTTCGCCTCTGTTAAATCCACCATATAATTTACTATCAATTTCTTTCCAACCAGTACTTGTTCCACCTCGTTGATTACGAACTCGTTCAATACGCTCTGCTGGATCTTCCCAATAATCAGTACCCATGTGTTTAGCAAGTCCAATTTGAACTGCTTCTTTAATTCTTCTTTCTACAGGACCATATTGTCCTTTTTCTAACATATCAGCACTTTCAAGTATTGCACCTTCTAATGCTTTGTGTTTACAAAATGTTTCAAACTCATCAATAAACCAATTTTGATGACGCTCATCTACATCTTTTAATTCTTGTAATTCTATATTTGTTGTTGCTTTGATTTGTTCTAATGTAGGTAATGCACTATAACCAGATGCATGTTCTTGTATAAATTCTACTGCCTTTCTCAATTCTCTATCAAAGTATAACGGATCAATAATTCCGTTAACCCTAGCAAATAGATCCTTGTCTTGTGCTAAAAATTCTACAAACAATCGTTGTAAGTCTACGTTATATTCTTTTACCTGTTCATTCATTTGCAATACTTTCTCATCATTAATTCAATTTTTGTTTTATTACTTTCAGCACTATTAAGTATACTACTTATTGTATACAATCTTCCGTATTTTGTCAAGCTATCTGATGCATCTTTGCAATCTTTCCATTCGGGAAACGCAACGCTCCAACCATGCTTTATTGCTGCCTTGCACATTAACTTTCCGGCTTCGTCTGCATCTGGTAATATTATAATACGTTTATTTAAACTATGTAATATATCTGCTTGATCTTCGTTTATGTTATTACTACCAATTGCACACCCGTCTGTTACAATAGCATCAAGTTGTCCTTCGCTCACAATAACAATTTCTTTATCAGATGTTTGTCTATCTAAACCATATACAAAATCTTTTTTAGGTTGCTGATTATAGTACTTAGGCATTCCGTCAGGAATATTATTGCCTGCCCATCTTGCAGTATAACCTACTACTTTGCCTTTGTATGTAAATGGCAATATAAAACGTTTACTAACTCTGCCATGTTGTTTACTTGGACTCCACATAAACCTATCATCTGTAATATCAAATCCACGATCAGTTAAGTACATTACTGCATTTGTCCAATCTTCATTTGGTTCTGTAAATTCCATAAAAGGTTTAGCATCTTCTGGTAGTTCTTTTTCATCCCAATCAATAACTAGTTTTTTACGCTTTTCAGTTTTTATTAATAGTGTTGCTACATCTTGTTCACGCAATAATTCAAGTTGTATACGTTGTATATCTGCCTCATCGGCACCTAATGTAGTTAATAGTTGCTTTAGCCTTAGTGTAATCTTACCCTGTGGACTCCAACCAGTTTTAAAATTACAATTAAAACAATTATACTGAAATTTATCACTATCGAAATGAAACCCGCCTCTGCCTTTAGTATCTGGTCTTGCTTGCCCATTACGTACACACATAGGACAATTACCATGTACCCAACCACTAGGAGTTGTTCGCCAATTGCTAGGAACCAGAGTTCTGACGTATTCATTCATTATAGTCATGTGTATATATTACACTCTAACTACGACTTTGTCAAGTGTTCCTGCGGAAGATGTGTGTTTTGTTCTAATAAAGTTTACATTTGTACGGAATGTCCATGGATCTATTCCAGTATGTCCACTATATGGGAAGAATGTTTGTGTATAAGAACCAAGTGTAATATCAAACCAGTCACCTTCAGTGGGATTTTCGCTTAATGCACCCTGTACTGTAAAGTTACCAGTATATCCTGTTCCATACACTGCAATTGTAATTAGTCCATTTGGTTTATTATAATAGCCTGTTGCTTTTAAGTCACTGCTATAATAGTATGTATCTGATCCAACTACTTGAGAAGTAAATGAGTCATTTATTTGTGTAGTTAGTGGTAATGCATCGCCTTCTTCTGAACATTCTACTGTAAAGTTAGGACGCATATTTAAGTCACAAAATAGAGGTAATACTAATCCCTTGTCGTTTGTGTAACTAAACACAAGATCGTACAAGCCTTGCGAGAATAACGCACTCTCACCTACTGTTAATACAACTTTAATACCACCTGCTTCGTAATCAGTAATTATTGCTTTCTTACTTACAACTGTTGATCTATCTGTCCTGTCAATAAAAGATGCATTAACCGTAACGCCTTGTAACATTATTGGTTTTCTATCTTGATTTTTTATAAAGAAGAAAAACTGTGAATCAAATCCACGAAACAGTTTTAAAAACCTATAGTTTAATGGGCTATTTACTGATGTACCTTTTGCACTAGCGTATTTTCCTAGTCCTGGTGCTGACCCGTGATCCTCAAGTGTGTATAAATCACCTACTTGGTTAATATTATATGTTGATCCGTAATTTGACATGTGTTAGACTCCTGTAATGTATTTATCAAAATCTTCCAAATTTTTTCTGCATAAATAAAAGTAATGCAAACAAAACACCAGAAGCTTTTAGACGAATATCCGTTCTTAACCGTTATTGAATATGCAGGCAAAGAGTATCTTGGCATAGTCCAAAATATAGATAGTCATGTTGCCAGCGTATATATCTACGAAAGACTTAACGATACAAAAGAAAGAGTTAAATTTTTACAACTAGGCGAAGAATGGTGGTGGGAAACAAATAGAAAACTACCTATAAACATTGCATTACTTAATAGATGGAATTTTGCTCATTGTGTAATGAGTTTTAATGTAAAACAATTAGAAATAGTAGCAGGCCCCGAAGTTAGGTTAAGTAACAGCATCACTAAACGTATCAAACGTAGAAGTATTAATCTTGTAAAGAAAAACCCGTAGCCAACATATTTAACTGTAGAACAATAGCCATTGCATATGCGTGAGCGTGTGCTTTTTTAAAGAAGTAATCATCGTTAGTTGGCTTAACCCATACATCTTTATTAATTGTATCCCAATCCTTACCTATTAAATGTCTTTTAGCAGGACGTATAACTGCTAGTACGGCCGCTAGTTGCGATACACTTTTTGGTTTCATTTGACTTACAATGCCAAAGTGTTTGTGAATATGAAAGCATTGTTCTACAACTTCTTTATGCTCTAACAACTCCCACATTGGTTCTTTGTTTAATAATTCAATTAATTGTTGCTTAGTTTTAATATGTTTATACAAACTAACATTAAGAACATCAATTTTAAAGTAGCCCATCTTTTCTGCTTCTTTATGATCAATTGTACTAAGTCCACTAAATGGATTACTTGGAATATCATGAAAGTAAACGCCTGTATTATGCTTTACTTGTTTATTGTCTCTGGCAATCATTGCAGGTGTGCCTTTGATTATTTTTAACAACTGATCTCTGTCAGCAATATCAATGTCAATATCTGTGTTTACTATCATTGTTTAGGATCCTCATTATTCATTTTGCAGAGCAATAGTATAGGTATAACATAGCAACATAATACAAAAAATACAGCTACTATCATATTCCTGCTTGCTCCAATATTCCTTCTACCCACCTAGTATCTTGTGGGTTAACGCTCATAGTACGTTGCCAGTAATCTATTTCTAAATAGTCTGTTATCATTTTTAATTGCTCGCCGTTGAACCTGTCAATAAGTCCTTGTGCTTCTGTACTATTAAAAAGTACCCACGGTGATATCTTTCCACTACAAATATGAAACACTGCTAAACTTGGTGCAATGTCATTAAAGTATCTATTGTATGTTGTATTATTTTCTTCTGCCCAAGTTTGTAAAAATATAATTGTACGTTCTACGCCTCTATCAACTGATTCTGTTTTTAATCTTTCTTTCATCCACTTTGTAAATTGTTTATCTTTGCCCCATATATCAAGTCTTACACTATTCTTTATTAACCAAGTAGCATAACCTTGCACATCGTCAATACCAATGTCGCGACAGTAATAACCAAACTTACAAAAACTAATGTAATATTGACTTTTTGCAAAATCTTCGTATGTTTTATCTTTCTTTGCATTTGTTCCTATTTTATAAAATAATTGATATGATCTAAATCCAAGTTGTACATGCTTTTCATCTTTTTGCATGAACCTTCTTTTTTGCTCACACAGATGTACTGCTAATGTGCTTTCTTTCTTAAAAGATTTACCACAGTATTGACATTTGTGCATTTTATTTTTTCAACAACTCTTTGATTTGTTTTTTATTCATACCGTGTTCTTCAAACAACTCAACAAAATCTTCTTTTGTTTTAGTACTAATAAAAATTTCTACTTCGTCATCATTTAAATGACTATAATTCTCTATGACCCATTTTTGTACTTTGCTTTGCTTCATTGCCTTGCCGGGTGCTATCCAAGGATGAAATGTACTTTTACCTAATCCTACTAACTGCATCAGTTGATACTGCAATTGTGGATGTTTACGTAATTTATTGAAGTGTACATTAACTACTTCATTTGTCCATTCTAAGTAATGCTCACTGAACATCTTATCGCCACAACTACTAGTATAACGCATTAGTAACCATATGCCAACTTTTTTCTTTTCTTCTTCTGTTAAACTATCATACCAGCCTCTATCTTTAGTATCAATAGATCTCATTTCTTCTTTGATGTTTAATTTATTTGACAATGATTACTTCTCCTTCAGTTTCTATCCAAACCTTTGCACCACATGATAATGGCTTGTCTGGGCTATATACTACTTTTGAGTCACCCTTAATAACAACTTCGTGTGCGTAGTTATTATTTTTAGATGTTTTACATGTTAACACAGGTTCTCTTTCGCCTGTTTTACTATTGCGTTTTATAACGTGTTGATTAACATGTATTCTAGTCTTCATTGTACTACCAAAGCTCACTAATGTCAAGTACTTCGGGCAATTTGTTTGCTTCTTTCACAAATAATACACAAGGAGGGTTTTCTCCGTCATGTAATGGAACATTTAGCAAATGTCCAAACTTTAATTTAGGTGCATACCATTTTACATCTGTATAAATGTTAGTAATGTTAACATCTAAATATTTAGGTGTAAATCCAGACATTGGATTAAATCCAAGTACACTAAAGCCTCTGTCATTTAAACTCATTAAACTTATTACTTCTGGATCACCTACATCTGGATCACAGATAACTATACTCCAATCTAAAGGCATAGTAATTTGATGCTGACCAATTTGCAATACTGCCGCTGGTGCATAAAAACTTTCTAAGAACACTAATGGAATAAAATAATAATCTATGTGTCCTGGGTTACTATAATCTAAAATGCTATATCGTAGGTCGTCTATTGTATCTGGTATATCGTCTAACTCATACGTCTTGTTTTCTACTGTTAATATTTTCATACTTTTTCCTTATTGCCAATCTACTTTTTCAATAGTAAATGGATAGTTCGCTTCTTTGTAAAATTTCTTACGTTGTGTTAAGTGCCTTTTACTAAATTTTGCTGAACTTGTGATGTCCCATATTTGAACATTGTCTTTGTCTTCTGCTTTACGTATTCCACGACCAATACTTTGAATTACTCTAACAAAACTTTTGCCAGGCTCAATAAGTACTAGATTAAAAATACGTGGAATATTAATTCCAACCGCCGCAACTCCGTATGTTGCTACTACAATTTGATTAGTGCCTTCGTTGATATCATCATAATGATCTTTACGATCTGTTGATTTCATTGCACCACTAACAAAATTAGCATGTGGTAAATTATCACAAATTAAGCCACCTGCTTTAATTCTGTCTACTAATACAAGTGTGTTTCCTGATTGTGAAATTTTATCAATCAATCCACTTATATGTTGCATACGAGCTTTATCTGTAGTAAGATATGTTAGCTCACTTTGGTAATTATTATATTCAGCAAATTCTTTTAACTGAACAACGTTAACATGACACTGACTAAGTACGTCCATGTCTTGTAATTCACTTGCACTAAGTTTATTAGTTACTTCACCTAAACATGCTTGTAAACTAACCTTCTCATGATCTGCTTTAGGAATAGTTCCTGTTAGTCCCCAACGCAATGGAATATGTGCAAACTCTTTTGTTAGCAAATCTTTTAATACATCTGCTTTTGCTTGATGTACTTCGTCAACTATAACACAAGTTACATCAGCAGTAAATTCGTGTAAACTAAGCTCATCAAGTCCATCACGAAAACGTTTTCTAATACTGTTTAAACTTTGCCATGTGCAAATTGTGTGGGTATGTCCTAATTCTTTTTTGTCTCCAAAATAAACGCCTACATCTAATCCGAGGTTTGCATAATCATCAGCAGTCTGCCTAACTAAATCTTTGTTAGGTACAATAACGATTGATCTTCCGTATTTTTCTACACGCTCACTAAGTGCCGCAGTAATTAATGTTTTACCTGCACCAGTGGCAATTTCTTGTAAACAATGTGGTGTACTTAAAAACTTGTTTACAATTTCAATTTGATAATCACGTAACGTAATAGGCTCGCCTGCCATTTGATGTTTCTCTGGCCAGAGCTTGTGTTGAAATGTTGTTTCATCAACAATAGGGAAATCAAAAGTGTGTACTTTTCTTAGGTCATTAATATCAATTTCATAACCTTGTTCCATTATAAGAGGAAGTACTCTATCTAATAAGTTAATGTATGTAACACCACCTACAGTAAAGTAACTCTGACACCCGTCCCATCTACCTAACTTATATGCTGGCACGTGGAATGCATAAGGTAAAAAGAACTTTAATTCTTTTTCACATTTTCTACGAGTGTTTACATCAAGATTTTCAATCTTACAGTTAACTTCGTCTTTAAGGATAATTTTACATTTCATATTAGTATAATACACTATTGTATAGGATAAGTCAAGCTCGAACGCTTGATTATGTTAGATATTTTAAAAGTAAATAAAGGCAGAACAATGTAAATGATATTGATACAGTCAATGATATCCAAAAACCATTTTGTAATACCATATATGCAAAGATAGGAAAGAAAACTAAACTTACAACTACAAAGTAAACAGTTTCCTTTGCCAGTTGAGCAAACACTTCTGGTTGTACTCCACTAAGATGCATAAAGATAACACTTATTACACTACCCAACGGTATTCCTAATATTAATGCACCCATGGTTGGATTGCCACGCTCGGCTGCAGTTACTACACCTGCTATAACTAGCCCACCTATGATTGCTTTAATTACAAATTCCATCTTGTATTTATGTCATAAAAAAAGCCCCGAAGGGCTTTTTCTTTTTAAATTTTATTATGCAACTCTTCGCATACAAGTGACTTCAGCAGTTCGTTTCCACTTTTCATCACCAAAACTCTTTTTAAGATCTGCAAGTTTAGTAACCATACGCAAACTAATCTCACGCATTTTTTCTTTGTTATCAAACATGAAGTTCATTAAGTCTTCTTGTTCTTCTTGTGTAAACTGATACTCATTAAGCATACCATCTGCAACAATCTGCTTACAACGTAATACTTTTTCACGCATTGTATCCATTGTAAGATCTAAGTAGTGACATCTTGACATGATTGCCGCTAAGTGATCTTTAATTTTACCTCTTACATTATCAAACTTAAGGTTAGTAATAAAGATAACACTACCTTGGAATTCAAAAGTATCTGGAATACCCTCACGTCTTAGCAATGCACTATCTGTGTTCCAACTTAATTTTCTTTTCTTACAAGAATCAAGTGCCGCTTTAAGCAAGTTAAGTGATGTCTCATCATACAATACTGTATCACAATCATCTAAAACAAGAACACTATTCTTGTCTGCGTTATTATAAAGTACTTTGTACAAACCAATTGCACTTGAGGCACCTTTAATAACTTCAAACCTTAGTTTATTGTTAGCAAGTACATCAAACAAACTGTTCTTTTCTAGTACTTTCTCAACTCCAAAACTTTTACCAACTCCTGGAGGGCCTGTTACAACCATACCACGCACAACACCATCAATTGAGGCTTGTGTCATATCATCTAGTATGCTAAAACGCTCACGCATACGCTCGATAATTTGATTATCAGTTTCATTTGGATTGTCCTTCACATTATTAGGAAGAACTTCAATAATAGTCTCGCCTTTTTTGTTTTTACGAGCCTTCTTAAGTTGCATTTGTGTCATTTAAAACTCCTGTTTTTTATTAACTATACTTACAGTATACAGTAAGACGTCTTACTTGTCAACCTATATACTAAACTTTTTTTACTCTTTTTTGACGTTTTATTCATAGAATTGGGCCCTATAAGAAAAAGGGCCCAATATGTGTTTTTATTAAATATTATACTAATACTCTTTTTTTAGCGATTGTGTACTCGTTTGCTGCTCTTCCAACATCACCCGATTCAATTGCTACTGCTTTTACGTTAAAACCTTCTTCTCTTAACTCAGAAAGTCTTGCACCCGGAGATGCGATGTCTAATTTTTCTCTTAGATCATCCATTGTAAAAGATTTACCTGTACCCCAGAATTTAGCTAGGATTTTTTGGTTTTGAGTACCTTCTTTGAAAAATTTAGTACCCACTGCACTTGTTTTTTTAGTTCTTGGCATTTTAACTCCTTTATTATTAATTATAATAACTTTATGTTATTGTTAAATATAATATATACTAGGAATTGGATCCTGTCAACCTTTAAAAAACCCTTATAATTGTAGGATTTTTACCCTATTTACAACAGTTTCTTTGGCATTTGAGTACTTTGATAGCTCATGTTTGTTGACTGTACCACGAATTTTAATGGTTTTATCCGAAATAATATCACTAATATCCGGTTGATCTCGCCACCAAAACTTAATAATATCTTTTTCAGCGTAAACTGTGGTAATCATATAAACATCACTAGTTTGAATAAACTTAACATCTAGTACTTTTACATTAATATCGTATCTTTTACCCCTAGTACCAAAATACATACTACTATGCTTTAATGCTGACATTTTATCTTCAACTGCTTCACGCTTTTTGTCAATTTCAACACTATGTGGTAAACTAGCAATAATACTTACTGCAAAATTATTAATTTGTGGGTCTGATAATGCTTTAGCAACGTTTTGCTCAAAATTATTGAGATTATTAGTCATCTTTTTGATCATTAATTTACCATTAATACTATCAATAAGATCATTAGCATTTTTAGTTTCTTCGTCGGTAAACGACATATTTGGATCTTCTAAAATATCAACAATACAAGATTTATTATCTCGTATTTCTACAGGTTCACCACTTTGGGGCGAAGTATCAGTATATCCTTGTCCACTACGAACAAATCCCTGATCTTTGTATACAAGAACTGCCGCACACATTACATCTATAACGGTAACTGTTGGCCATGGTGTTTTTTTCATTTTTGACTCCACTGGTAAAATTGAATATTTGAACATTTTCTACTTTAACTATAGTATACGGTAAGAGTTCTTGCTTGTCAACCTTTTATAATGAAATATCTTCTAATCCTGCGGCACGTAGTTTAACTACATTATTAATCTGAAACTGTTTGGCTTCTAATGCCTTAATAACACCTATATATTTGTTTCGTACTAAACTAAAATCATTAATAAGGTATTGTAAATCTACTACATTTTGCTCACCATCTACAAATTTATCTGCATCACGTGAGCTAAGTGCTTTATTATAATTTTCTAAAAACTTACGGAATGTTTGGGATCGTAATTTACGCATTTCTGTATTGAGAAACTCAAGTATTGCTTCTACTTCTTGTAATTGATTAAACCTATGTTCAACAATACCAGGCATATCTCTACTTTGCTTTTCTAATACACCTTTCATACTACACTCAAATCGTGCTTCATCAATTTGTTTCTCAAAGTGAGAGATAGCATTAACTATCTCTCCTAAATTTGCCGTAACTTTACGATACCATGCACTCATTAGTATTCATGCTCCTCGTCATCTTCGTTGTATTCGTCAAAAACATCTTCATCTTCTTCTTCTTGCTCTAAATGTTCATCAAGTGCTTCACCTAAGTATTCGCAATGATCCGCTATTTCTTTATATGCTGGTTTTAATTCAAAACCAAAGTCTAGCAGTTGATAGATAGTTCTTCGAGCAAATTCTAGTTTATCTTTATCAGATATAAAGTTTTGTGCTTCGTCATATAAGTTAAATATAAACTCAAAATCTCCTTCATCAAGATTCATTTACCACCTCCGTTGTAGTTTCTTCAATGTTATCCATAATTTCTTCTTCTGCATCAGCTAGATCATTGTCATATTCTGACATGACGATATCTAATGCGCCGTCCTTATTTGCATTCCAAGGTTTACGGAACATTTTAATTACTTCACCTGTTACCGGGCTAATGTATTCTAAACTGTTTCCACTTTTCTTTAACAAACCTTTTGCTTCAAAGAAGTCAGTCAAGCCACTGTATGGGCTCATACCTGTTTCATATGGGATTTCAACTTGCACACTTTCAAATGGTTTAGCGTAACGAGATTTCATTACTTTACACGCCGCTCTAATACCAAATACTTGTGATGTTTTGTTGCCATCTGCATCAACTTTTAGTTTAAGTTTACGCATTGCAATAACAATACTACTTGCATAGATAAAGCCCTGTCCGCCTGAGATCTTATCATCTGGATCGAACATGTCTTGTGATGCATATGTATGGTTAGTTGCTAGTAGTCCTACATTGTACTGTCCAAACATATTAACTGTGTTACGAACTAATGAAGTTAGTGCTTTAGGCTTACGACCCATATCACCTTTCATATCACCTTTGTTAAACTGGTCAACATCAGTGGGTGTTAATAACATACCTAACGAGTCAACTACAAACAATACCTTAGGTCTGTCTTCGTCTTCTGCTTCGGCGTATTCTGCCTTGTAATCCTTCATAAAGTCACTAATTGTTTTAGCAACATCATCAATCATACTCATGTTAAGTTTTAATAGTTTTTCTGGTGTAGTATCTACATTCAGTGCGTGTAGCCATTTCTCATCTAATGCATTTTCTGTGTCAATTAGAATAACAAATATGCCTTGTTCTTGTGCTGATCTAACTACATTACCTGCCGCGATAAACGATTTACCTGCGCCTGATTCTCCTGCTAGAACAGTTACCTTACCTAGTGGAATTCCTTTGTCAAATTCGTTACTGATAAGTTTGTTTAGTGTGTAATTTCCTGTACTAATCCAAGTGTCAGGGTCATTAAAGCCTACGCTTAACCCAGGAACACTTTTAGTAATAGCTTTTCGGAATTTACTTACGTCAAATGGTCTTGCCATAATGTTTTTTCTCCTATGTTAAAGTGAGGGCACTAAGGACCCTCACTCAATTTATATTACTTATTGCTTACGATTTCTAATCTGTGCTAGAATATCTTGAGCACTCGGCTGATCACCTGCTGGTGCTGCCGCTGGCGCCACTTCAGCCGTTGCCATTTCTGGCTCTGGTGCTGGCGCTGGTGCTACTGCTTCAGCAACTGGTGCCGCTGGTGCAGGTGCAGGTGCTGGTGTTGGTGGTGGAGTAGTTGCCGCTGCTTCAGGTTTTGCTCCTGTAGTAGCTGGTGCATCTACACCATATGGACGATAGTACTGACCAAAACGTGCTGGATCATACAGTTGTCCATCAACACTTGCTTCGAACATTTCGAAGATAGCATTTAGATGCTCTGCATCAGGCTTCTTAGGTAAGAAGTCATTTAGATTGTGCAGGTCGTGTGTTGCAATTGCATCACGTTCTGTTTGATCTAAACTACGTTCTCTACGAGCCCAATTAGATGTTGAATAGTCAGCATATTGACCTTTGGTAGATTTTCTGATTACGAAATCTGTACCAGCTTCATAGTCTGTAGGAATTTCCTGGAATTCAGGATCCATTAATGCTGAACTAATGATTTTATAAATTTGAGGTGAAATAACAAAACGTCTAATAGGATTCTCAGGTACTGAGTCTTCCTGTAGATCACTTTGTGTTACAAAGCCTTGGAAAATGTAACTACGCTTTTTCCAATACTTACGACCCATGTCTTCCATAGTAGGGTCTTTAAACCAAGGACGAATTTCTGCATGTACTGGACATGTATCTCCCCACATTTCAACACAAGGTACTTGTATTGTAACTGGTTTGTTTTCGTCTCCGCCTTTTACACCTGGAAATGATAGACGGATCATTTGACGTTCTTTCCAAAAGAAAGTGTTGTCGGGATCTGCGTCTGGTAGGAATCGTAGTGTTGCACTACTGCCTTCTGGAATATTCCAGTGTGTGAAGATAGCGTTATCGCCGCCACCTTGTGATGAGCCTGAGCTCTTTGTTTCTTGTGCTTGTAATTTTGCACGGATTTCTGCTAAAGATGCCATTATTAGTTTCTCCTATATTAGCCTTTATTTGTAACAAAACTTATAGTTCTGCTTTGTTTGTGTAGCTAGTGCTACTTTGCCTTTGTGTAGCTCTTAACTACTTTTGCCTTTAGTTGCCATTACAGTATATAATAAATTGTGCCTACTGTCAAGCACTTTTTGAAGAAAAATTATGCAATCTTTCTTCTTAGACTATTTAACGTGGCTTCAGCAAGATCTTCCATTGCTGGTTCCTTTGCTGGAGCTTTGTTATTTTTGTCTAAATATTTTGCAATCTTGGCTAATAATATAACATGCTCTTTCGGCAAGCTATACATTTCGCCTGAAATTTGACTTAGTAAGTTAAATACTTCGTCATTTTTACTGTTCATTGCTAGAAAAGATAAGTGTGATACTAACTTAGCCATTGCACCATTACCACCTGAGTATTTAATTGGATCTTCATTATCAGGATGTTCTGGATCATTTGGATCAATGTTAAGTTTGAAATCTTCCTTGTTTTTAATCATATCGTATAAACGATTCATGTTACTTTTAGTTAGATCTGTCATACTGTCTCTCTCCTTTATAATACGGGCTACTGTTTCTAAGACTGAATCCATATTTGCAGTCTCGAATGTATTATACATGAACTTGTCAGTTAAGTCAACCGATTCTTTATCATTATCTTCTACAATCGCAGTAGTAGGTGCTTGATAGGCGTTATAACCTCTTGAAGTCTGTAGACTCTTAACTGTATTCTTAAATTCTTTTAATTTTTGTTTAATTGTTTCAACAATGTTTTCATTGCCTTCATTTGTTAATTTGTTTGTACGCACATGTCTCAAAAACTGTGTACATTGTGCTACTTCTGTACATAAATTAACTATTGATTCACCAATTGCATCATATGGCGTTCCGCCATTGCTTACATGGTTGGCCATAGCTTTAGCGCCTTGTAAATATTTATGTGGGAATCTAAATCTTTCTCCTGCACTGTTTTCAATAAACAATGCTTTAATGTTACGTGATCTGCTACCACGCACTTCTTCATTAACACCTTTTGTATGCTTAATAATAAGTTTAGTGTTTTCTGGTAATTGAATATAACTTGTTTTCATACTACCTGTTGCAGGTGAATAACTTTCCATTTGTGGTTTAACTGTTCCAGTTTGTGGCTTTCTAAGGTCAGTAGTGAATTTAACTCCTTTTTTACCAAACTTAACTCCGCCGTGTCTAAGAGTATCAACACCTTTTTTAACTGCATTTTTAATGCCATCCCAACTTTCGTAATATTCTTCTTCTGATTCGCCGGCTGCCATTTCTTTACAATCTGAACATCTACCATGTCCATCATTGTAGTCCATTAATTGAGCGCCACAGCAATTACTTACTACGCCATCTTCCATTTCATCACCTGGTGAATATGATTCAGTTTCTGCTTCAAGTAATTCGCCTGATGCTAAAACATCAATTGCATGTTTGATATCTGTGTTTTCCATATCCACATGTGGTATTGCTTTTAATATAGCTTGCACTTGTGGCATACTCATAAATTCTTCATCGTCTGTATCTATTTCATCTGTAAATTCGTAATATGAACTATCAGTCATTCTATAGTTATCTGCTTGAATTTCTTTAGCATGATCAACTACATGTGACATAAATGCCTCTACTGAATTTCCACCTGCTTCGCCTAAATTATCTGGGCGTAACTTTGGCTTAGTTGTTGGAAATTTCTTACCAAGATTTGCTGGACGTAACTTTGGCTTAGTTTTAATTCCTGGGCCTGTGCCCATTTGATTTTCTGGATGTGCCATTTGGTCTCTGTGTCCTGCATTTGGGTTAACTTCAAACGATTCAACAAATACTTCTACCATGTCATCGCCATTACGCAATGCACCTTTTTTAACTTTTACGTTTTCTTTGCCGTATTTTGCTATTGCTTCTTCTGGAGACATACTAGTTTGTTTCCAACGCTTTTCTGCTTCAGTAACTTTTTTAGATTCAGTAGTATTCAAAGCGTCTAACTCAGCATCATTTCTTTCTACTTCACCTGAATTATATGCTGACTTTGGATTAGGTTTTGCGTTTGGTGGTAGAACGTCATTGTCTACTCCATAAATAGAAGTCTTTTTGCCTTTTAACTTGGCAATAGCTTCTCTGTATAAACCTCTATAATCATCGTTTACTGCTGTATCAAAATAAGGTTCATGTTCGCCAATATCAACGGCTTCAATCATATCGTTAACATCACGTAATTCTGATGAAACCATGTTTGGATCCATTTCTTCATTCTCAAGATACCACTTGTGTCTTAATAATGATTTTTTCATTATTTGAAATACTGGTGAACTTGCATCTTCTTTAATACCAGATAGTTCTCTTAATCTGCGAACATCTTCATTCTTTGATTCCAATTGAGCAATCATGTCATCAAATGTCATATCGTCTTTTTTGTTCCTCAATGCGTCAACTACTATTGCTAATGTACGTTTTGCTAATTCATCTCTGTCTCTAGTGGCTGTTGTCATTTCAATCCAAGTCCACTCATAAATCATTTGCATCACTTCGTCAACACTTTTGTCCCACATCTGCGTGTGTTCTTTCCAGAAGTCTGTGATCTCGTAATAGCCTGTAACTGCACTTGGTTGCATGTCTTTCATTGCCTTTTCAGTACGGTCGTCTTCTTTTACTACATCGTGAGCGAAGTCTTTTGGTTCAATATTCTTATCAAATTTTCTAATGCTATATTCTGCCATGGCGTTGTGTCCTGCTTGTTTAATACTATCTAATACATCTTTGTGTTTATCAAAGTTGAAACTAGCTCCTGCTTGTACAACTAGCTCAACTTCGTCCTCTTCTTCTCTAATAGTGACAAGAAAATCATTATCATATGCGTAAAATCTCGCTGATAACTCAGGATCTAGTGTTTTATTTCCCATTGGATCAAACAGTTTTAATTTAACGTTTGCACCCTTTAGGATATTAAAAATCTCATTTGATAGTTGCATTATAGTATTCCTTTTATGTATTTATCTAATTGATGTAATTTTTACTTAAATATTACAGGTTTATAATTATCTACTGCTTCTGAATAATCAAATGCAGTTCTCCATAACTGTCTATCTTTGTTTTTAACTGCTGATCTTCTATGACTTGTAGTTAATTGATCCATGAATAATAAGTCGCCTTCGCGGAATACATGATGAAACATATATCTTGATTGTGTAATAACATCATATAATTTATCTTTAAATTCAGCAAAATTTTCTAATTCTGTGCCATCTTTGTACCATGCATTAAACAAATATATAAACATAGGATAAAAATATTCTCTGCCACTTACAGGGTGTTTAGCAATTAACGGTCGTCTGTCTATCTCTTCTTGGTAATGCTCTTGTCCTAATCTAAACTGATCTTCTTTACCTGCAGTTTGATATGCTTTAGAATAAACTCCATCATCTCTCCAAATTGATCGTGCAACTCCACGTGTATTATCCAAGTGAATATCTATGTTACGATAATAGTCTTTTTCTTCCTCTGGTAAGTCTTCAAACGCTTTGCACTGGTCAACTATTGATAATACTGTATCAACACATTCTGTTTCACAATATAATCCTACACAAATTTCAGTAAAATTATATCTACCAGTACCATTTGCATGCCACTCTAGTTCAGTAGGACCAAACATACCAATAGCTTTACCGTTTTCATCAATTGCTCCTGATACAATACTAATTTGTGGACTATCTTTTGGATTCATAAAGTAATCTAGTTCTTCTACTTTACCCATTTTAGAACATGCATATGCTAATTCTTGTCTAGTTAAATTTTGATCATGTAATACTGCTGATCCATCGTTTACAATTTTATTTACTAAATGAGCAAACTCTTCATCTGTGTATTCTAATATACTTTTATGTTTCATAGTTTTTCCTCAATCATATCTTTAAATGTATGTATATCTACCTCTTTTGGTAAATTTATCCACCTAGTTACCCAAGCCACTCTTGGTGCTTCCTGAACTGTAACTCTATGCATTGTGTTTGTATCTATTATTAATGGCCTATCTATTACAAATTGAGCAATTAATCTTTCTTGTAAAAATTCTTCATAGCCTTCGTGTGTTCTGTTTTTAAATTCGTGATAGTAAAATTCGTTATGACAATTAACTTCTGGCATTTGTACTTCATCTTCATTTGTTTGAAAATATTCAATTGTGCTTTTACCATGTACTGGTATTACTATATTAAAGTAATGTGGATGCTCTTGATCAAAATCAAGATCTGAATGAGCATATAAATCATCTTCAGTACTTGTACTTAAATTAAATCCAGTTGAACGCTTTTGTATGTGTGGGTGAAATTCTCTGTGTGGAGCTAGTATTGGTTCAAAGTGTTCAAGATATTCAGTGTCGCCACCTTTTTTATGTTCTAGAGCAAAACTATGCCATTTTGTTTTACCAAATGAATTAAACTTTCCATCACAAAACTTGTATAATTCTTTAAGTAAATCTGTGTGCGGTTCTACATCAACATACACAGCTAAATCTTTTATACTATTTCTTGTAAATTCTTTCCATATAGCTTCTTCTTTTATGCTATCTTTTTCAATGTCGTCTAATCCCAATCCTGCTCTACTGGTTTTTATTTTATTATCTATCATTTTCTTCTCCATTACTATTTATTAAACTGGTTATACATATTCTAGCATCGTCATTCCAACGCATGCGTCTTCGTCTTCTATAAAACGAGTCTCTGGTTGTTGCTAAGAAAAAACAATCCGATGGTTTAAAATTATATTCATTACAAATTTTTATTTGTTGTTCTCTGTGTTTTTTCCACATCTCATCCACTGCAAAATTCTTTATTATTAATTCTATTGTTTTTACTCCACTGTAATTCCAATTTTCAAACTCTTTTAATAGTTGTAATGTTGGATGAGGTTCTTTAGTATATACTAATCCTAGACGTTGTCCTACTAATCCAAAGCCTTTACTAAAACTAAAAAATACTTGCTCGGTATTTATTGGAACATCTATTTTTTGTATGTCAGTGGAACTAACATATGTACAGTCTAATATAACAGGTGCTTGTATATTTCCTAAATTAAAATAATTTCCATCTGCGGCACTTGGTATACTAATGTAAAGAGGTTTGCTAGAATCAATATTTCCTGGTAACGCTGAACGCCCTGTTTCTTCGTTCATATACTGTCCTGGTACATCACAAGTAACAGATCCTTTAGAACCTATCATATCTCTATATTCATATTCACCATAACATAATTTCTGCCATGGTCTTTTATCTGTCATTTCCCAATGATGTATGGCATCTGTTGCACCATTAACAAAATAACAATGCTTAAAATCTTTTAGATCTATAATTTCTTTAACCCATTCTCTATGAGCAGACTCAACTGCATCTAAATCACGTGTTGCTTCTCCGCTACCTCTTTTGTAATATGTATCTGATGTGCGTTGGCTTTTTAGTATGTTCATAACATCTTTGTGACAGGGCACATCTACCCATGCATTTTTTCTTAACTCTTTTTTTACTGAGTCTGATTGCATTATTCTATTTCCTAAAATATGTTTTTTCATCAAATGATTTATTTAAACCAAACACAACTAAATCACCTACTCCTTGTATATCATGCATAAATTCTGTATGATATAAACACATAGCATTTTTATTATTAAGAATACGAGATTCTAGTACTTCTTTGGTTTCTTTATCATGCATAGTAACGGTTAATTCTCCTCGAGGACAAAAGAACACAACTGCATTTTCAATAGATCCAGTATCTACATGAGGGCCTAAATCATCAACAAATCCCTCATAGTAATCCCATACACCCATATATTCTATAGGACCAACATATTCTTCTATTGCATTTCTTAGATCAAGTGTTTCTTTAGAGAATGTTTCTCTCTCATAAATTGCCCACCATTTTTCATTATTTTCTTTATTTGCATCAAGGAATGGTACTAGATTATATTGATCTACGTCCATGTCCCATGTACGACACCAGTTATATGTCATTAAAATACTCCTCTATGTTTAATTGTTTACTAGTTGTAAACACTATAAGATCACCTTGACCTTCTACTGAATGTGGAAATACAGTATTGTTTAATGCAACTAGTTTAGTATCATCTATATTTATTGTATTTATTATAGGTGAATCAGCCTTATCTTCTTCATGTAAATGTAATTTAAAACTGCCAGATATACATGTAACTATAGAACCTGTATGTTCTCCGCCAACATCTATGTGTACTGGACAATGTTTAAAGTTTTCATCATACCTCCATATAGCAAGAACAGGCGGGTTGTCTTCTAATTGTGACTTAGTAATATGTGTTACTAGCTCTCTAACATTAGATAGTTTATCATTTGCTCCACCATCATCTAATCTTACTCTATTACTTCCAGTAGCCACAGCTTCATTTGATCCTAAAGGTGGAATAACCCACATCTTAGAATCTACCACAGACTTATAAGTATTAAAGGGTTCGTAATCATATGTTTTAGTATAACGGTCAGCAACCAACTTTAGGTTTTCTGGCATACTAACTTTAAATTCTTTAGCCCAGATCATTGAGAGTACTCTCTACTTTGTTTTTAAATGTTTGAAAATCTGATAACTCTGGTGGAATATTAACCCACCTTGTTACAAACGCACACCTAGGTGCTTCTGTAATAACAACTCTATGCATTATTTCTGTATCAATAAAACATGGCTTATCAATTATAATTTCACCTATTTTTCTATCTGCAAGGAACTTTTCATATTCAGGAGATCCTTGTCCCATTTTTGCTTGAGCTTTAAATTCGTGATAGTAATAATATCCTTGAGCATTATGTTCTGGAAGAAATACTTCATCTGGATTAGTTTCATAATAATCTAATCTACTGCTACCAAACACAGGATAGATAATATTATACCCTTGACTATATTTTTGATTTTGGTCAATATCAGTATGTGGGAACACATCTTTCTCTGTAGTATTTGCCGTATTAAATCCTGTTGACCTAAATTGATAATGTGGATGAACTTTTCTATGTTGAGAAAGAATTGGATCAAACACTTCTTCATATCCTGTTAATAAACTTTCTCTGCCTTCTTTGGGATATGCATATTCTAGAGAATAACTCTCAAATGGTGTTTTTCCAAATACATTAAAATCTTCTCCAGGCAAACTACCTTTTACTTTTTTATATAACTCAAGTAAAAGGTCTATTTGTGGATTAACATCTAAATATTCAGCAATGTTAGGTATCATTTAATGCGCCTTCCACAAACGGATCTTTAAATTCTTTAACAAATTCTCCATCTTGTAAAAGTATCGCAAAACGCTTACAACGGATTCCCATTGTTTCGCCATAGTCTACATCTTTACCAATGCTTTTGCTAAAAACTGCTAACGGGTCTGCAACGGCATCAATGTCTTTATGTCCATGTAAGTTATTCCATGCATCCATTACGCTAGGATCATTTACTCCAACAAAAACAACTTTACAACCTAATTTTTCTAAATTATTTGCATAACCTGGCAAATGTTTGTTTGTACAACCAGATGTAAATGCACCCGGTACTCCACACACAATAACTTTACCTTGTGGTATTTCATATGGTTTATAATCATTATCTTTAAATATGTATAAACCTTTATTATTAATTTCCATAATTTACTCCTTTGTATTGTTATATTAAACTAAATGGCATTGGTTCCATACCATCATTGTCATCAAAATCTTCATTTAAATATTCAAATGCATCTTCTTCGTATTTTGATACTTCTAAACTCATACGCACAATTAAGTTAAGCGCCATTACAAGATCATCATTTTCTCCATCTTTGGCTGCATAACTATTACCACGTGCAATAAATGTTTTTAATTCTCTTAGCAATGGCTTACTTGCTACTTCTAATTTCTCTGTTTCAACCCAGTATTTTAGTTTACTACATGCATTTATTTTTGCTTTGTGTGTAGTTGTAAAGCCTCGTCTATAGCGTTTGGCATTTCCATGTTGTCTTGTTTCACTTAAAAACGTACCTGGAAAATTTTCTTCTCCAGTTTCTTCTACAACAACTAATGCTGCCTCACCAAGTGTATTGTTTTCCATACTGTAATATATTTCGCAATCACCTTGTGTTTCACTTTCTATAAACTGTGCTATTTCTCGCAAAATTTTTATCTGCCCTTGAACTGTTGTTCTATTGTGCATCCATTCTGCTACTTGTTTCATGCCTGGCATTTGATAAACTTGAATAGCACTGTTATCTCCACCTGTACCTAAACTAGGATCTAATCCTATCATATATAATTTACCCTTAGCAACTGGTGTGTACCAACGTACTTGTCCTGATATAGCGTATGGATCCCGAGCTTCCATGTTACTTAGTTTAATACTATCAATAAGTGTTTCGTCAAACGCAATAAATTCACATTTGTGTTCACGCCTAAATCTTTCTTCACCAATTTTACCTTGTTCAACATCTGCCCATTCTTGATCTCTATCTGGATGTACTTCCCATGTAGCAAGATAATGTGCAAATCCATTAATACCTTCATTTGTTTCATTACCAAATTCGTCTTGATTCTTTTGTGCATCTCTCCAAATTTGTGCAAATTGATCATCGTCCATATTTGGTGTTGATGTAATAATACATTTACCACCTGTTGCTAATGTAGGTGAAAGTGAAGTCCAAAACTCTTTGGCTATGTTTGGTCTAACAAATGCAAACTCGTCTAAGTATGCTAACGATATAGACAAACCACGTCCAGTATTTTCTGTTGTACTCTGTGCTACAATACGAGAACCGTTATCAAATTCCAACGATCCTTTGTTATATGCAGTAACACCAGCTCTAATAAAATCAGGTAGTGTTTCGTATGCAAAACGTATACGTTGCATAATTTCACTAGCACCTGAATATTTGTGTGCCGCTATAAGAATAGTTTGATCTGGATTAAACATTGCATACCATAACAAATAACCTGCCGCACAGGTACTTTTACCTGTTTGTCGTGCAAGCATACTAATACTGTATCTGTTATTATGATATGTATCAACTAGCTCTTCTTGGAAATCATATAGTGCAAACTTCATACGACCTTGTGTAGGATGCTGAATATAACAGTGTTCCTTCATAAAGTGTTTAGGATCTTGTGAACATAGTGCAAGTTCTAACAACTGCTCTTCAGTGTATTTTTCTTTTCTATATGGGGTTTTAGTTAATTTTGTATCTACTGCCATTTGGGTTCCATTGTAATATATTTATACATTACTATTTATGTATAGTTATAACTGCCCAAATGCCCATTTACGTTCTTGACACCACCAGCATTCGCCACAATGCTCATCTTTTGGATCAGTAAGTAATTCTCCATTAACTTCAAATCCTTCGTGCCATTCACAACTTCTTGTATGTGTAAACAAGGTATCTGTTAAATCAAAGTGCTTATACAAGTGTGCTATCATGCGTTTATCTACATTTATAAAAGGAACCCAAGTTGTAGTATCGTTATTATCATACATTACTGGTCTCCCATGTCCTGGATCACGTGGTTTATAACTTTCTAAACTAAATGCATCTCTAACTTCAAGTGGTGGGTTTTGTGTAGTTCCATGTAAAATAAATGTTATTCCAGATAAATCTTTTTGTATTTGTTCTGCTTCAGTAATCTCAGATCTAATCTGATCTGTACTATAAAATGTGTAATGATTTTTAATTAATGTTGTGCCTGTATCCTGGAGTACTTTGTTGAGTACCCTAGTACTCCAGGTAGCATTATACCAGCCCTTAATAGGATTAGCTGATGTTATAACATATATTTCAGCTTCTGGTATATGTTTTTCACAGTATTGTATTAGCATCCATAATAGTATGGCACTATCTGCACCACCCGAGATGTTAATACAAATCTTTTTATGAGGGTCAGGAATTATAAATTCGATAGTTTGACCAAAACTATCTGTATACGTTTCTAATGGTCTTTCCATTTTCTATACTCCATGTTAAATGTGTATAGTCTTTCTCAAGGATTCACATATACGTCTTGCTACTATTATTTACTCAATTAAGTAACGAAAAAACGGTGCAGTTAATAAAAACTACACCGCTTTAGTTTCACCTGGGAGGAAACGTGAACTTTTTAAATTTTTAAAACTGCTTCTTCTTCTACTGATTCATCTGTGTAAAGAGAATTTTCAATTTCGTCTGATACTTGCCTTGCAAGACCAGAGGCTTTTTGTATGCTTTTTACTGCATCGTCCATACTATTTTGCACACCTGCCAATGCATCATGCATATCGCCTTTGTCTGACATATCGTATTGATATGGAGCTTCTGTAATGCCAGATAGTTCTCTTAATCTGCGTACTTCTGATTCGTAGTATTCTTCAGAATCTGCTTCAAGATCACTTATTTCAAAATCTTCTGGTTTTATTGTTGCTTCTGGCTTTACATTGCCATTTTCGTCTTTGTGCCAATCGTTAATTTCCGGCCAATCAACTTCGCCGTCATTCATTGCATTGCCCATATAATCATAATCTGGCGAACCATCTGTAAATGTCATACCATCAAGTAATCCATGAGGCATATCGTCTACTAAATTCTCTTTAACTGGAGTTAGTGATTCAAACATGTCTGCGTATTCGCCCTGGGCAAATTTAATATCTTCACCTGGGAATAACATATTATATAATGCAGGATCTTGTGATATTGAAACTTGAAAATAAAATATTAAACTATCTCTTGCTTCAGTATCCATATAGTCTGGTTGCATCATGTCTACAACCTCTACATCACCAGCATCCATCATATCATCTAAATGTTCAATAAATTCTCTTGCTTCACTAGGATCTTCTTGAGCGTGTCTCACCATTGCCGCTTTAACGTTTTTAATGTGAGGTAAAAGTTGAGCGTGTGTAACATCACTTCTATCTGCTTCTTTAATACCAGATAGTTCTCTTAATCTGCTAAGGTCCTTGTAATTCATTACTTTTCCCCTTTAGATTTCTTATATGCTTCTTTGATATCTTCAACTTTATGTTCTTTTAAGCCTACTTTCATGTCTTCTGCGTCTAAGTATCTTTTTAAACTTAGGTTAACGCTTTGTGCATAATTCTCATATGGTTCACCATGTGATGTAGCTTCTTCTTCTGCTGCACCGGCTGGTGTGTTTGCCCATTCGTCTAATTTTGTTTTAATTTTCTCTTCGCTTAAACCTGAGTTTTTCATTAAGTTAATTAATTGTGTTGTATCCATAGTCGGAGACTCCTCTAATTCTTCTTTGTCAGTTTCTGATTCTTCTGATTCTACTTTGTATTTTTTACCATCAACTTCAAATTCTTTTTTACCATTTTTCTTAGCATCAGCTAATGCACCTGAGAATTCATTGCCTTCATTTGGAGCTTCTTCTAATGAATCTGGAACACCGTTGCCGTCTTTGTCTTTCCACCAGCTACCTGTTTCGTCATCACAATCATGTGAACAATCTGTAGTAGGTTTGTGCATTGTGTCGCCACAGTCTTCGCATTTGTATTCTGATGCGTTTAATTTTGTTTTCTTTTTATATGCTTCGTCCATATCATCACCCATTGGTAAATCATGGTTACGTCTAAAGTCTGCAACAAAATCTTCAATTTGATCACCACTTAAATAACGAACTAAATCATCAAATACTGGTTGACAGTCGCCTTCAAAATGCATATCAATTAAATCATAAATTGGTTCTGCAAATTCGCCAACTGCTTCAGTTGTTGTTTCCATACATGCATTTTTAACAATATCATAAACACCTTGCATTGTTGATTCGTCATCGTTGCCCATAATAGCTATAAATTCATCTTGCATTTTATTTGTCAATGGCAAGTGCTTTTGAATTTCATAATCACCCCAATCAACATCATGTGCATGAGCATCACCGTCGTTCATGTCGCCTTTCATTTCAGCGCCTTTGCCTGGATATATAATTTCCATTGCTTTATCGGCTTCGCCTGCTTCAATTCCGTCTGTTGTAATACCTGAATCTACTTTAGCTAGTACCATTCCCATTGGTAATGGATCGCCATTCATTCCTTTATACTTGGACCATCTTTTACACCAATCTTCTAGTGCCAATTTGGCATGTGGTTTTAATTCTCTACCTGGTGCTTCTTTTAATTCTCTTTCTGCTGGAGCCGGGCTTTGAGCATCTGCTGTGCCGTGGCTAGCAAGTTTTAATATTCTGTCTAAATCACTCATTGCCTTTTTCCTTTTCTTTTTTTACTTTCATTAATTCTTTAATGAAACTGGAGTTATACTCGTCACCGTAATGATCTGATGCATTTACTTTTTCTGCATCTTTATATTCGCCATCAGCTAGTACGCTTTCAACACGTTCGCTCATTGGTGGAATTAATTCATCTGGTTCATGTTCGCCTTTTACTTTAAGTACACCGTCAGTTAATCCAAGCATGTTACGAATATCGTTTTGTATTTGCCAACCGCTAGCGACGATATTAGTTTCAAAATCATGTGTAAAAACTTCGTATCCTTTGTGATTTGGAAAATCACGTGGAGCACTTTGTAAGATTGTTTTCTTTGCAGCACCGAGTCCTTTAGAGTCGTATTTACCGAGGTGCTTCTCTATGCGATCACATTGTTCATCAGTTAGATCATGTACTGTTTTAATACAAAACTTCCACGATTTTTTTGATTCGTTTAAGTATTGCGAAAATAGTTTGTTCATTGCGGTTATCTCCTATTAATACTATTTATCTTTTTCAGGCAAATTTTTCATAATTTCGGCAAGCATAGCAGTTCTATCTCCTACTATACGTCCTTCTGTTTCTTCTTCTTCGCCTAATTCGTGTTTTTTACCGGCTACATACGCATCTATCTTCTCACTGTCTTTTTCAAGTCTAGCTTGACGCATTTGTAACTCAATCATTTTCATTTTTTTATCCATTTTGGCTTGTTTTGCCTGTAATGCTGCCGCTATCATTTTTGCCGCACTATCAAATATTGGTGCTGCATGTCTATCTTCTACGTTCTTGCCTAAATCAACTAAATCTTCAAATGTTTCCATGGCCTTTGTAGCATATGCATCCATTTCTCTATCTAATTGTTCTAGTCCTTCAACAGTAGGTAGTGCCGCTTGAGCACGTTCTACCATACTCATTTCGCCTTCTATGTTAGCAATTTCGTTTTTTACTTCTTCAGTTGTAGGTTCCTTATCTTCCTGTTCTACGTCAGGAAGTAATTCATCTAAATCTGGTAAGTTTAATTCTTCTTCTAATTTTTTTGTCATTTTCGTTTCTTTTTAGAATTTTGAGGTTTATTAAAAATCTGATTTTCAGTTATAACCCTAAAACTCATCCCTTGTGATTTACACCATGCGTGTGCTGCCGCCCATTTGGAATGATTGACTACTGCCGCTGCCTTTTGAGCTTGTGTTCTTGCCTCACTCAATGTCTGACTAGCTGGTTTAATCTCAACCATCTCAGCATGATTCTGTCCTTTCTTGTCTTTGTATACCAATAACAAGTCAGGTACATAAGTACTCATTTTTCCAGTAAGTGGATTTTTATATGGAATTCTATGTGTTTCACTGCCCCAGCCTAGTATTGCTGGATGATTATCACACATACGCATTACTGCTAATTCCCACCCACTTCTATAATGAGGTGTTCTTTTGCCTAAGTATTTATCAGGGTTAGATGGTATGAATTTTCCGTTTTGGAATTTGGGCATTAGTTACTCCCAAGAGGAGTATCAATTCTATAGCCTTCGTATGCAAATGTTACTCTAAAAGTAGTAGGACTACTGTCTGAGTAGTCTAATGTATCTGCATCTGCATTTTGTATAAATGGGTGAAATATTTCTATTATGTTTTTTTGTTTACTAGTATCAGTTCTAGTAATAACCATAGATGTAATATAATGATTAGATGTTTTTAGATTAAAACCTTTAGGGCTATTAAGCCATTCAGCATAACTGCCCTCGTTCATTGGTCCTGTATAATAATGGTCAGCGTACTTCTTAAGGAAATTTTCAAATACAGCATCTTTAGTATCATATGCTGTCAGTGTTATAGGAGTATAATCTATTCCTGTTTGAACTACGCTTTTATTATTATAGTTGTTTAACGTTTGTGTTCTATATACAAACGATGGCATTGCCACGTTAGCTATTCTAGGTAAGTAAACTACTCTGTCATTGCCATTAGCAATTGTATTTAACTTTACATCGAAATTATATTTATTTCTTGGTATAGCTAATAGTTTTTCATCTCTTTTGTGTGGTAAACTTTGACCATACAAAATATGTGCGTCATTACCCAATGCCATTGTATTAGTTCCTAACTATTAACTAGTTGCGCCTGATTCACCAACTGTTTTAGCTTTTTGGCCCGACAATACATCATCACCGTCTATTGTATGTACTGCGTGATCGTAACGTACTGTTAATGTAACTTGCACCATATTCGAATCTGCATAGTTTAAATCACCATATTGTATATTACTAATAAACGAACCTTGTAAGTCCCATGTATCAAATGGTTTTGGTTTAGTTGCACCATTGGCACCATCTAATGTTTCAATTTTTACGTTAAATTTATATGCACTACCGGCTATAGGGCTTGATTGATCTGCATGATCAACTTGCTTGTTTAGTTGTTCGCCTAATACTTTGATAACGTTTGAATCCATATCATCACGTAATACAATAGTTACTGGTTCCCAAGTATGCTTACCTGCTAGATACATTTTTGAGTTGTATGAATCAACAACAACTTCTTCGTGTGTTAAGTTTGGACGTGAAGCACTGATAACGTTTTGCGTTGTCTGGTCTTTAAGGCTTCCGCCGCCTAAATTTGTAAATGACACTCTAAATCTATATTGTAGTTTAGGCATCAAAGTAGTACCTACTGCCGAGTCTGTTGGTACTCCAAAATTTGTAATTACAGCCATTTGTTTTCTCCTATAATACTATACTGTAGTATTTCTGTTATATTGTATTTATCAAAACATCGTCGAAAAATAACAATCTTTAAGATTTATCACATTAAAGGCTACTATATTTCTATAGTAGCCCTTATTTTAACTAAAATTAAAGTTTTAGTTTAATTCGCCAGTATTTACAATTCTAATTGGAATGTAAATAAATTCTGCTGATTTTGTAGGCTCAATTGCTACGTCAACATAGAATTCATTAGCATCAATTCTTGCTGGTGTGTTGTTTGTTTCATCACATACTACTGCGAAGTCATAAACACCACGTTGCCTCATGATATTTGATAAAAATCCTTCAAAAGTTGCTTTAGCATTTTCTCTTGTACCTGCATCATTTGGTTCAAACAAGTAAGGTCTTGCTATTACGGCAAAACGTTCTCTTAGATAAGCAGTAAGTCTTGCAACGTTAACTCTGTCTAATGCTGAAGCACCTGCATGTAATGATTTTTGACCAAATACAACTACTCCGTCTGTCGGGAATGTTGCAATTGGATTCATCTTTTGTTCATACATTGCATCTCTAGAACCTTGTGTTAATGATAGTTTAACAAACTCGTCTTCATTGTTTAAGTAACCAACGCTAGTTGCATTTTGTACAACACCACGTGTTAAACCTGCTGGTGCAAACCATTGGAAGCTCACGTTATCACTGTATGCATATGTGTATAATGCAATGTGTGATGCTGGAGCAACAACGTTATCACCTGTAGAAGGGTTAGTTGTTAATGCATGTGGATAATAAACTGCACTGTAAGTGTTTGATGTTACTAATCCGTCTTCGCCATTTTCTGTAGCAGTAGTTCCTTGTTTCCAAGCAATTGCTTCAGTTTGGTTTAAACGGAATGGAGCGTCAACAATAACAAATGCTGTTTCATCTCTATCACTATTTAATGTTACCATTTCATCATACATTTCTGTATAACCTGGAGCTGCAATTAAACGGAACGCTACTGTATCTTCACGTAGTTCTGAACCACTTGCTGCTGCCTGCATTGCTGTTGTAACAACTTTACGCTGAGCTAATCTACCAAACGAACCTTTGCCGTTTGCTTGATTGCCTGCTTTGTTACGCCATTTCCATGTAGTTCCTAATGAACCATCATATTCTCTAACTGTGTTAGCTGAACGACACATGTTAATACCAGTCATTCCAGTTGGGTGTACTAATGGATCTGGAGCACCTGCTAATAGAGTTGCTTCAAATGTATCTACAGTTGTATCGTTAGCAGTAATATCGCCAAATACAACACCACCACTTGTGCTTTGATCTGTACCATCTTTAACTACCCATGCAGTACCATTGTGTCTGTAAATTACAGGGTAACCGCTTGCGTCTGTATCAACCCAATAGTCACCGTCAGCTAGTGCGTTACCGCCTGTGTCTGATGTTGGTGCTGTTGTAGTGTATTGTACATCTGCTGCACGTTTCCATTTTTGTGTACCTGAGTCTGATACAACTTCGTAAACTGCTAATTCGTTTACATCTGGATCAAACCACATAGTACCAGTTACTGGATTACCAGTTGGTTGTGTAGTTGAAGCAGTCATAATAAAACCGCCTGTTCCTGCAGAACCGTCTGATGAGATTGAATCCCAATCGTTGCCTGAACTGTCATAGCGTTTAAGTTCAATTGATGATGTTGTATCATCAAAATCAAACCAAAGGTCGCCTTCGCCTAATGATCTAGCTACACCGCTACTACCGTCTTGTGGAATATCGCCTGTTGTTCCATCTGGAGCTGAATCATCTGCATATGTAATTGCTTTACTTACAAATGAACCTGCTGTTGTTGTAAACAAACTAGGTGCAATATCTAAACCTGAACCTGGAGTTGTTGTTTTAATCCAAACATCATCTGCTGATGGGCTTGATGGTGCTGAGTAATGTGGAGCAAATGTAGTATCTGCGTTTACTAATGCATCCCAACTACCACTTACACCTTTATAGTAATGTAATTTAGTACTAGATGTACTGTTTACTATTTCAACTAAGTAGTTACCATTAACTACTGTGGCTGTTGCTGCGCCTGCCGTAGAAACTATTTCTACTGTAGGAGTTTGCTCAACCCATGCTGTTCCTGACCATTCAAAAATACCCATGCTTGCACCTGTTGGATTTAACCAATAAGTATTATTTGCTGGATCACCTGCTGGTGCTGATGAACTTGGTCTAAGTTCTGTTAGGTTAACATCAGCACGTACTATGTGTGCCGCTGACGCTTGTCCTAAAAATGAATATGCTGCCAAAAGCCCGTATTCGTTAGTTTCGTCACCTTGTTGAACTGTACCAGCTACTTTATGGAAATCAACGTTTCCAAAGTATTGTGTAAGTTCTCTTTGTGAAGTAACTAGAATAGGCTTTCCTGCGTTTGCAGACTTTGTATATTTTGCAATGCCATCTGATTCAGTAAGGGTAGGATCCGCCTTATCCTCACCAGTAGCAATGAATAACATAGGAACAGTGCCGGCTCCGGCTGGGCCGTATACTGATTCGTCTGTTACTGAAACCTGTACGCCAGGTGAAGTAAGATTTGCCATGTTATAGCTCCTTTTCTATTATAGGCTATTGCCTAAATTTACTATACATGTATTTATTTGTTTTTGCTTAAATCGGGGGTTTATAGAGTTAACTTAGTTGTTATTTGAGGCTATATTTATCAAAAGGTCCTCAAAACTTTCACAAATGCACCTTTCAAATCCATCTGCCCACAGTCCATGAATAATCATATGGATTCTATTTTCTGTTCCTGTATGCAATACACTGTGATTCCTTCCAATATCAATAGCACGAGCCTCGCCTGGTTGCCATGGTATTAGTCCTGCTTCTTCTAGTGCAAACTCTACGCCTGGGGGATTGCTAAGAGCTACATTAAATGCAGCCATTCGTCTTTCTTTAAAATCACTATGTGGCTGAATAAAACCCTCTGGCTCTAATAACATATATCTGACTCTATGATATTCTTTAATTGGAAAAGTATTCTTTAACCATTCAACTGTAACTGGGCAATCTTTTGCAATTTCTGTCCAAGTATACGGTGCTATATTATCTTCAGAATCAATTCCTTCTTCTACATAATAATTTGCAGGTTGTGTTCTTTCTGCTGACTGTCCGTGTACTGCAATACTGCTCCATCCTGGATTCCACCCACCTCTATGTTTAACAAACCTATCAAGGAATTGTTCAGCTTCAGCAGTCATTTCTTTATAAGGTACTGGTATATTTAAAAGTAAACTAGGACAGTTACTATCTTGTATAATCCATTTTGCATATTTATTTTCAACACGTTTATCATTTTTCCAATTATCAAATTCATTACCTGGTATTTTTAAACCATGATAATGGTTTGTAGTTTGTTTGCATTCAGTAATAAATTCTTTTACTTCTTTTAAATTATTAAAGTACTCACTGTCTTTTTTTATTTGTTCCATTTTAAAAGCCTAAATATATGTTGTTCTGATAATTCAGAAAAATCTGTACGAGCAATATGTTCATCTATCCAATTTATTCGTCGAAAATCACTGTTACAATCAGCATTGTATACTAGCATATTATTATCTACGCTACGTTCATGTAATTTATGTAATAATTCTCTACCTAATTCATACCTTTGTTGTAGGCTATAATAAAACGAAGTAGGCATATAATGAAAAACATTACTAAGATGAATGTATGTCATTTTATTTTCAATACGTCTTGTAAATCCTTTATATTGATGTACATCAAACAAATTAAGTTGTTCAGTTCTTATATTGATTAAACCAAATTCTTCTTTTTTCCATTCAGCAAAACCTTCTTTGTTTAATTCGTCTATTAGTTCTTGAGCATTAATTAGTTGGTTTTGTCCCTTAAAGTTTATTCCCTCTGCAGAGTCCATAATCTTTTTTGCAAATTCAATATAAGAAGTATTTGGATCATATTCATCAAATATCTTTAAGGTATATTTTATTGCACTAGGAGAAACATCATATATAAGAACAGTATCTCGGCGTTTTAGTCCTAATTTAAATGCAAAAATAAGTGCAGTTAATCCAGAAGCAGGACAGACTATTTGCTCAAATAAAGGCCATCGGTGTTTGGCAGTAGCTAATTCCATAAGTTCAAATGGAATTGTTTCAGTATTAGCAATAAAAAATGAGTTATTAAATTGAATCTCTTCTAGAAATTGTGACCTATGTCGAGGCCCATCTTCTTTTACTTCTGCATATGCATATTGCTTTGCTACTCTACATTCATGTGACCATGATAATATTTTTTCTCCAGATTCTATTAAAGACTTTACTATATTCCAACCTTCGCCTCGTTGTCCCTGATATGTTTTTAAATCTTTACCAGGAGCAATCCAATGTGGTGTATATTGATCATGATGATTTTCTTTACTACGTATAGGTACTATTGTTTCAAGTGGTGAATCCCATGTTCTTTCTCCCCATTCAGGAAAGCCAGCTTCTGCCCACCAATTGAGATCTATAAAAAATGCTTGTGGATGTACTTCGTAATAACCTTCTTGTCTGTCTAATACGTGACCAATAAACTTAGCATCTGGGTTTGCTTCATGAAACTTTTTAAACTCTGGTAAAAAGCTATCTCCACGTAAAGTAGTTCCTTGTTTAAATACAATTATCTGTGAAAAACCGTCTTTGTGTGCTTGAGTTAATAAATCAAATATAGTGTCGCCTGCAAACTGTTTATCAAAAAATATTCCAAATTCAACTGACCAATAATCGGTCATATTTTTTGTATAACCTTTTGCAAAATCATCTTTAATATTGTTGTTATATAACCAACCAACTGTTATTTCTTTGTTTTGGCTTTTTGATTTCCACCATTCTTCATTAAACATATACTACACTCCTATTATGTATATATTTATACATAACGAGTTTGAGATTTATGCTAACTTTTCTATAGTGTGAATTTTAAGATCTTCAATAGTAGATGTGTTCAGTAATTCAACATCAAAATCCCAACCTGCCCAGCTCCATTCACTTTTATGTACATTTGAATATTTGCCGGCCATTCCATCTACAAGATGTGTTCGTTTATTTGTTGCGGTAGCTATGTTCATTGTAGAAGCAATGTTCCACCAATCAGGTTTATCGTCTCTCCATACAACTGCTGTAGTTCCACCTAAGTTTTTGATTGCTTGTAATTCGTTAAAGAATCTACAATCACTTATTACTACATTTTTTTCTGAATTTATGATTTGTCTTTCGCAAGCCGCTACCCATATATCAGGATGCCAATGTGTTCTTAATGCATCAGTTCCTATTTGTTGTAACGCAAGTCGCGGTGTGAAGTTTGGCATATCTAAACGGTCAGCCCACCATTCATCAACTGTTTCTCTCCATACTCTGCCTTCTGGAGTATTGCCTTCTAATAGTATTCTATCCCATCCAAATATATTAGCACATGCATCTTTTAATACACCTGCAAAACTAACCCTTTCAAATCCCTCTTCAATTAGGAATCCTGCGGCTGTATCTTTGCCGTGTCCGATAAGTCCACATATGCCAATTATTTTTTTCTTCATGTTTATATTATACTAACTTTCTATAAAAATGTCAAGTTCTTCTTTTACTTAAATCACGCATATGTTTTAATAATTGCTTCCAAGTAGGTGTTGGCTTTTTTTCTATTTTGGGTATGATGTATGTTTTTGGTTTAGTGGTTGTTGTACACTGATTACATCTGCAATGATCACAAATTTTAATTTGTCTATATTCTCCGCCGTCTATTGCATAGTCTTGTGCTTCTGCATATCTGGCTGTTCCACAATGTGAACCCCAACCGCAATTCTGACAAGAACCGCCGTTGTGATCGTGAATTGTGTTTAGATGCATTTAACCAATAACAAATCCAAGCCCAGTGCTTCCATCGTTATACAATGTAAGTTCTGTCTCTAGCTTATCAATTTCTGTCAAAGCGTCTGTACGTAATTGGTCTGCGTTCATTGTAGTACCACCTTGTGGTCCTGCTATCTGTGTAAATTTACCACGTGCTTCTGCAAGCATTAATCTTGCGTGTGCAAATGCGTAATCCTTTATCCAAGGACCAGCATATGTATCTTCTAGTAAACTTTCTGTAGGTCTGAAGTTATAACAATGCAGTACTGCATTGTCATCTGCTTTAATTTTTCTTTGTAGGATTAATTTTTTATCTTGTGGGCGCCAAGTAAACAATAGTTCTGCGCCAAATAGTCTACCCATTGTTTCTCTGTTTTGTTGTAGGAAATCAAAACTTGATAGTCCACCGTTTCTGCTACTACCTAACAAGTATGTGTTAAGGTAAGCCGCTTGGAATGGTTCTATGTCATTTCCTGTTCCACTGCTTACACCAGTTGTACGTCTGTAAATATCACGTACTTCCATTACTTCTGATGGGAGTGTATATTCGCTTTGATCTTTTATCATTTCAAGAATGATAAAACTTTCTTCTACGGCATTTTCGGCACGTTGTCTATATTTTGCTAATGCCTTATCGGCGGCAAGTTCGTAGTGTTCTGGATCGAGTTCAACATCGACCATTCCACCGCCTAAGCGTAGTTCTATTTCTTTTTGAAGTTTGTTTATAGCTGCCATTTAAATTCTCCTACTATGTATTTATCATAGTATCACTTATTAAAGGCGGCTAATAAGATAGTCTCTCCATTAATACGTCCATTTAACTTAGTTTCAGTTGTTTTTAATGTTTCAAACAATTTTTCTGTCTTTGCTCTAGTGGCTTTTTTAACTTCTGGTAAAAACTCTTGTGGTTTACGTATTGTTCGTTGCAAGCTCTTTTCTTCGTCATAACCAGTTATAGTAGTTCCTTTAACACTTAGTCCACTGCCTTCACGTTTTAGTCCCATAGGGTCTACGTTCTTAGCATAGTACATTCCAATCTTACGGTTTTTAGTGTTAAAAACCACCAGTATACGGGCGTAAACGATTTCTGCTGGCATTATGCTACCTAAACCGTATTCGGTGTCTGTTTGCTTAAATTTGAGCTTCTTAACAATGTCTTCTGGGCTCTTTGTACGTGTCTTACGTGGCTTGCGATTTGCTTTGCTTTCTGCTTCAACAATATCACATGCATCAATAATTTTACGATATACTTCTAATGCACCTTTTTGTTGATCAGTGGACATGTGTTCATATCCTTCTTCCAACTGCAAACGCATATCGTCTTTGTCTTCTTTTTTAACTTTCTTAGCAAGTTCTGTAAACTCTGCAAGATTGTCTTTGTATAAGTTGCGAATAATTCGTACATGTGCCTGTTTTGCAGTTGCTCTACGTAGCAATGTATCTGGTTTAAAATCTTTTATAAGTTTTGGGTCATACCCACTAACTACCCATTGCTCTAAAAATTCTTCTATCTCATCAGTCATTTGCAATGCGGCTGCATGTAATAGTTGTTGAATTGAAGGCTTTGGTCTACTTGCCCTTTTTGCTTCTGCTTCTGCTAAACGCTCAGCTTCTTCTACGTGTTCTTTGCCATCTTCAATTGCTCGTTTAACTGTTTTATGAATAAACTCACTGATTGGAGTTGGAGTGCCACTTGTGCCTGCTAAACTTTCCCAATATGCATTCCAGGCCAAATGCTGATCTGGGCAACCCATTGTAAGCATACGGCAATAATATCCTGTAGTTGCATTAATGGCTCCGGCTTTAGCTGCCTTAACACATTTTATGTCTTTTTTAGTATACCCATTTGCAAGCATCCAATCCCATGCATAATCAATAAGAACAGAAGTCTTATAATTACGATAATAATAATCAGTCGCGGCTTGTCGTGCCTGATGATACTCTTTGCCAGACCATCCGTCTGCACCTTCCCAACTAGGATCTTTTAATTGATTTGCTCTAATTCGTTCTGATGGCCTGCGTGGTTGCTTACGCTTTGTCTTAGGTAGTGCCATTTTACTTTTCTCCGTTATAATCGTCAAACATTCGACGTTCCATGTCGTCGGCTATTTTTTGATACTTATCAATTACCGAAGAAATTCGTCGTTTAGCGGTTAAATCAGTGGTTTTAGAATATAATTCATTTAATTCGTCTATAAAAGATAAAATCTCTATCATTGATTGTCACTCCAGGTTGGTATAATTTAAAACAAGTTTACGCTAAAACTTTTATTTCGTCAACCTTTTTAAATCCAAAATCTGCAACAACGTGTTTTACACCGTCTGTGCCTTCAACAATATCACCAACACTAAGACTGTGCATAGGTGCTAATCTTTCAATTAATTCTTCTGGACCCATGTTACCTACATGGAAAACACCTTCAAGATCTTCAGCAGTAATATTACTAACATGTGTATAATATCCTCTGTTGAATGCATCTGCAGAAATTTCATTTATATCATTTTTTCCAAAATTCATACTCAACCTTAGAGAATTTTTATGAACTGCGTCATGTCCTTCATCGTTAATAATATCGATTTCAGCATCTGTTAATCTAATTTGATATACTTTAAATTTTTCCATTGTTATACTCCTATGTTGTTAAATTCAGTTTTCATACTGTATGGTAATCCAAGACTATAACAAATATAGTCTGCATCTTTTTCATTGTCAAGTTCTTCTGCTTGCAATATCCAACGAATAGCGTCTTTACGAGTTTGACCCATATCCATGTATTTTTTAATTGAAGATTCAAACTTAGAAACTGCGTCTGCTTCCCATTTAGCTTCTTCTTCCATTTGTTCTTTAACTGCTACAGAAATTCTATCAGCTTCATTTTTAAGATCTTGTGTAGTCATTGCTTCAAAATTATAATGACGACCTTTTGTACCATAAGCATCTTTATGACCTTCGTAAATATAAGTTGCTAACTCATCACGTTCAAGCTCTACGAGATTAGTAATACCACGTTCAATCCAATAAGCCTCATCTTCAGGATACATACCTGACCAACTACCTGGATTTGCTTCCATCCAAGCCTTAGCTTTGATATTACGTGATTTAATTTCTGCAATTAGTTCTTTCATTATGCCCACTCTCCTATACCTTCATGCATTGCATGAATACAAATTTTATAATTTTCTTGTGTAGGCTTCAAACCATTTTGTTTACACAATTTCTTTGCTTGAGGAGTCATAAAACCTTTTTCCTCTAACATACTTAAAGGTGACTTACCAGCTTTGTAACCTTCAGCAAATTCTTCAACTGTAAAGTTTTTAACTAGGAAGTTCTTAAAAGCACCTTGAAAGAACACATACTTAAACCTAGCAATAAAAAGTTCTACTGGCATACCAATACGTGAAGGATGAATTTTATCCTTACCATATACTTCTTCATATGTAGGTTGACCTTCATATGTACCATTATACATCAAATATCCACCGTGGTAACTAAATTTTGTTTTATCAAATTGTGTCATTTGTTGCTCCTTTTTTTATTAACTATACTTATAGTATACGGTAAGATGTCTTACTTGTCAACCTTTTCAGTCATAAAAAAACCCTGTAAAATCAAAGACTTACAGGGTTTTTATTTTTTTTTTGGCTTTTATTTAATTTTTTTTGCTATTTTTCGTTAATTTGACGTTCAAATTCTCTTAAACGTTTGAATACACTCATTAACTCAATAAGTGTTGGCCACGCTCTGAAGAGATATTGCATACTGCCTTCTACTCTTCCAAATGCACGAATAATCTGTTGCATTACACCAAGTGTTACTACACCTGCTACAATAGCCGGTGCTAAGAACACATATGCACTTAGTACGTTTGCTTGTAAGTATGTAATACGTCCAACATTAAAATACAAGTAACGCAAATAAGACTTAAAGTGAATACCACGAACATCTTGGAAAAGTTCGTTAATAGTTTTTGGTCTTACTGTTGCATCGTCTTCTGCAATAACAAGTATTTTTCTGTATGCCGCTTCTTTTTTCTGCAAATCATATTCAACACCAACTAAGCGTAATATCCAACCTAGTGCTATTAAGAATAATGTTCCGCCCACTGACCAAACAATAGCACCTGTAACAAGTCCATATTGCCAATCACCAAAGAAGAAGATAGGAATACCTACTGATAGTCCTAATAGAATAGGAACGAACTGTACTAGAACCATTATTGATTCAATAAAACTTGTACCTAATCCTTCCATAATACGACTAAACTTAATCGTATCTTCTTGTACCCTTTGTGCGGCACCTTCAATAGTTCTAGCTTTGTCATATACTGAATGATACCATTCTACCATTGCAGTACGCCATCTAAATAGATAGTGTGCAGTAAAGTAACTTACTACAACCGCAATACCTACATATATAGCCGCTAGGTATAAGAAACTTGCTAAACTACTCCAATACTCACCTATAGTGATTGCATTAGGTGTTGCTAGGGCTTTCTGGATCATATCATAGAATTGACCGAACCATTCGTTAATTTTAACATCAATTTCGACTTGTACCCAAAGTGATGATAAAATTATTGCGGAACCTACCCAGGACCACAAAAGCCATTTCTTTTCTGTAAAAAATCTAAACATAGTGTTTATCCTTATATAAATGCAGAATATTAACTGCATACATAACTATTTAGCCTTTTCTACGATGGGTTATTATAAAAATGGATAAATACAATATAACAAGGAAAACCACATGCCAAGACTCAGTTTATACAAACCCTATAAGGGAAACGATTACACTTTTATGGATCATGCGATCCGTGAACAGTTTGATATAGGTGGAACAGGTATACATGTACACAAATACCTAGGACCAGATGTACAAAACAAAAGTAATGACCCAAGTGAGCCTAATTATGGCAGTGGATTAGAGATTGATAACATAACAGGTGAAGAAATTAATCCTGATGGATTAATAGACGAAACTAATATACAAGACTTGTTGTTTATGGAAAACAGAGATCGTAAGTACGATCCAGATGTTTATGAACTACGTGGTGTATATAATGTTAGTGATAATGACTTTGATTTAACACAATTTGGTTTGTTTTTAACAAACGATACGTTGTTTATTAGTTTTCATATTAATGACATGGTAGAACGTATGGGGCGTAGACTTATGCCCGGTGATGTAATTGAATTACCTCATTTACGTGATGAATTATTACTTACTAACGACAGAGATGCTATTAATAAGTTTTACGTTGTACAAGATGCTGCAAGAGGAAGTGAAGGATTTTCACAAACTTGGTATCCACACATTTGGCGTGTTAAAGTAGCACCATTAACAGATACACAAGAATACGCAGATATACTTGGTACTGCTGATAATCCAGATAGTCTTAAAAATGATATTAGTTCTTACAAAACAGAACTTAACATTAGTAATGCTATTGTTAAAAGTGCTGAAGCAGCCAATCCAAATAACTTACCACTAGCTGATCATTTATTTGGTGTAGAAGATAATAGTACAACATATGAACATGGTGAAGTGTTACAACAAGGTGATCAATTTCCTGCTCAACCAAGCGAAGGTGAGTATTTTGTGAGAACAGATTTTACGCCTAACAGACTTTTTGTTAGACGAGGAAGCAAATGGCACAGATTATACGATAATATTACTGAGCAAACATGGAGTGATAGAACTTATAATGCAAGTGGATTTATTAACAATGATACAACAACTATAGTTAATAATCAAGAAACTCCAGAGAAACAACCCCTGTCTCAGGTAATTAAACCAAAGAGTGATTTTGAATAATGGCACAACAATACTTTTACGATAAACAAATTAGAAGATACATTCAACAGTTTATAAGACTGTTTAGTGGATTCAATGTACAAATGGGAAAAAACGATAACGACCTTCCTATATTTCAACAAGTACCTGTACGCTATGGTGACATTAATAGAATGGCTGCACACATAACAAGAGAGAATAGTGAGAACATTGTTAACACTGTTCCGTTTATTAGTTGTTATGTAACATCATTAGATATGTTTGCTGAAAGACGTACATATCAAGATCACGTAGACAAAGTTCAAGTAAACGAAAAGAAATACAATCAAGCAACTGGAGAATATGTTAACGAATTAGGTAATCAATATACAGTTGAAAGACACGCACCTGTTCCTTATATGTTAGTAATGAACTGTGATGTTTGGACTTCAAATACAGATCAAAAACTACAACTCATGGAACAAATACTAGTATTGTTTAACCCAACATTAGATATTAGAACCAATGATAGTCCAGTTGACTGGACTTCTTTAAGTCATGTTGAATTAACTAATACAACTTGGAGTACTAGAAGTGTGGGATCAAGTATTGACGATATTATTGATGTTGCCACACTAACTTTTAATATTCCTATATATATTACTCCACCAGCAAAATTAAAACAACAAAAACTAATTCATACTATTATTAGTGAACTATATAGTTTAGATGACGATGACTTGGATAACTTTAAAGAACAAAAAGTATTTGATAAAGACTCATTGAAGTATACTATTGTCACCTACAAAGATAGAAAAGTTAAATATGAAAATGGTAATTTACAATTATTAAACGATAAGGGTGCAAATTTAGACGACGATGGATTAGTATTAGAATGGGACAAAGCATTATTACCATTTGGTACATTAAGATCTGGAATAAGTCAATTAAGACTTAGAAAAGGAAGCGATATTAGTGATAAAGACAATGATATTATTGGTAGATTAGAAGAGCATCCAAGTGATCCTAACTTATTAAGTGTTACTATAGATAATTCTACATTGCCTACAAATACACTAACGGCTGTTGATGCTATAGTCGATCCAAGTAAAAATTATCCCGGAGACGGAAGTGTTCCTTCAGCAGTTACAGGACAACGTTACGTTGTATTAGAAAGTACTCCTATAAATGCATTATGGACTAATGTAGTTGCAAATAAAAATGACATTATAGAATACAACGGTACCGCATGGACTGTTAGTTTTGATAGCTCTACTAATAATACAACTCAATACGTAACGAATGTTTCAAGTAACGATCAGCTTGAATGGAATGGATCAGAGTGGATTAACAGTTATGAAGGAATTTATAATTCTGGATACTGGCGAATATATCTGTAAAATTGACGACCCGTGCGATGATTGTACTCACTGGATAGGACATATATGATAACAGCAAGCGGATGTATATTTTTAAGTATAGATACTGGCAGAGTAATGCTACAACAAAGAAGTGGCGAAGTTAATCATCCTAGAACATGGGGCTTTTTTGGTGGTAAATCAGAAGGCAATGAGAGACCTATTGAAACTTTATATAGAGAAATAGAAGAAGAAGTAGGAATAGTTCCATCTATTGAAAAGGTTATTCCTTTAAACAAATTTACAAGTCCTAATAAGAAATTTATATATCACAGTTTTGTTGTTACAGTAGAAGATGAGTTCATTCCTGTACTAAACAACGAAAGTGATGGATATTGTTGGGTTAAAATTGGGAATTGGCCTAGACCTGTTCATCCAGGAGCAAAGATACAATTTAATTCAAAACAGTTTATTAAGAAACTTAGAACTGTACACACACATCAAACAAAACAAAAATAACTTATCGTTTTTTCATACTAGCAACAAACTGTTCACGTAACCATTCAAAGTCATTAATTTTATTTAATGCTTCTGTATTGTCTTTGTGTTCAAGTCCATATGCTTTGCCTTCGTTTGCACCTTTAAGACAATAGCGTCCAAAACGTCCACCGTTGTCTACAGTTGTCCAAGTTTCAAGTCTTGCATCTGTTTCTTCTTGTTTTTGATTAGGGTTTACAGAACTTGCTAGTTTAACACATTCACGGAATGCACTACGCCATGTTCTATATGGGTCTTTATTGAATCGTGTAATATTTGATATATCACTAATTGGTTGATAAAATGCTACGCCTGTTGTATAATCTGGCAATGTGTGTCCTAATGATAGTAACTGTTCGCGTGGGAATAATTTAACACCACCATAACCGTATTCTAAATCATTAATTGGATTTCTTGCACTCCATACAAATGTTGTATTTTTTCTACTACTCATTGGTGGAATATAATCAAAACTAAAATGCCCTGTTATGTCTGCATCAGCATCAACAATATATACCATTTCTGATTTTGCTAATTCTCCTGCACGTTTATGTGCATTACCAATGCCTTCTACATTCTTTACGTGTTGTGCATCTTTGAATCTATCTCTTAATTTTTGGAAATTTTCATCTGCTTCTGCTTCGTGAAAACTAATCATGAATATATCAAACTCTGCTACATGATAGCTTGATACAAGTTTGTTTTGCAGTACTCCATGTGATACTCCATGTGTAGGAACTAAATGAATATCACCCCAACTAACTGGTCTGCTAGTTCGTTTAACTACTCTAGGAAACGTATGGATAAAACTCTTTCCAATTTCTCCATCGGGTCTGTATTGCCATGCAAAATTTGGATTTACTTCAATTTCATCAAATACTACCCAAACCATATCATGTGTATCTTTATATTTGGATGCTACTTCAAGTAATGCACCTTCGTCTGTTAATTTGATAGGTGTTTTAACTACTGGATATGAATCGAACATAAACCTTTTTAATCTATCCCAAGGTGTTACAACACTTTGCCCTTGGAATTCTTTGTTTCTATTAATTAAATTAATCATTGCAATCGCCCTTAATTGTATATGCACGTGTTCCTATATGTGCTATTCTGTCACTTACATCGTGACTAACATATACGCTATAACCATTGTCATGTGCTAGGTTACAAAAGTATATATCTTCTCCTACTAATTCAGTATAGCTTTCGTTATACTCAATCTTATAATGAGGTCGAGAAATATTTTCGTATACTTCTCTTTTTACTAACATCATTCCGCTTCCAACTGCCCATACTTGTTCGTTTCCTTTTCCTGTAAAAACTCTACTATCTAAATTGTTTTTACTTTTAAAAGCAACCGGCCTGTGTGGCGGGACTCTTGTTGAGTAATTTCCAGCGACAATATCTTTGTCTGCTGCTAATAATATATTTAGCGTATCTACTGGAAATTGCATATCTGCGTCAATCCACATAATGTGAGTGCAATCTGTTTCTAGTGCTTGATCTACTAACTGTTGTCTTTGCATTGCTACTTCACTGCCCATATTAAAATGCAATGAAGTTGCAAGTCCAGTCTCGCCACACTTTTTTTGAAGCATGGCTAAACTATAAGCAAAGACCGCCGTAGTTTGATTCTGCACAGGAACACAAATGGCTACATTCGCGGAATTGTCTTTCTTGTAATAATGGTTAGTTACACTGACCATTAATTACTTTTCAGAAGCTAGTTCTGACTGAAGTTCAGCTTCAATTTGCTGTACTTCAAAATTCAATTGTTTAGCAATTGAAGTTGTTTCTTTAACACATGCCGCAAAGGCTTCGTCTTCCAACGCTACCATATAATTCATGTGTTCTGGTTGTACTTTACCAATTGTTAAAATATCAACCGCTGCCAATTTTGCTAAACGGTGTACCCAATATTCTTCTTCAGTATCATTGATGTTAGACAGTAATGCATCTACATCATGCTCTGCACTAAAGTTTGCATAAACTTCTTCTAATACTTGAAGATCTGGGTGTTGTTGTTCTCTAGCCTGCATAAGTTCTTGTGTTAATGCATGTGCTTTTCTTGCCGGTGTTGGGTGTGCCCCAAGCACGAACGTTTCAATTTCAAAACGTGTTCTAATACTCATTGTTTTCTCCTGTGTTGAGTTTACTTGTGTAATTCATCTAAGTTATTTTACTATAAAATAATAACGTTGTCAAGTTAATAACAACGTTATTATTAGTTTTATTTACCTATTCAAATTAAGCGTCTGCGCCAGTTGAATTTGGATTCTGCCATCCGCCAAACGTAGCTGAAAGCTGAATGTTTGATGTTACTGATGGTGAAATAGTATTTCCTAATGTAGACATAGCGATGTTTCCACTTAGTCCAAAATAGTTACGTACTTGTCCCATACTAATAATGGATCCGGTTGCTGGTAATGCCATAGTGTGACTCCTTGCTTGTAATTATCGATAATCGCAGGCTTATTGCTTGCAGTTGTATTTATCTAAAATATATAATTGCTTATATTAGTATATTATTCTTTTGATGATTGTATATCTGATATTTGCTTTTGTAAATTCTCAATAGTCTGTTGTTGCTCTTTAATTGCTTCAATTAATAAGCCTGCAATATTTCCATATGCTACAGACTTCATTCCTTCAGCGTCAGTGTGAACTACTTCTGGTAAAAATTCTTCTACTTCTTGTGCAATAACACCAGTACTGTGTCTACCGTCTTTTTCAAAATTTACACCTCTTAAACAGTTAACTAAATCAACTGCATTACTTATTGTTTCTACATTTCTTTTTAATCTTGCATCTGAGTATGCCGTAACATCTTGTGTTGCAATAATATTTCCATCAACATTAAAATCTCCTGTGTATGAACCATCCATTGAAAATTCTGTTCCAACTAATTGTAAACCTTCTCCTGCTGTGTAAGTAGTATCACCAGTGTTAGAATAGTTACTTGCATGAATTGTTCCTGCACTTGCTGACGTCCAATCAATATGTTCGTTTGCTACAAAATCTGCAAAACCATCGTGTGTTAATGCCGCTATTTGATTTGTTATTGTTGTACTAAAGTTAGCATCATCGCCAAGTGCTGCGGCTAATTCGTTTAATGTGTCTAGTGTTGCTGGTGCAGTATCTACTAAGTTTGCGATTGCAGTATCTGTGTATGTATTTGCGTCTGTTTCTGCTGTGTCAACATATGTTTCTGTTGCATAAGTAGTACCGCCGCCTCCGGCTAATAATGCACTAACTCTTGCGTCTGTGTAATATAAGTTAGTACCTTCTGATAAATTTGTTGTTGACTTTGCACTAAATCCTGCGTCAACTCTAGCATCAGCTCTTGCATCTGTGTAATATAAGTTTGTACCTTCAGCAATATCGTCTGTATCTAATGCACCTGTTCCTGAAGTTATTGCACTGTCAACATATGATTTAGTTGCGGCGTGAAGAGCATTTGTTGGTGCTCCACTTAATGTTAATAGTCCTGTTAATACTCCACCGCTTAGTGGTAATACTGTTGCAATTTGCGTATCTGTATATGTGTTTGCTGATATTTCAGCTGCATCTGTATATAAATTCGAAGTAGCGATTGCATCTGCTTCGGCTGTATCTGCATAAGTTTCTATTGCAGTTTGTCTAGCTGCTGTATAAAATAAATTTGTGGAACCTTCAGTAAGATTATCAGTATTAATTGAATCTTCAATTGCATCATTAATATCTACATTTTTTAATGTAATTGTACTACCATCATGTGTTAGCACATCAGTTCCATTAATTTGTAATCTATCTAAATTACTACTAGTGGAAATACCTGCCGTTGCATCTGTATCTTCAATTACTTTGTCTGTTCCTATATAAAAAGCCATCGCTCTTTCTCCGTTCTATTTAATGTATTTATGACTTATTAGCTTTTATAAGTTCATCAATTTGTTTCTGTTGTTCTTTAATTGCTTCAATTAATAAGCCAACAACATTACCATATGCAACAGAGTGTACTCCTTGTTCATCTGTGTGTACTGCTTCCGGAAGTACTTCTTTGAGTTCTTGTGCAATAACACCAGTAGACGTAGATCCATCTTCTATACGATCAAATGTTACTCCTCGTAGTTGTTCTACTTTACCTACTGCATTGTCAATTACTTGTACATTTGTTTTTAAACTATCATCTGAGTAAGCAGTAATATCAGCAGTTGCTAATATACTTCCTACAACATGTAGCACTTCTGTTGGACTACTTGTACCTAATCCAAGTTTACCATCATTTGCCATGTGCATTTTTGTAGTACCATTTTTCAATACTTGAATTAATTCACCAACATGTCCACTTGTACTGTTTACATACAATGCTGCTGAGCCTGTACTACCTCCGCCTAAATTAGCTAATGCAGCCAGTCCATTTACTGACAATTTTGCTCCTGGACTAGTTGTTCCAATACCAGTGTTGCCACCTGTTGCAATGTACATGCGTGTATCAGCATTCTCTTTTAAACTAATACTACCGTTGCCTGCTGCACCCAAAATTAAGTGATCATCATTGCCGCGAACATATACACTATTATCACTGTCACTATTTGCACCCGATCCACTAGTGCCTAACTGTATTCTTGCATCAACTCCTGCTGTTAAATAAACATTGGCTGATACTGACAAATCACCTGTAAGTGTACCACCAGCTAGTGGTAGTTTTGCGGCAATACTGTTTGTAACAGTTGTACTAAAGTTAGCGTCATCTCCAAGTGCTGCAGCCAACTCATCTAGTGTGTTTAATGCCGAAGGAGCAGCACCTACTAGTTCATCAAATTTTAATTGTGCTCTTGCATCTGCTCTAGCATTTGTGTAATATAGATTAGTTGAACCTTCGCTTAAATTGTCTGTATTTTTAGTTGCAATCCTAGTATCAAAATCTGCATCTGCTCGTGTTGTTGTGTAGTAAAGGTTACTTGAACCTTCCGTTAAACTGTTTGTGTTGAAATTACTAATATCACTTACTTGTCCTGTTACATCACCTATTAGATCACCTGTGACTGTGTCTACTATAAGATCACCTTTTACTAAACTTAAATCTGTAGCATCAATACTGTTAACTGAGCTTGAAGCTAAATTAATTGATTTTATTAAAAGAAAATCTTCTGTAGTACTATCTTTAACAAGTCCTGTATATGATGTAGATCCTATTTTACCTAAAAATCCAACATCAACTGCTGTTGACCCATCTTTATTCAATATGAGAAGTGGGTCTGTTATTCCAACTTCTGTGCTGATTATATTAGTTGATTGTATTCCTCTAAATGCCATAATAGTAAATTCCTTTAATTATAGTAGTATTTATCAAATAAGAAGTTTTAACAGAAGTTTTAATCAGCCATAAAAAAAGCAGGGCTTTCACCCTGCTTTTAATGTTAGTAAAACTAATTACTTTTTAAGTTCTGCTACTTGAGCCGATAATTCCTTAACCGCTTCAATTAATAGACCTGTAATGTTTCCGTATGCTACTGAATGTAGACCTTCTGCATCTGTATGTACTGCTTCAGGAAGTACTTCTTTAAGTTCCTGGGCAATAACACCTGTTGATACTGAACCGTCTGCAATTCTTTCAAATGTAACACCGCGAATTGCTTCAACTTTACCTAATGCACCGTCGATAACTTGAACGTTAGTTTTTAAGCTATCATCTGAATAAGCAATAATATCACCAGTTGCTGTAAAGCTACCAGTATATGAACCACTCATTGTAAATTCAGTGCCACTTAACGTCAAGCCGTTACCAGCTGAGTAAGTTGTGTTGGCATCGTTTGCATCTGCATAGTTTTGAGCTGCTGTTTGAGCTGCCGCAATTGCTGATGTAACTGATGCTGCATAGTTGGCATCGTCACCTAGTGCCGCCGCAAGTTCATTTAGTGTATCAAGTGAACCTGGAGCTGAATCAACTAAGTTAGCTACCGCAGTATCAGTATAACCATTTGCTGCTGTCTCTGCCGCATCTGCTTTAGAACTTGCGTCTGCTGATGCAGTTGCTATTGCGTCTGCTTCGGCTGTATCTGCATATGATTCCATAGCAGTTTGTAGGGCTGTGTTTGCACCTGCCGCCGTTGCTTCTGCTGCCGCCTGGGCTGCGTTTGCTTTAGATGTTGCATCTGTAGCCGCAGTTGCTATTGCATCTGCTTCGGCTGTATCTGCATAAGTTTGCAATGATGTTTGCAATGCAGTATCGGCGTTTGTTGCAGCCGTTCCTGCATCTGTTACGGCTTGTGCTGCCACTGTGTCTGCATAAGTCTTATTAGCTGCATCTGTACCAACAGTTGGTGTCGCGACTTGAATAACCTTGTTATCATCCATGTCAATTGTACCACCCATAGTCAAGTTAGCTAATAGCTCAGAAGCATCATCAGTTTTAAATCCACCGTCAATTATAAATTTTCTTTGTGCCATTTTATGACTCCTTTTTTGCAAAAAAGTTATCAATACATAGAGTATCGATATTTATTTCTTTTCTTTAACTGTAAACTGCTAATATTTGCAGTTTCCAATTAATGGGACGTTGCTTTCACAACGCCCCGAGTTTTTTTAGGTCTTAGACATCAATGTAAGTTGCAATAACTTTCACTGTGACTGAACCCGAAGTTGGTGTGTACTGAAGTAAAACATCGCTGCCCGACATAGTAACACTTGCATCACCCAATAAATCTGATCCGGTATAAACCATCGCATATTCAGTGATGTATGCATTTGTACCGTCGTGTACAACCAATGCTTCTCTTGTTTCGTAGTCGCCTGATCCATTATCTACTTGAATGATGTACTTAGCTGAACGGTATGTACCGCCTGCAAAAGTATCAATAGTAGTTGAACCTGTTACAGATACATCTGAACCTTGTACATACGCTTTAACGCTTGCACCTAGTTTATCAGCTGTTACTGAAGCCGGTTGTAAGTATGGAACTGAAGCTACTGCTGGGTTAATTACAACTGCCTGTGTTCCTGATGGAATGTTTGACGTAAATGTAATTGATGAACCAGTAATAGTGTAGTGAGTTGTTGGATCCTGGATAACACCACCTACAAACACCATAGCATGACTCTGTGAGCCAGTAAAGCCTAGTGAGTAAGTTGCCGTACCCGCACCGTTTAATATTACACGTTCTTGTGAACCCCATACAACTGTTGCTGGATCTTTAAGTTCCATAGCAGTTGAGCCAGTGTTAACTTGTAAAACATAACCTGCTTTACTTGTGTAATCGTTGTCTGTAACATCAGTTAATGTTAAGACTGTTGCTGCTGCATCACCAACGATCCATTTGCTGTTTACGGCATCATATTTCAGAACCTTATCAGCTGCTGCACCTGTTGTATCAACGTCTGAAAGATCGTCAATTGAAGCTGCTGCAATCTTTGTATCAAACATTGCTTCACCACGTGTTGATGTATAATATAAGTTACTTGAACCTTCAGCAATATCATCAGTGTCTAACGCTGAGATTGTGCTGTTGATTGATGTAACTTCACCATCAACATAAGTTTTGTTAGTTGCATCGCCACCTGCTGCCGGAGCTGCAAGACCTGTAATTGAGTTTGAACCCATTGCGATGTCGCCAGTCATTGTTCCACCAGCTAGTGCTAACTTGCCTGCTAAAGATGTTGTCATTGTACCTGCGAAGTTGGCGTCATCACCTAGTGCTGCCGCTAATTCGTTCAATGTATCTAAAGCTGCTGGAGCTGAGTCAATAACTGCCTGTACTGCTGTATCAACATATGTTTCTGTTGCATATGAGTTACTAGAAAGGTAAGAGGCTACACGAGCATCTGTGAAGTATAAGTTACTTGAACCTTCAGATAGGTCGTCTGTATCAGCCGCCGCCATCTTAGTATCCCAATCTGCATCTTTATATGTTGTTACTGAGAATGCACCCGTAGTTGAGTTATATGATAAATCGCCAGATGCACTTAAGGCACCTTTTGCTAAAGCTTCAACTTGTGAGTTAGTTCTTTGTGTGAATGACATAACACCAGTAGATGAGTTATATGATAAATCACCACCTGCACTTATGGCACCACGTGCTCTTGCATTCGTAAAGTACAGATTTCCTGCACCTTCTGAAATGTCATCTGAGTCAATTGCCGCAATCGCTGCCGCAAAGTCTGCCGAATCAAAGTGATCTGCAGTTGTAAATGTGTTGTTTGCACCATCCCAAACGATAGTATTACCGCCTGCGATTGATGAGATATCAACGTCTGCTAAGTCACCAACTGAAGCTGCTGCTATTCTGGCATCTGCTCTTGCGTTAGTGTAGTAAAGGTTACTTGAACCTTCTGACAGACCGTCTGTATCTGCTGCCGCGAACTTAGTATCCCAAGCCGAGTTAGCTCTTGCGTCTGTGTAGTAAAGGTTAGTTGAACCTTCAGCTAAATCATCTGAATCAGATGCTGCCAACTGTGCGTCGAAACGTGCAGTTGTAAAGAAAAGGTTAGTTGAACCTTCAGCTAAGTCATCAGTGTCATGGTTAGCAATTGATGAAACTGTACCAGTTACATTACCAACTACGTTACCAATTAATGAAGCTGCCGCAATATTTTCGCCGTCTGTTGACCAACGATCGTTTGTTTCGTCCCAGATAAACGACTTGTCGCCATCTGATCCACGTACAACTTTAAGTCCAGCATCTACTGTACCTGATGTTGCGTCTTTGTTTAGTTCTAGAATGTTATCACCAATCTGAACTGTTGTTGAGTCAACTGATGTAGTTGTACCCTGAACTGTTAAGTTACCACCAACAATCATGTTGCCTGAAGCCGTTACTGTTGCTGCTGTAATGTCGTCTGTTGATAAAGTACCATCAACAGAAACGTTATTGAACGTTACGTTTGCTGTTGTGGCAACGTCCTGTCCAATAGAAATAGCACCAGATGATACTGTAACACCTGTTCCACCAGTAATATAACCGTCTACTGCTGACTCAACACGTGCGTCAGTGTAGTATAAGTTACTTGAACCTTCTGAAATATCGTCAGTATCAAAGTTACCAATAAAGTTAGCAGAAGTGATCTTTTTCAAGGCACTGTTTGCTGAATCGTGAACTAGTAATTCGTCTGCACCGATAAGCGATGTAACCGCAGAGTGGCCTGAAACTGCTGTAACGTCTAGCTTGGCTGTGATAACTGCCTGATCTGCTAGAGCAGGAGTTTTAATTTGTCTAAAAGCCATATAGATTTCTCCAATCAAATATATTTGATTTCCCTATAATCTTTATAAGGAAAGGTCAACTGCGGTATATGAACTCCGCAATTAACACACAGGTAAGTACCCGTGCAATGTATTTAGCTTTATCTGACTGGAATTAAGTTATTTGTGAACTCTGATTTTAAAAAAATATTTCCTTAAATTGGGAAATATCTAAAGTCAACTGTTGAACTAGTTGACGGAGCAGTTGTAAATGTTAAAGTTGTACCACTAATACTATATTCAGTTGGTTGCAAAATTAATCCATCTACTATGGCTAATACGCTATCAACTGTGTGTCCAGTTGGAATAGTATATTGCGTTGTAGTATTGTCTCCTGTATACTGGTTACTAGTATATATCAAATCTAAGTGTTGGTTTTCTACAGAGTTATTCACTAAACTTACATTTGTTGCATTTGGATATCTATACTTAACATAAATCTCATCATTATTAGCAGGAGTCTCATTGAATGATAATGTTGTTCCACTTAACGAGTATATACTAGGACGTTGCAAAACATCATTTACATAAACGTCTATAGATTCTTCATCTGCTGGCGAGTCTGTTAATGTGTAATCAACTGTTGATCCATCTCCTGTAAATTCTTGAGAAGCAGGAATTGAATTAGATGTAATACTATTATCTGTAAACGAGAAATTACCATTACCATCTGTTTGTAATACTTGACCAACTGTACCATCACTTATACCAAGGTCTAATAAATCACTAATATCACTAGCAATTGTTATTCCTTTGGAACCAGTAGTAGTAACTGGAGTAAGTGTAATATTATTACCAGCACGTATATCAATTTCGTCAACTGCACTTGCAACAATATCAGTTGGTGTTGTATCACTAACTGTATCGTAAACATGCCACGTTTTAAACGTTGACTCAAGTGTAATTGTAACTGTACCATCACTGTTGTCTGTTAATGCAAAACCACCATCGACATCAAATTTTAGTCCTGTTACATCTGATACACTTACGTTTGATGTTGGATCATTTATTTCTTCAACTGATAATGACGGTAGATTATTTACAATTTCTGTAAACGAGTCTAATGCTGCTGGATCTGTGTTTGATATTATATTAGCTACATCTGTTTGTAATGCAGTAATGTCAGCGGATACACTCGATGATGCAGTACCTTTAGTTCCAGAATATGTTGCACCAGATATATAAACACTCTTACCTGAGAAGTTTACACCATCCGGTAAGTTTGTGCCAATAAAGTTTAATACACCTGACTGATAATCAAAGAACCATTCGTCATTGTTACCACTACCAGTTGTAAAAACTTTGTTAGATAATGACTCAGCACCTGCGGCATCACCGCTGGTATGAATATAAACATTTACAAGATATGTTGCACCAAATTCAGTTGGAATCCAATCTGTTACTCCTGTTTTCCAAGTTCTATTAGTACTTGCAGTAATATCAGCAGTTGCTTCAACAGCCGTTTGTATTGTTACTGGGCTTGTTGTAGTACTGGGCTTAACTGAAGGAATACTACCAGATTCTGCCCAAATTGTATCACCACGTATTAATAACGGACTTGGTAAACTTTCGTTGGCAGCAAGTTTGTTAGAATTAGTATCAGTTTTGGTTGCACCAAAACCAACTTTCTTAAATAGATAGTCTAACTTTTGATTATCGGAAATTGCCATTAACTAGTCTCCCCGATAGATATGCTTGTAATTTGCTTACCGCTTGCTAGTGCTACTCTAACTAACACAACATTGTTTGTTGCATTACTCATATTTTCACTACCTAGTGTCATTGTATAACTTGAATTAATACTTGAACCTGTTGGTACTGTGTCTGAACCTGTTAACGCACAACCATCACTTCCGTTACCTCCGTTTCCAGTATCACTACCTGGAACACCTGCACCAGCATATTGACTTGTACAGTCTAGCCAGCCATTTAATCCACTTGCAGTATCAACACCAGTACCTGGTGCTGCAATCCATAGTCCTGCAATACCCGTACTGTTTATACTGATATTAAAGTTAGCAACAACTTGTCTTCGGAAAGCAAAAGTAAAATACTGTGTTCCAGTATCTGAGCTTCTATCAGGACCTACTGGTAGATAGCCTGTACTATAATCAGTAGTATCATGTTTTAGTACACCCCAACGTACAGTTGCTTCTTGTGTTCCACTTACACTAATTGCACCAGTGAATGGTGTAGAAATATAATTAGTAGAACTTGATATTGCTGGAGTATCTGTAGTAGAAGATATAAAGTCAGCAACACGAATTCCGTCATCAGTAATTACACCGTTACCTAATCCACTTGCTACAGGTATATCGTCCTCTAAAACACCCGTAGGATTAGCAGTATGCACCTGTACAGCGGTGTTTGTTAGTTCTGCATAGTTTGAGCTACCATTTACATTATTCGCTTTAAATTTAAGCGTTTCGACTGCTTTAACACTACTTGTAGTAATGTTAATTGTTTGGTCTGCTAATGCATATGACGAACCAAATCCAGTATTAGCATTTGGTATACCTGATGTTAAATAAGAAACTGCTTCTAGGTCTGCATATCCTTTATACTGTGTACTAATAGTAGCACCGCTTGTGCTTTCTGAATTATTACCGTTAGCAATTTCAAATACATTGTTTGTATCTCTATATGCTTGTCCAATCCAGTTAGAAAGTGATGCACCACTTAGTGTGAGTTGTGGGTTTCCTGTGTTGTAGTATGGAATTCCAGATATATATCTGTAACTACCTGCGGTGCTTTCTGTCAAAGTAGCACTTGCTAAGTCAATAGTAGGAACGCTAGTTAAGTCATCACAAATAACTGTCACGTAGTTAGTATTGCCTGTTGCATTGTGCTCTATTCTTTGATCGTTAACACCTGTTGAATATTCAGCAAATGGTTTAGTAATTTTTGCATCGAATGTTTGATAAAAACCTGTAGGATAAGTTGAAGAACTTATACTATCATTTGCATCTCTTTGATCACTAATTACCAAGCTGTCAAAAGTACCGTTTTCATTTAAGGAAGTAGTAAACGCTTTTGAACCATCTGCTGAACCGTTAACGATTGCAGTTGCAGTACCACTTAAACCATTATATACATTTTGTGCAATGCTGGTGTCAATAGTACCGTTAGTATATCGTCTTTCGGTATTTGTTTTTAAACTTGCTCCAGCCGAGACTGGTGATGTTGCACTATTATCAGTAAAGTTATTGGCTAGTTTAGGATCAATACCCTGTGCGGAATCAGTAAGTGTAATTGTTTTTGTACTTAATCCGCCTGGTGCGTTTGGCACTGCATTAACTTGAAAAGTTAAGCTGGCCGAATCTGTTTGAGCTGTTATATCTGGAGTACCTGTTGCAGTAAAATCTAATTGATAGTTACCAGGTGTTACTCCTGTAAAATCATGTTGGACACTGTTTAGTCCTGCTTCATTGTCATTAGCACTGCCATCGTTCCAATCGTATTCATGATTGTCACCATTTTCACTTGTGTTGTTTACAGTAACTAATGCTCTGTTTACGCCGTTATAATCTACGCCATCATAAACATCATATATGTTATCGCCGTTACGGTCTGAAACTGTATCAGCACTACCTGAGATGTTAGCTCTAACATCTGGTTCTACATGAATTACAAAGTCTGTACTTTCAAAAGGACTGCTAGTGTGATTACTTACAACTTGTAAGTTACCTGTATAATCTGCTGGCGTACTATTATTTGAAAGTGTGTACTTGTGTGTTATTGTTCTTCCGGTATCACCGCTTTGATTACTTCCTGCGTTTACTGTTGTAATTGTTCCATCACCAAAATCCCATCTATAAGTTGTTCCATATGTACTGTAACTTCCTATAGTATTTTCAGTGTTGTTAGTAAATGTTACTGTTAATCCTGCATTTGATTCTTCATTAATACCTGTTGTAATATTTGAAGTAGTATCAGGTGTATGGTCATCATATATTTTATACGAAGCATCATCATCAAGTGGGAGTATTGATGGCGTAGCTGTGCTATGACTGTCTAATGTTAGTGTAACGGTTCTTTGTACTTCTGCTTCTGTACTAAGAGCAAACGTGTGAGACAATCGTCCTCCGCCTACACCGCCTGCTACACTATCGCTATTAATAACATCATCTGCGGAACCATCACCCCAATCCCATGTGTATTGAATTACTGCTCCTGATGTGTTAGTTGTTGTATTTTCGAAATAGACAGTATCGCCATCATCCCAATATGTAATTGCGTTGCCACCAGTTGGTGCATCGTATACTACAAATGAAACTGCTGGATCGCCTGTAAAAATTGTTATATAATCTTCTCTTATTTTAGTAGAAGTTGAACCTGTTCCAGATCCATTATTATTAAAAGCCGTTACTGTTACATCAAACGGGCTTCCTGTGTTAGTTGAATAGGTATGAGTTGGAGTTGAATCTGTTGTTGCAGTTGTTGAGGAACCATCGCCCCAATTAATAGTATATCTGTTTGGATTTCCGTCAGCAGTAATAGTAAGAGTAGAAGTTAGACCTGCGCCGCCTGTAACAATGTTAGCAGTAAAATCAACGCCTTTAACAAATGTATTATTCTGTACGTTTAGAAGTGCTTCGTTAATATCATCAATAGCATCACCTACTGTTGTAGTACTTAACCATCCTTCAATTGCACCGTCTGTCCAACTACTGTCTGAACTTACACCTAATGTTAAATCAATAGCATTACTACCACCACTATTTGCTTCTAGGTATGCTTTTGTTACAAGATCTTGTTGATCTACTGGATCAGATGCGTTTTTAACAATCTTCGCTGAAACATCAATATTACTTGTGGATCCTGCATCTAATATTAGGTCAGATTCTGATTTAATTTTATCTGCCTGATGATTTATGTTTATAGCCAACTTCTTCTATTCCTCACAATTTCGCTTCGCTCTTGCGTTTTTGTATTTATTTTGTTTTTTCTAGCTTTGCTTTATGCTATGCTAGAACCATAAACAGAAAGAATAGACCAACCAGAACTTGTATAAATTAAATCTATACTTTGTCCTGCTGTTGTAAAAGATATTGTATTAAAACCATTTGCAGTATCCGGTGTTACAACTACTGTACCACTTGGTGCTGATATAACAACTATTGTTTTTCTTTCACCTACTTCTCCATTTGCTAAACTTAATGCCAAATCAGTACTTACATCTATATACAACATTCCTGTTGTGCTAGAAGATGCTGAGTTTGTTACTGATTGCGGTATTGTTACTGCTTTTTGAGAATAAGATGTATTCCAAGGTTTTATAGTGCTACCTATGTTATATATGATCCCAGAGGCTGTGTTTGGAATAACATGGCTGCTTATATTGGCATTTATTGCCAATGAGCCTCCTCCATTGCCTAGTGATATAACATCTCCGTTTACTAAAAGAGTTCCACCTACATACATATTTCCTGATGTATAATGGCCTCCTTTAATATGAAGTGCTGCACCTACTGGATCAACAGGAGATACGCTAACGTCTAATGCATTAGTGCTTTCAATTACTAGTGTTCCAGAATCTGGGTTAATGTGTGATGACATAATACTTTTTCCTACTACTTCCTATTATTATATATGTATTTATCAAAGACAGAGAGTTTTTGCTGCTCAAAGAAAAAGACGCTCTAAAGCGCCTTTTAAAAAATAAGCAAAATAGGTAGGACTCGGTTATACCTACAAGCACGTACACAGAATACCATTCTATCACGCACAACCTAGTTCCGCTCGGTAGAGCAATGTGATCCTTAGTCTCTCAACCTCGAACCTGGGTACCACCCCTAACTAGTCAAGTTCGACCCTTCTGGTAAAGGCCTCTTCCTTGCACTATAAACAAAAGTTAATTATTCTCTTGTTGCTATGTACTTAATATACAACGTTTTTGCATAAAGGTCAACCTTTTTTTTAAAAAAAATTAAATTTTTTGTAATCTAGGGTCTGATGCAAGAATATTCTTGTCAGCACGTGGTCTTGACAATGGTCTTTGCAGTTGTTTTTTGTGAATTGCTTTGTGTGATCGTTTAGTACGCTCTTTTTTACGAGCTATTTCGAAGTCTCTATGATTCATAACACTCTTCCTTTTAAAGTTAAGTGCGTTCCTTCGCTAGTGCTACTTCCGTCCTAATTTAGGATGAACGTGAGAAAAAAATAGGCCCAATAAAGGGCCTATTTTCATATTGAATATGTATTCTAGTAAAATATTACTGGAATGACAAGTTACCTGAGTTAACATCAATTTTAGATAGGTAATCAGCTGCGTTACCAAGAGATGAAGCTTGGTTGTTTAGCTCAACATAACCATAACGTGTCATAAATGATACTGTTGGTTCGAATGTTGCCGGATCTAATACTGTGCCTGAGCTCATTAGTGGGATGTATGGGCAGTAAAATGCTGCTGCATCAATCTCACCGTCGCCTTTATAGCCAACTAGTACTGGAGCATTATCTGCCGCGTACTGGTCAACAAAAACACGCATAGTGCCGTTCAAAGTACCAACAAATTTAGTGTTAGTTGGAGCTTCGAATGGTCCTTCAGTTGTTCTTGCGAACGCTGAAGTTGTTGCACTTTGTAGTACAGTTAACATTGTTGGTGAAATAACAACGTAGTTACCTGCGCCTCTACGTGTACGTGCTGCGATTAAGTTAGCTGATCTGTTAATAAGAACTGCCAACGCCGCATGCTGGTCTCCAACAAACGTTGCTGTACCAGAAACGTTACCCTGGTCATATGTGTCTGTTGCCGTACCCGCTAATGTGCGAAGTGAAGTTAAAACTTCTTGATCAATCTCAGCAGTAATTTCTTGTGCAAGTGCTTGCATAATTTCTGCTTCAACGTCTAGACCGTGCATTGAATTAGCATCTTGTGCCGCTTCAAAAGTCCAACGTGCTGATAATTTACGTGTTTTCGCTTCAACAGTTTGTTTCAATACTTGGATTGAAAGCTTCTTACCAGCTTCTGCCTCTAGTGCTGAAGTTGAAGTTGCTGTACCGTTTGATGCGTCACCTGAGTAACCTTTTGCAATTGCGAAAGGTGATAGTGCTTCATCACCAGCTGTTACGCCAGCTGCTGTTTGGCCATATCTTACTCTTAATGTGTGAATTTGTCCTACTGGACCTGTCATAGGTTGTACACCTACTAGTTCGTTTGCGATAACTGTTGGCATCACACGACGAATAACTGGAAGAATCACTTTGTTAAGTGATGCTACGTTACCTGCCATAGTTGTGCCAGCATTAGCTGATTCTGAAAGGTAGCCCTTAGTGTTTTCTAGGACTGATTCCATTACAACCTTTTTGTTACCTTCTAAGCCATCTGTAAGGGCGTCTTTTGTAACGTCCCAATTTTCAAATAGATTCTGTGTCATTTGGAATTCTCCTTAGTTGATTCCTGCTAACTTTTTAAGGTTAATAATTTCGGCTTTACTATCAGTTTCCTGAGTCGTGTCTGCCTTGTTACCGGTAATCTCAGTCTTCTGAGATTCTGTTAGTTTTTGTGACTTAACTGGGCTTGATTCGTTTAATACTGTTGGTAAGTATTTGTTGAATTGAGCTTTAAGTTTACTTGTGCTTACGCTTTCAAGTAAATTGTTCATTAATTCACGCTTATCTTTAGATAGTGGAGACATAAGTTCAGTCATAACTGCCTCACGCTCACGGCTTTCATTGATCTTCGCAACTTGTTTTTCTGCTACATCAATCTTTGCCTCTCTATCTGCAATTTCTTTTTGTGATTCGTCAAGTTGACTTTTCACATCTGAAAGTTCTTTTGAAAGTTTTGAAATGTGTGTTCCTTCAGCTATATGAGAACTCATAAACTCAGCTGCAAAAGTTTCGAACAATTTACGTCCGAACATATTTTCTTTTGCTTGCTTGATGTCTTCTTTCAACGTACCTAATTCTGTTGACAATGTTGTATCAACAATACTAGCTAGTTTGCCAGAAGCTTTGTTTATAAAGTCTTCTTTTGCTTTAGTGATCATTTCTTTACCTTCCGCGACAAGTTTTACCTTTTGTTCAATAAGGTCTTTCTTATCACTATGGAATTCATTAAGTTCTGAAGTAAGTTGTTCCATCACAAAATCTTCTAGCTTCTCAAAGTTGCCTTCTTGTAGCTTTCTGTCTTTGCGTAGTTCTGTAATTTCCTTGTTAAGCGTTTCCATAACAAACTTATCAAGTATTTCTGCATGTTGCGAAATTTGACGTTTATACTCAACTTGAGCTTCTACTGCCGCTTTTTTGTCCGCTGCAAATTCTTTCAATTCGGTATTAATCGTATCTGATACCATGGCATCTAGTGCTTCCACCATTGATGTCTTATCAGTTTCGTACCTGTTAGCGAATTCTTCACGTAATTCAGCAGTGATCTCTTCACGAGCTTCTGTTAAACGTTCTTCCCATGCTTCTGAAAGTGTTGAACGCACTTCCTCAGAAAGGACTTCGGAACTTAGGAGTTGTTCTATTGCATTATTAGCCATCTAGCTTCTCCTAATGTTTAGTTTTTCAATGAACTTTAATACTTCCTTCTGGAGGTATGTTTCGGCTAAATTATCGTCTTTTGCCGCAGCAGCAACGTCAAGTAAGATGTTACCACGATGACCATTCATAATTTGTTCATATAAAGGATCTGGGTAGGCATCTGGTGCACTTGGGTTAGCAACAATATCAACAGTTTGTATTTCAAAATCACTGACATTACCGCTTTCTGCTACATTACCACTACCTCTTGACGAAACGCCAAGTTTTACTCCATTCTCTAATAGGGTTTTACAAATATTTCCCATCGGAGTAGGTAGCAATTTTAAACGACCATAACCGTCTTGACCGTCCATCCACATTTTTTCAATCATGTGAGATACACGGTCTAAATTAACTTGCAAATCATCTGGATGATCTGCTTCGCCTAATACTGAATAACCAGTTTCAATTTTTTCTTGTATTGCCTTAACGGCTTTTGAAATTTCATTAACTGGATAAACTCTACTATTCTGATTACGCTTGTCACCTTGTACAAAGATACCTTGCATAAACAAGTTCTTACCTTCCTGATCTGACTCAGTAATGATTTTCGCTTGATCATAACTTAGATTCTCTTTAAGTGTAAGCATAATTAGTTACTCTTGCCTTTTTTCTCAGCGCCGTGTCCTTTTGGTTCTGCTTTAAGATCGCCTGCCTCTTGTGGGCCAGTTACGTTCATATCTTTAGCATCGCCTGTTAGACCTTTTTTTGCACCTTCTGAAGATTTCTTAGACATGTCTACTGCTTTGCCGCCCATGTCGTTCTTACCTGCAACTGGTGACGCTTTACCGTCATCGCCTGCTGGCATACTTACTGGAGCTGCTTTTAGTTCTGCACCTTCTTCGATTTCTTCTGAGTCTTCATCAGTTTCAGCATCAGTTTCTTCAATTACTGGAGATACTGCTTCTTCCATTTCTGGTTCCATTTCTGGTTCCATTTCTGGTTCCATTTCTGGCATAGCTTCTTCTTCTGAATCACCCATTACTTTGGCAAATTCTGCTTTAAGATCAGCTAGTGCGTCTTCGACGTTTACTAACTTATCTTCAATTTCTTCATGCTCTTCTTCGTGATCGTCTGTTTCACCGTCACTGTCGAAGTCCATGTCGCCATCTTCATCAGATAGTTCCATTTCAGCTTCTGGCTCTGTTAGCTCAGATTCAGGTGCGTCTTCGCCCTCTTCATCTTCGCCGTACATTTCCTCGGCTTTAATTTCCTCATCGTCTTCTTCGATGTCGTCGATAAAGTCATCAGCTTTTTCTCCGCCGATCGCTTCATCTATTTCTTCTTCCGCTACTTCATCTTCAACAACTTCGTCAGCTTCGACTAGGTCATTCCAGATTTCACGTGCTTTTTCTACGAATGCTTCGTGTAATAAATCAGAAGCTTTTGCTTCTTCACCATTAACTAGGCTTTCTATCACTTTAATATAACGTTCGCGAGTACTCATTTGACATTCTCCTTTATCGAGGTTATAACACATGTATTTAGTCTTACTGCTAGGCAAGATATCTTAAATACAAAAAAAACCGCGGTTTTGATGCCACGGTTAGGGTTTTATGCATTATAAGTGTATATTACTTACTATGCTTCGGGGCTAGCGCCGTACTGTAGTTGCACATCTTCTATCTTATCTGCATGCTCACTACGAGTCATTTCGCGTCTATTACGCATTTTATTTAGATGTTTTAGCGTCAATTTAGGTCTACGAGTATCATCCTCGTCCCATTTATTGAAGTTATCATCTTGTTCGTTTTGTGCTAATTCATTAAATCGCATCGTCTGGTACTCCTGTGTCTCCACCTAGATCGGCATCGCCACCGTCTGTTGGTAGATCATCTAATCCTTCGTCACCGGCATTCTCTGCTCCTACATCTGTAGGTTCAAAACTATCTACGTCTGAGCCTCTTAGACCCATTCCGCCTAAGTCACCTGTTGCCGATCCTGCTGGCTTGTTACCAGCTTGATTTTCTTCTTTCCACATTCTTTCATTCTCAACCATTTCTTCTTCGTTAAGTCCCAAGTATCTTTGAAGTATAAATCTCTTAGATAAGTATGGAACTGCTTCAATAGAACTGAATAGGTTTGCCTTTTGAGCATCAATTTCAATGTTTCTATATTGTGAGAAACTTTGTGGTTCAGTAAATGATAAATTAAATAAACTAGCACTAACATCTAGTCCTCTGTGCTTACAGAATAATTTAAACTCGTGGTCTAATGTTTGTTGTAGTGTTAGTTGTAATCTTTCACAATACTTTGCAAAACGGAATTCTTGGATCATTGCAGTACCAATACGTCCGTCATTAAACGCCGCTATACCGTCTTCACTTCCAGTTGGAAGGTACGATGTTGGTACACGAAGTCCACGCATTAACTTGTTATTAAAGTACTTTAAATCATCAATCTCACCAAGGTTTTCACCGCCTGGTAATACTTCAACTTTAGATCCACGTCCTTCTGCTGTTTGGGCAAAGAAGTAATCTTCCATAATTGATAATGGGTTATATGAAGCGTCAACAACTTTTGTACCACCACCACTCATATTTGGAATACGTGTTTGGTGTACTTCGTTTTTAACTCTTTCCACAAAGCCCATTGCCTTGTGTGCTGGCATGTTACCAACATCAATATAAAATACTCTACGTTCTGGTGCACGTTGTACACGATAGATAATAATACTGTCTTCTAATAATTCTTTTTGTTTATATACTTTAAATACTGGTTCTAGTATACTGTCACCAAATGGCCAGTTACTGTTCATTCCATCACTTAAACTAACATGTACTATATGTTTTGAATCTACTGCAAACTCTGAATTTTGTCCGCCTGATGAATTTGGTGTTACAATTCCTGCATTTCCTTTGCCAACTGTATAACCTGTTGTTGGATTTACCGCAGTTGCATCAGAATGTTTTTTAGTATCAGTTGCAACCATGTCTTGTAAATTAAGTGCAATATTTTTAATAATGTACTGATCAATTTCTCTGCCTTCGCTTTCGTTAACAATAGCTTTGGCAACATCGCCTGGTTGAACAAATATAAGTTTATATGTTTCTGGATCTCTAATAAAAAACTGATCACCGTATTTGATACATGATCTAAACATAGTAAATATTCTACGTTCGAGATTATTAATATTAACCCATTGTCTTAGTGTGGTTTCTAATGCAGTTACTTCCGAATCTGTTGGAGTTGTTTTATAGTTGATTTCAAAAGGCAAACTTGATTCTGGATCTACTTGTGTACTAAATTCTGCAATAGTATCTAATGCCGCATTAATTTCACTGTCTTGATCCATTTGATCATACTGTGTATAACGCTCAATACGATTCGGTTGGCCCGAATATACTTCTGGTAACCAACTTTGCCAGCGGTTTGTTTTAGCATTACCACTGCTACTGCCAGATGGGTCGTATTTTGTAAAGTGTTTTTTCCAACTCATAATGTGTGCCTTTTATTGTATTTGTATTTATCCATCTCTTATTGATGTAATCCTGCCGCTAAGTTATATTGATCATTCATATCATTTCTATTTTCTATTAATGCTCTATCTTCATGTACTTTTATTTGTTTTTGAATTGCATCATATTCTAATTGGCTATTCTTCATCATTGCAGAAATCAAATCAGGTCTACCTGCAGCCATTTTATTACTAATTGTACGCTCTTTCATAAGTTCTGTCAACCTATCTTTTAGTTCAGGTAACGTAAGTTCGGCTATTTCTGCTAATACTAATTGATTTGAGCCCGAATCTGGCGTTATTGTTTCAGTGGCACTTGCATTTTCTGGTGATACAGATGAATTTTCTGCATCGTCATCATTTGTTTGATGATATTGTTTAGCCCAGCTATCAAGAAAGCTACGTGACATATCATTTGTATTTTCTTTATACTCGTCTGTGGTATTAATGTCGTTTATTTCAACTGATTGTGCAGAATTTTCTGCTGCGTCAATACTGCCTTCATTGGATGTTGTTTCTGGGTTTTCTTGTCTATAGTCTTTAAATAGATCAGCAAAGAAACCTGCACCACTGGCTAGCATTTCTGTTGTAAGTTTTAATTTATCAGCTAGGGTCTGCATATCCAGTGTAATAAACTCTTGTGCAGTTAAAAATGCTTTTGACATATTATTCATTGCAACTGTTGCCGTGCCTGATTCAGCATAGAGTTCTTTTAGTCTTGCTGATTCTTCTTCCAGTTCTACTCCGTCTAGTCCTGCCATATTTTTCATAATTAAAATAATAGTATCTTGAAAGTCTTGAGCTCCGCCTAATAATGTTCCAGTGGCTGCGGATGCGGCCAACTTATCTAAGTCTGCTGATTTAAGAATATCAAAAATCATAGTAGCTGAAATTTCTCCATTAGATGCTTCTGCTTCTCTAACTGCGTTATTAATATCATCTAGCATATTTGGTGCAATTGCTTCAATTAGTGCTATTGCGTTTTCATCAATACCTGCCAATACTTGTGTAATATTAAAATTACTCATATCTCCAGAAAACTGAGATGTTGCTCTAGCAAGTGCTAATTGTATATTGTCTACTAAATTTGAAGGACCAATACCTTGAAACAATGATAATTGTTTAGTTAAATCTCCTACAACGGCAGCTGTATCTTCCATTCCTCGGTCTTCTAACGTTGATAAACCTGCTGCTAAATTTACATCACTTAATGCAGATAGCATTTTATTCATAGCTTCACTTCTACTTAAGGCTGTTAGGTTTGCTACTGCGCCTGCTTCCATTACTAGATTTTGAAAACTAGATTCTAACTCTTCGCCACCGTTTGCTAGTTTTCTATCTAATGAACCAGTTAAACGTTGAACTTCTATATACCCTGCATATGTGTTTAATAATTCTTTATTTGTTAATCCCAAGTCTCCTAGCTCGTCTACGCTCAGTTCTACTCTCTTAAATAATTTCATCATTGTTTGAGAACCTTTTGATACATCTCCGCCTAGGCCTACCATTGTTCCGCCAAAGTTAGCAACTGTTTCTGAAAAGGTTTTATATGTTAGTCCTGATTGAAAAGCATCTGTATACAACTCATTAAATGCATCAGCAGTGTCAAAAACAACTGCACCACTGTCTATCATACTTTTTTGTACTTCTGCAAATTGTTCAAACTTGGCTGCATTCCAACCTGCCCATGCTAAACCAATATCCACTGCAACGTTGGCCATTTGCTTTCCTGTGGTCTTCATAAAGTGTTTAAATGGACCATCTAGTTCTGAAGCTGCTGCAGTTAATTTACCATCGGTTCCTTTTAATTTGTTTACTACTGTTTCTGTTACTTTTACTAAGCTGGTTAATGGCTTTTCTGAATCACCAAAAAATCCTGCGGTATCTCTTACTGCTTGAGCACCTTTTAATAATAAACTTGTTCTTGCTTTACCTTCTTTTTGATTTACGTCTGCATTGTTTATTCCAATTTGTGTATTTGTTTTAACTGCGTCAATTATCTCATCATCTAGATCTTTATTCTTTGTTACTGTGCTCATTAACTTGCCAGTAAGTTTTACAGCATTAGCTGACTGATTGGCTAATGCTGATAATGTGGATTCACTAGCCCAAGCAGGAATTTCAAGTGTATCTTCACCTACTGGTATATTATATTTTTTATCTGCCATTAAAATGCTCCTTCTGTTCGCCAGTTGCTAGTAAATGAATTACTACCGGGTGCTTGTGCTTTATAATCATTATCTTTTTCTTGTAGTCTAATTAGATACTCCCTCGAGTCCCTTAATCTATCTTCTAACATCAGATACTGTGTTTCTATTGCTGATATTTGATCTTCAGTCATAAACTCTGTCTGTCCTTCAATTATTTCGCCTGCATCATTTTTCCAATTTGGATTTTCAAATTTGTCACGTCTAATAAATTCACCGTCTTCATTCTCAAGAAGGTTGCCTTCGTCGTCGATCTCATAAAGTAGACCTCTGTTGCCTTCGATTTCTGATGCTAAAGTATCTATGTGTTCGTTTACACGAGTTATTGCGTTAGTTATATTATATTCGTTGACTTCGGCTAATCGCTTTTGGATGTTTTCTTCCTTCATCTCTGCAACGCCTTCTTCCCATCGTTCTTCGTTTCCAAATGCTCTACTAATTGCACTACCAAAATTCATAACACCATCTGACAGCACACTAAATCCATGTCCCATTGCAGAAAATCCAGGTGTTAATAATTCTTGTGCATTTTGAAATGCAATTGCCATATTATTCATTACTTCAATGCTGGCATCTGATTGATCGGCATAATTAGCAAAGAAATCAGTACTTAATGTATCTAAGTCTGCTCTTAAAAATTCCGTACCACCTGCAGCAGTTTTGGCTGTAGAAATGAGATCATTGTATTTCTGAAGTTGAGGATCGTTTCCTGTTACTACCATCTCTGAATTTTTTAAAAGCCTAAATATTTCTCTGTACGCTTCAATTGTTTCTTGTTCGTTTTTAAATTGCCCTGTACCTAATTTTTCTACAAAGCTAATTATTTCTGCTGATGCTCCTGGAGTTGATTGTAAAGTCTTTATCCATTCTTCACTAATATTATTTGCTGCAGAATCGTCATATGAAATATCACCTACAAATCCTGCTATCATTTCTTCCATAAACATTGCAAAGTCTGATCCCATAAGTGCTTCATTCATTACTCTAACAGTACCCACTGCGTCATTGATATTTGCCTCTGCAGCCTCGCCGTATGTTTCTTTAATATGTTCTGCATTTTGTATCATTGCTACTCTTATATCAACATTTTGTCTTGCTTCGTCTCTGAGTCTAAGTGCTTCTTCTCTTTGCATGCCAAATGCATTAGCAGTAAACAACGCAACATTGTTTGCTGTTCTATACGATTCAATTACTCGTTTTTTAGTCTTGTCATTCATAGCAGTAATCTCGCCCAACTCATACAACGTTTGTATTTCTTGTCCAATAAATCTTGTTTGGTCTTGTATACCCATTCCAAAATCTCTAAAAGTTTTATCAGAATCAATTTCTTTTGCAAATTCGGCCATCCTTAATGCACCTGCAAAAGCACTACCTTCGGCTTGTGTAATAAATGATTTTGTTTCAGACATTACATCTTCAAAATCTTTTAAGCCCATTCCTAAATCACGAGTTGCATATCTTAAATTACTCCAATGATCTATGTCAGAAACTACTGCACCAAATTCAATTAGTTTTCGTGCTTGCTTTTCTTGTTCTGTTAATAATTTTGCGAATGTTACACCAAGTCCTGTTGCAACTACAAGAGGAGTACCGGCATGCCTAGCTACTCCTTTTACTATTGCGGCAAATTTACCCATACCAAAGCCCATATTAGATACACCAATACCTGCATTTGCTAATAATTTAGCTGCTTCGTGAGATATTTCTGCTACTGCATTGGCTGGGTTAGCATCTGCTATAATCCTTGTTAATGCTCCTTGCCCAATTACCAATGTTTTTAATGTCGCTGTTCCGGCTTTGCTGGCTTTTCTTTTACCTGTCTTAGTTTCGCGAGCCATTTCTTTTATAGCTGCTGCGTCTTTTTTACTTAAAACGGCCGCAACGGTACCCATATGAATATTTTGTTCTTGCATATTACCATTTACTTTTTGCATTGTATCCTCGGATGCCCAAGGGTACATGTTATAAATGGCGTTGATTATATCTTGATTCATGCTATTCCTATTATATGGTATTTTAATTCAGATAAATACTATTGTACATATACTACTATTTATGGAAATCATAATGTAAGTATATAATTGGAGACGTAAAATATGACAAACCCATTAATTCAAGCATATAGAAAACCTGCTTTGTACATTCCATTACCAAGTAAAGGTGAGTTTTATAAAACAAAACCTAAACTTAGTATAGATGGCGAGCTGGCAATATATGCCATGACAGCAAGGGATGAGCTTATAACTAAAACACCAGATGCTCTGTTTAACGGAGAAGCTACAATAAGTGTGATTAAAAGTTGTTGCCCTGACATTGATGAACCAAAAACAATGCCAGTAAGCGATCTACTTGTAATCTTAGTAGGGATTAGACAAGCAAGCTATGGTAAAAATATTGACATGGATGTTAAATGTCCAAAATGTGATTTTGATAATCAACTATCACTGGACGCAAACATTATGTTAGCAAAGGCTAAACCAAACCCAGTCGAAAGAAGTGTTACATTGCCTAGTGAATTTAAAATTGTATGTAATCCATACACGCTAGAAGATAGAACTATGCTCCAGATTCAACAAATTAAACAAAATAAAATGATACAAGGATTAGCAAGTGATAAACTTGATGATACTATGCGTCAAGAATTGTTTGGAAAAACATTTGTTGAAATTGCAGAACTTACAGTCAGTTTAATTACTAACAGTATTGTAAGTGTTCAGGGTAAAGAAACAGATTTAATCGAAGACAAAGAAATGATTCGCGAGTGGTTACAAAGTATCACTAAGTCAGATTATGAAGCAATTAGAACTAAGGTAGAACAATTAAGTGAAAGCGGATTAGAAACCGAATTTACTGCTAACTGCCAAAGTTGTAGTCATAGTTGGAAAACTGGTGTAGACTTGGACATCGCAAATTTTTTCGGGGGCTGATAGCTTCTCGTCAGCCCGAAGAAATCGTAGCATTAATAGAACGTTATAACAACAACCTAAAAGCTATAGAAGGAAGTTACCTTGACATAGTAATTCGTAGTGACGGTGCAGTCAGTTATCAAGACATTATGACTATGCCTGTTGATGCTATTAAGTTGTTAGTGGAACGTATGAATGCTAGGGTTGAGGATCTTAACAAAGCCAGAAAAGGCAGTAGACGTTAATGACCCATTATTAGTTTGTAATACTCTTCGGGCCAACTATTATAATATTTAGTATTATCGTGTAAGTGTTTACGCTTTTCTAACAGATCATCTGCACGTTGAATAAAAACACAATCAGTAAAATTCTTAACAAAATGACCACTTTGTCTTGTACTAGTAAAGTATAATAAATGTGGATTCTTTTTTCTATACTCCTCGCAAATTTTTTCTATAGGAGTAATATCATCAATATCACCTAACCAAACAATTCCCATTTGGAATGTTTTGTAATCAAAGTTATCCATTACTGTGATATCTGTTCTGCCATCGAGAAATTGTAATGCTCTTTTAATTCTGGCACTTTTTGCATATGGACATACAGGATATCCATCATCTTTTAGGGGTTCAACTTGCTGTTCAGCAAACTGTAAAAATTTAGTCTGAAATTCGTCCAACGTCATAATATGGTTTATTTGCTTTCATGTAATTGATGTCTACGACATCATCAGTTTCACAAAGCTAACGCTTTGTTCACTGTTTATGCTTACGCTTCTTAATGTTAGTTAATTGTAATTTAAAGTAAACATTATGTCTTACTGCTATTTATGTGATTGTAAGATGGTTACTTGGCAAGATATTTTATTCACACTTAGCCTACTACGGGCCAAGTGTAAAATGAGTTCTTGGCATAGAACAGCACCCACAACACCATAGTAAACCTAGTTTAACACCTAGGAAGGGCGGTTATGCTGTACCCTTATTACATACTGCTTTATTAACGCAGAAACATCCGGAGCCATGGTATCGACTTTTGGACTATCCTCAAGTTACGAGCGTTCGTAGAGCTTGATCATTTTGATTTGTCAAATCAGTGTATTGACATTTGTAGGCACACCAGTATCTAGTCACGTGAATGCGTAACCTCAAGGTGAGTCGACCATCGCCGACCAAACGGAGCCTTGTTGCCTTTATTAGTTTTTGTTAGCCTGAGTGTGTTTTAAACTTGCCGGTAATTGCTTGACTTTATGTCGATGTGAGTTTTTATATTAGTAATTATCTGATGCTTTAATTATTTGCTTCAAATAAAGTTAAAACGCTAATTCTTGTTATAATAACAAAAAAGTTATACGTTGTCAACCTTTTTTCAAATGTTCTGTAAGAATTTTTGAACTTCCTACTCTTACATTTATTATTCCGTTGTAGTACTCATCTGTTTCAAGTACTCTACGGTCAAATTGTTCTTTTGCTTCCATATAACTTAGTACACCTCTGCTAGGACAATAATGTAATATTTCTCTAGTAAAGTTTTCTGCACCAAATGTTAGTACATCTGCATTTAAATGATCTGAAGAACCCCAATAGTCTCTCCAGTCACTTTCTTTTGTGCCACGTCTTTTGTTTTTCTTTCCTTTAAGAGGTGGCTTTGTAGTTTTAAATTTTGCTAGTTTCTTACCAATATACTTTTTATTATTAGTAAGATTTGTAATTAGATAAACAAATCCTTCGCAGTCAGCAGGAAGCTCGTTTACAACTTCTTTGTTGTAAGTCCACGGGCATTTATCACTGCTCTTCTTTGATCCACTCATGTACTGCTTTCCTAATTAACTCTATTGTATCTATACCTAACTCTTGTTCGTTTATTGTTTCTGGTGCATGCAATAATACAATACTTGCATCTACTATTTCTAGTTCGGGTTGAAATTCTTCTTTGGCTATATGGTTATGCATCAATAACTTCTATTTCGGTATTAAATGTAGTGAAGCCATTTTCTTTAGTGACTTGCAACACACTTTGTACACGACCTACAAGTTCATCACGGTGTGAAATAAGTAAAATATTCTTTTCTCTGTCACGTTCCATTTTCTTTAATACGCCCAATGCACTTTCAACACCAATTGTGTCCATACCACTATCAACTAATTCATCTATACAAACAAAGTTAATAGGATGATTCATACTTTCAAATACATCACGAAAACTCCAACTTAGTCCAAGTATTAATCTATTACGTTCACCTCTTGACAAGTTATCAAAATCTAAGTCTTGTCCAAGTTGTGTAATTGTTACAGTTAAGTCACTTTGGAATTGTACTTCGTGTGGTAAGCCCAAACGTGTAATATAGTATTCTAATCTTTGATTTAAGAACTGTAAGTTTTGCTCAATAATCTTTTTACGAATAAAACTATCTTTGTTTGTAAGTAGTTTCAATAAAAAGTCTTGATGCTCTCTTAGTTCTTCTAATCTATTTACTTCTGCCCAATTTACTTCTTGTAGGCCAGTTTCTTTTAGACTGTCAATTTGTTCTATGTATGGATTAGTTTCTTCTTTAGCATTGCTTAACGCAGTTTGTAACTTATCCATTTTGCTTTGATGTTTGTATGCTTCTTGTAATGTGTTATACTCTGTGCGTGGTGCAGTACCTAACTCTCCTAAGTCTGCAATTGCAGTATTGTATTCTGTAATCAATTGATTATCATCGTCAATGTGTTTTTGACTTTCATCTACAAGTTCTGTTTTTTGTATTACAATTTTATCGTGTTGTTCGTCGTGTATTTCTTGTCCACACGCATAACATTTGTGTTCTAATGTTGAATCTAGATCAGTTTGTGCTTTAGTTAAACGCTTGCTCTCACGCTCAACACTACTTGTTAGCCTGGCAATTTCAGCAGTTAATGTATCTATTTGATTCTTTTTTTCGTTAAATTTTGTAAATTCTTCGTGTGCTTGTATTTCAACATCAATGTCAATGTGTTCTAGTGCAGCCAGTTCGCTAGTGCTTTCTTGTATGCGTTCTTGTAATTGTGTAGTCCAAGTTTTTTGTCTACGCTCTAAATCTTTAATGCTATTGCCAATACGTTCGTTAGCATCTTCTATGCCTTTGATTCTAAATGTTTCTTCTGTAATTCTGTCTTTAGTACCTTTAAGTAATTCTTTTAGTATGTCTGCCTTCTCACTAAGTTTAGTAATACCCAACAACTGCTCAATCATTTCACGCTGATCATTTGCTCGCATACTTAAAAATGGATCAGTGTAAGTGTTTAATGCAACAATATGTTTAAACATTGTATGACTCATACCAAGTAGTTGTTCAATTACATGTTGACTTTGTCTACCTTCGCCTTGCATCTCATCTGTTATGCCTTCGTTGTTGTCTACATCGTTGATTAGATATTTAAATATATTAGGTTTACGTCCACGCTCAATTCTATATGGTGTACCATTTACTTCAAAGTCAACAGTAACCATCATATTTTTATTATTAGTTTTGTTAACTAGATTATCTTTTTTAATATTATAAAGTGCGGCACCATATAATGCATAACTGAGTGCGTTAACAATAGTAGTTTTACCTGTACCATTACGTGAGCCATCGCCACCCAAGTCCAAGTTGTTACCCAACACAAGTGTTAAGCCTGCGTTGTCAAAGTGAACTGCCTGTGTGACATTGCCCACACTCATAAAATTCTTTACGGTGATATTTTTAATTGTTAGCATGTTTAAGTTGTTAGTCCTGTATAAATGTCTACTAGTATTTGTTTCTTAATAGTATCGCTTTGTACTGATTCAAGCTGCGATAATACAATAGTGTCTACATTTTCTACTTGAATGTCTACACCTTTATTCCAGTCTTGTGTGTGTTCTTCTTTTTTACTTGGCATAAGATTAATCTCACGCAAGTCATATTGTTTAGCAAATGTTTCTTTAATAAAGTTTGCTTCTTCGTATGTAATACCAACATCCAAACTAACACGAGCATGTGTTTTATTACCCAAGTATTTGTCTGGATTATCAATTAGTTTACTTAATGTCAGTGTTCGATACTTTGGTGCATCTGGCCATGCCAAATATTCAATAGTACCATCCCAATCTAAAAATGTACAACCTCTGTCATCGTCCCATGCATCAGCATAGTTATGTGGGAAACAGTTTCCTGGGTAAATTACATTACCACGTTTTTGTCTTTTGTGAAAGTGTCCACTAAACACCATTTCGGGTTTTGCTAAGTCTTCTGCTTTTAATCCACCATGGTCTGGCATTTGTACAAGAGCATTCATATAAAATTGTGGTAACTCAAAGTGACCAAACATAAATTTACATTCAACTTCTTTTAGTTTCTTCCACTCGTCATCACATAGCCAAGGAATAAATGCAACACCATCTTCAATAAACATGTCTTTGTTTATCATACGCAATTTAGGAAAATCTTCAATCATTGATAAACTGTGTATCTCACGCTTTTCTCTATAATATAGATCGTGATTACCAGTAATCATAATAACTTCATCAAAGCTATCATTTAGTCTGCGTAAATTACTTGTGGTATAGTTTAGGGTACTAACATTAATACTTGCACGATTGTGATGCCAATCACCTAAGAAGAAACATTTTTTAATGCCTCGCTTATGTGCTTCGTCAATCATCCATATAATAAAATCTTCACAATCCTGATTGTGATATCTACTGTTATTCTTCATGCCGAAGTGTATATCAGTAAAAATTACTGCCTTATCAAAAAACATTTATTCTCCAGTTTCTTCAGTATCTAAATCTGATGTATCATAAGTCGTTACTTTTAATGTAGGGTTGTTTAATTTTTTCTGTGCTTCATTTCTAATATGAGCTTCCCACTCTGCATTAAATGTTCGTGTGCTACTTGGATTTAATCCTTCTTCTTCTAGTAAATCGTCTCTAATATTTTGACTACGTTTTTCTAAATTTAAAACTCTTGTAAAACTATTGTTAATTGCCGCAGTATAATATGCAAATGGATTCTGTGATTTAAGTTCATTAAACTGTAATCCAATTTGTGCTAGTTGCAATAATGCTTGTCCACGCATCTCGTCTACATATGTGTAACCTCTCCAGTTACCACGCATGCTATAACGTTCGCATAGTTTAATATACATTTTTGCTAACATGTCCGTTGTTTGTCCATGATGAACATTAAAATGTCCATTATCTTTACCACCGTCCCAATGACTACGTGCTACTTCTGTCCAATCACCCTCAATTACAGCATAGTGCTTAAAAGGAGGAAAGTTACATTTGGAATGTAAGTCAGCTTCTGTTTTTGGTTTGTTTTTTCTATTTTCTTCTGGAATATGGTCAAATGTCATTACCCTTACTACAATGTCATCATCATTAATAGTTTCAACATCAACGGCAAAATCAGCAGCTCTTGGCTTAGTTTTTTTACCTGTTAATCCTTGTTCCCATCGAGCTACTTCTGCCTGATGTGCTATTTTTTGTAGTCTTGTTGCACGGTTTTGTTTTGCCTCTGCAACTGCTTCAGGGGTAATCTCATCAAATCCAGTTACGATCAAATCGTAATGCGTATAGTTTTCGTCTCTACTCCAACAATACGTCATTTTACTGTTATGTATTTCTCTTAACAAATCTTTGTTTGTTAAGTAAAAATTCTTCTTTGGTTTATTCATATTTGAGATTTTCCTTTATGTAGTTAGTATTATACGGCATAAGTTGTGGTAGTGTCAACCGGTTTTTTTAATTTGATAAATACTACGAACGGAGAAGTAATTATGTTAATTGAACATGTTTTAAAAGAGGGAGTTGACAACATAGCTGTATTTTACGGCGGTCGTTTCCAACCTATGCACCAAGGACATCACGATGTTTATAAACATCTGGTTCAAAAGTTTGGTGCGGATAATGTATTTATCGCCACAACATTTAGTCAAAAAGCAGTCAAGGCCCATTCGCAGGGCGACTACAGTAGCGATCCTTTTACATTTGATGAAAAGGCAAGCATTATGAGTAAGATGTTTAATATACCAGGAGATAAAATTATCAAAACAAATCCATACAGACCAGATATGGATGCTGCTGGTAGAGACCCAAATACTACTGCACAAATACTTGTATACGGTGAAAAAGATGCAAATAGACTTGCTACAGGTGGTGAAGGGTTCTTACATAAGTTACCAAATGATATGAATGAATTAATTCCAACTGCACAAGAAAGAGGTTACGTATACGTAGCACCTCTTATGCAAGGTGGAATGAGTGCAAGCGACTTTCGTGCAACTATGTCAAGCGAAGGCGAAGAAGAAGCTAAAAAACAAGCATTTACTAAGTTTTTTGGCAAATACAATGAACAGATTTTTAAATTCATAGAAGAGAGGTTAACATAATGGCAGGCGTAACAAATAAAGCAAAATTAGTATTAAAAGAAAAAGGTAAACCTTTTTTTACATTTGGATTACTTAACCCCTTAACACAAGATGGTGGTGTAGTGTTTCCACTAACGCCAACTATTCAAATGTCTCACAGTGCAAACTATGGAACATATGATGTAGCTGGTTCAATTTATCAACAGAATTACTACATGAATACACCAAACCCTCCAATGTCAGTAACTGCATTATTTCCTGCTAACACAGAAGAAGAAGCAAGATACGCCGCTGCTGCTATACATTTTTTTAGAGTTTGTACAAAATCAGACTTTGGATCACAAGCAGGACCAACTGCAGGTACTCCACCACCAATACTAAAATTTAGTGCATATGGTAGTGTACATGCAACTAATATTCCAGTTGTGATTAGAAACTTTACATATACATTACCAGAAGACACAGATTATGTGGAGTTTGAACAGAACGGCGAAATGCATTCAGTACCTACACTATCATTGTTATCGGTTGAATTAGTTCCACAACTTCCACCAAAAGCAGTTAAAGATAATTTTAACATACGAACTTTTGCAAGTGGAACTTTAATGAAGGGTGGCAACTCGGGAGGATTTATTTAATGGCAACATACAGAACAGATAGTTTATACAGAGATACAAAAATTACTAACAATCAATATTTAGATGAGCTTACTATTGATAATATTGATGTAAAAAATACAACAACTAAAACTATGACATTAAACGAAAAATATGATGAAAAACCTGATTTGTTAGCATATGATTTATATGGTAACGCAAAACTATGGTGGGTGTTTGCAATATTTAATCAAGACGAATTAGCTGATCCAATTTTAGATTTTAAAGCAGGGTTAAAAATTAAAGTTCCTGCAAGGTTCTCATAACATGTCAAGTAACGGCACACTTGCGGATAGAAACAACAATCCAGGAAACATTAGAACAAGCGGAGACAACTGGCAAGGCAGCAGTGGCGAGAATGGTGGCTTTGTTAATTTTACTCATGCCGAGTACGGTGTACGAGCAGTTGCAAAGAATTTATACACAAGTCAAGAAAAACATGGAAATAATTCAGTAGCAGCCATTATTAGTCGTTGGGCACCACCAGGTGAAAATCCCACAGATGCATACATAAGCAAAGTAGCAAAAGATTTGGGTGTCGGTGCATATGATGACTTAGGCAGTTTACGAGATAATCCACAACTAACCGCAGACCTAATAACGTCAATGGCAGATATGGAAGGTGCTAGTACAGGACCTAATGGAAAATTCACCGACGAAGTTGTTGTACAAGGTGTTGCTATGGCAAATGGTACACCTGCATCAGAGATTACATTTGCAGAACAGCCTACAGATTTTGATGACAGTCAATATGGATATGAGCAAGCATCGGGAGTTGACCAACTCTATGCAGAAAATGTAGAAGTAGCAGATGTTCAAAGAACAATAGACTTAGCCCAGTTAGATAGTACAGTTACACCAAATTGGTTAAGCACAGTAGATAGTCCAACATACAGATGGACATTATATCTTGTAAACAATAAAATTTGGGATAATCCAAATTTAATTGGCAACGACGATGCCGCATTAAATAATTCCCAAGCATTTATTATTGCTAAACAAGGTGCTGAAAGTGAATTCAGTGTAGATAACTTTTTATCTCTTGCAAGAATCACGCCAGGTCAGCGACATGGTAATACTACACCGGGTGTAATTCAATTTGATTTATTTGAAAGTTTAGGATTTACATTCATGGATAAAGTGTTAACTGCTGGTAAGTCTCTCGGCAAGCCTGCTAATCTATACTCACAAAACTTTATATTAAAATTAGAATTTTTAGGAAGAGATCCAGTTACTTCCGGAAGTGTTCCTTTTCCTGGTGTATTTTTATACCCAGTTAAGTTTAATCAAATTAGAAGTCAAACTGGACCAGAAGGAACAAGATATAATATTATTGCATGGTCAAATCTTAAACATGCACAAACAGAATCAGTTACACATACAGATGTAACCGTAGAAAATTTTACAACAATACAAGAATATGCTTCGTCAGTAGAAACCTCAATTAACCAATCCGAAATTGATGCTATGTCTGCCGAAGCAAAACAAATGAGCTTAATACCACCAAGGCAAATTAAAATATTATTTGATCCTAACAGTGCATTAGCACAACCAAGAGACGATGATAGAAAAATAGACGGCAACCATTTGAGAAATTTTAACTTGGCTGTTAAAGCATGGGCAGGAACAACTGACACTGCAAGCAGTAATAGAACAGGAGCTAATCCACATGATGCTGATACAAATGTCATTACAATTGAACGAGAAACTGGAATAGGACCAAAACTAGCACAAGACATAAAAAACAATTGCCCAGCATGGGATGAATGGGTATTAGAGGCAACAAAGTATGGATACACACCAAATATAGTAGTTGATCCTGTAATATCATATCCCGAGATAAAACAAAATCACCAATTGTATGGAAATGTAGAACCAGTATTAATTACATATATTATTAAAATTAATATGAATAGAACAACCTTTCCTGGTAGTATTTCTGAAGGAAATGAAAATTTAGTTGATTCGGAATATCAAGTAAACAGATTTAAAACACTAGCAATTGAAAAAAGCTATTCTTATCTCTACACAGGAGTAAATACAGAAGTAATAAACTTTCAATTAGATGTACAAAATTTATTCTTTGTAATAGATCAACCAGGATCAGGAACATTTGTAGCAGGCAGAACCTCAGAAGGTAAACAACAGTTTTCACCTGCTGAAATATCTGATTCATTATTTTTATCAGATATAAAACAATCATCAGTTGAACTAGGATATTTTAATCCAGTGCTTGGTGGTGTTGCAAAAGCAGACTCAGGACCAGAAGCACAGGTAAATGAATATACATACAATACAAATTCAGCAATAGCACGTAGATTACAAGATATGGCTAAAAGAGAATATGACTCATTGAATTTTACTATGGAAATTAAAGGTGACCCGCATTGGATGGGTAACATGCAAGCAACTATTTTAGGTAAGTTAGAAACACCAGATTATTCAGTACAAGATGGACTAATAACATTCTTACAGTTTAATCCCAATGCTGACAAATTATTACAAGAACAAGTCAAGGGAGAAATAGACCCAATAAGTACAGGAGTATACAAATTAACCAGTGTAGAAAGTAGATTTCAAAATGGTCGATTTACACAACAATTAAATGGTATTAAAGATGTTAATTCAAATACAGCTTTACTACTTCCAAAAATAATAGAACTATCAGGAGAATAATATGGCATTAATGAAACACGACGGTGTACACGTTTCGAGACGAGGAACACAACATAACCAATCGAGTATTAACACACTCAGTGGAATATATGTTGGCGAAGTAATAGACAATACTGATAGTTTATACACAGGTAGAATAACTGTACGCATATCTGAATTTGGTTCAAAAGATTCAACAAGAGTATGTTTATTGGCTACACCATATGGTGGGCACACAAAAATACAAGACAGTGGAGATGATGAAACAAAAGAAGCACAAGCACCAACAAGTTATGGATTGTGGCCACAACCGCCAGAAGTAGGAACAAATGTTGTTATAGCATACACTGGTAGTATCGAACAAGGTATTGTAATGGGGTCGTTAATTGCAAAAGATAGAAATGCAATGATGGGTGGTAGAGCAAGTGGACAAGTATATACAGATGACGGCACTTCTTGTGGACCAGCAGTAGAAAAAAATGCAAAGGATACAAACGATGCTGATACTAAACCAGTAGATGAGTATTTTCAATCAGTGTTAAATCAGCAAGGTCTAAGTTTAGATTATGTTAGAGGACACAGTCAAAGTAGTGCTAGGAGAGAGTCGCCAAGTAAGGTATTTGGTATTACAACACGTCAAGGACATGTACTTACATTAGATGACGGCGATAGTAACAATTCTAGTAACAATATTAGATTGCGAACTAAAAGTGGTGCCCAACTTTTAATGGATGACAGTAATGGTTTTGTTTTTATTACAAACCAGTCAGGCGATGCTTGGATCGAAATGGACTTTGCAGGTCACATAGATGTTTATAGTAAAGCAGGTATCAGTATGCACACTGAAGGTGATTATAACGTACATGCCAAAGGCAGTATTAACATGCAAGCAGAAATAGGTGTAAACATAAAAAGCACAGGCGGTGATGGAATAAAATTAGAAACAACACAAGGTGCAATTGATGTATATAGTGCATTAGATATGAACTTGCAATCAGCTACTAATTATAATTTACTAGTAGAAGGTAATCAAGTTATTACTGGTACACAAATAGATATGAACCCATCAAAAGAAGCAGCGCCGGCAACAAAAACTCCAATACAAAATCAAATATCAAACACTAACATAAAAACAAGTACTGCAAGTAGAGTACCAGAAAAACATCCGTGGCAAGGAGTAAGCGGCGTAGAAGAAACATTTACATCAGGTAAAGGAAATATTTTATAATGCCAAGTTTTAATTTACAATCAACAGTTGATAGTAAAAATCTTATAGATTATAGTTTGTTTACTGTAATTGATAGCGATGCAGTGAATACTCTTATACCCTTGTCTGAACTTGAAGCAAGCGATAAATTAATTAATGCTAAAATAAGAAGCATTAAATGGCTTGGGTACAATAAAAATTCAGTTATTGGATATAAAAGAACTGTAGGATTAAACGGCAATGGCTTAACAGAAGCTGAAGCATATACAATTTGGATAGAAGAATTCAAAGACAAAGAAAGAGCGTTTAAAAAACAATTTCCATTAACTTCGTTAACACAAACACAATATGATGCTATGTTAAGTTTGTATGCAGACACAGGAACATTTTCACGTGTAGGCAAAGCAACAAGACAATTTGAAATATTTGATTTTGTCACAGATAAAAAATGGGATTATGTAGCAACTGCATTAACACTAAGTGGTGCCGACAGACTTAACCGACAAGTAGATGCAAAAATATTAATGCTTGGAGATTACGGAACATACAGAGATAGAAGTTACATTAAAGAAGATGGCATACAAGAACTTTTAAAAGAATACATTACTAACCAAATGAATGACGAACAAAGAAGTCAAGCAGAATATGTTTATTATGCAGAAACAAAAAGATTCTTGCCAAACATGACTGAGAGTAGAAAAAGGCTTTTAGCAAAACAACTCAGTTAACTCATTACAAAATAATTTAAATACTATTATAATGCAAGGAAAATAAACTTGAATAAAAGCGTTTTACTACTTAATGCTGATGGGCAACCATTATCACAAATGCCACTTAGCACAGTCAGTTGGCAAGATGCAATTAAGGCCATGTGGTCGGAAAAAGTACACGTAATTAAAAATTATGATGATGAGTTTCTCCGGTCACCAACAGTAACTATTCCATACCCAAGCATTATTATGCTTAACACTTATCACAAGCAACCCTCCAAAGCAAAATTCACTCGTAGAAATTTATATGTCAGAGACAAATACTGTTGCCAATACTGTGGCGACAGGTTTGTTTACAATGACTTAACAATTGATCATGTTATTCCAAAGTCAAAAGGTGGAAGACTAACATGGGAAAACAGTGTTACTGCTTGTGGTCCATGCAATGTAAAGAAAGGCGATAGCTTATATCCTTTACCTATGCAACGACCAACACACCCTTCGTGGTACCAAATAAACTATGCTTACCAGCATCATACACTAATAATACCCGATGCAGCTTGGCAAAAGTACATACATTGGCAAGAAGATAAGCTAATTATAGAACCATTATCTACTTAGTTAATCTTTTGCATAAATAGTTGTATGAGCAATATATTTGGATATACAACAATTAACGAATCTTACACAAGTAAAAATCTGAGTGGCTTAGAATTAGCCAAACAGGATCTAATAAACCATTTTCATATACGTAAAGGAGAGAAATGGACAGACCCTACGTTTGGGTGTGACTTGCCTCTTTATATATTTGAACCACTAGATCAATCAACTCAAGACGACATTAATCAAGAAGTTTATAGGGTAATAAGTTACGATCCTAGATTTCAAATAGTTGACACAAATATAAGAGTCGTGCAAGAAGCACACTCAGTAACAGTTAATGTAAAATTAAATTACTTACCAACAACAACTGCAACCGACTTGCAGATCAAATTCGATAGAGAATTTATAGAAAACGCAGAGTTTTAATTATGGCACAAAAATCAAGACAAAATAAACTTTTTGCGGCAGAAGACTTTACAGTAATCTACGAATCATATGTTAATGCAAACTTTCAAGCATTTGACTTTGATACTATTAGAACTGCAATGGTTGACTATGTACGCAATAATTATCCAGAAAATTACAATGACTGGATAGAATCAGCTGAATTTGTATCACTACTAGATGTAGTTGCACAGTTTGGACACAACTTAGCATATCGAGTAGATATGAATGCTAGGAATAATTTTTTAAGTACAGCACAAAAACAAGAGTCAATTTACAAGTTAGCAGAGTTTTTAGGATATCAGCCAAGACGCAATGTGCCAGCGTACGGTGAACTAAAAGTAGTAAGTGTTAAAACAAACGAAAATATTATTGGAAGTGATGGAACAAGTTTAGGCGGGCGAGATATTAAATATGAAATCTCAAACAATATTAATAACTTAGATGATTTCATTACAGTACTGAACTCTGTATTACAAAATAGTAATCGTTATGGTAGTCCAAAAAAGTCAGTAGTAATTAATAATATCAAAACAGATTTTTATGATCTTAATAATACACCCAATCAAATTAAATTTGATGCACAAGGATCAGTATTAGGATCATCTGCACCCTTTAATATTATAAGCAGTAACTATGATAACGACACAAGAAACTTTACAGAAAAATATCCAGATCCAGTAGGAAGTTTTGGAATATATTATAAAGATGATGGAAAAGGAATAACCAGTGTTAATACTGGATTTTTCCTTGGCATTAAGCAAGGATCATTGCAGTTTCAAGACTTTAATATAGATACTCCTATTGACAGTATGTCTTTGGATGTTAATGTTAAAAATATAAACAACTCAGACATATGGGTACAAAATGTTAATAGTACAGGTAATGTTGTTAAACAATGGACCAAAGTTAAAGATGTTAATAGTAATGTAATTTATAATAATTTAACAACAGGTGAACGTGACATATTCAGCGTTAAAACAAGAAAAGATAATCAGATATCAGTTTTGTTTCCTGATAGTACATTTGGTAATGTTCCAAAAGATACTATTAGAATATGGTATAGAACAAGTGTAAACAATACATATATTTTAAGACCAGACGATTTTCAATCTAAAAAAATACAAATAAACTATACTGGTACTGACGGTAATATTTATGTAGCATCATTTTTAGTGCAACTTAAACAATCAATTTCTACTGCTAGTTCAAATGAAAGTTTAGACGAGATAAGAGAAAATGCTCCAAAGAATTATGCTAGTCAAGATAGAATGATTACTGCATCAGACTACAACACAATGCTAGGAAACACAAATGGTGGAATATTAAAAATCAAAAGTGTCAATCGAACATTTAGTGGACACAGTAGATATTCTAAATTTATTGACCCAACCGGAACATACAGTAATTTATACTTAACAGGAAATGATGCGTCATTGCAATCAACTAATGACATACAACAAATGTCTGCAGCATCAACAGAAAATGCTAATCAAATATTTGAAAAATATTTAAAGAATATATTAGACAATGACGAATTTGTAAATTTATATTATACAAGATACAGAAAACATTTTGTAGCACTAGCAGTTGCAGCCGATCACTTTGATGGTGTAGTTAATTCGGGTAGTGGATTTTCTACAAACACAACTGAAACAGTACAATCTGCATCTACATACACTTGGAACACAGATAGTACTACTGCAAGTAACATTTTAAATGGCTACTTCACAGATTCTACAAATACCAGAAAAAGAGTAGGTACTACTGTAAGTGATTATACACAATACATTACACCTGGTGCATTAATTAAATTTAAGCATGTAACAACAGATGATACTCCAGTAACTACATACAAATGGGCCAAAGTTATTAGTGTTGCAGGACATGGATTAGGCATAGAAGGTACAGGAAGTAATGCAGGACAACCAACTGGTAAGAAGGCAGATGGCACAGGCGCTATTGTATTAGACACTAACATAAAAGCTTCTAGTACTATTGAAATTATATATCCTGCTTTATCTAAAAAATTCTCTGTAAGAGAACAAGAACTAATTACAGATATGTTAGAAGCAAAAAGATCATTTAATTTAAAATATATTCCAGAAAATAAATCATGGAGAGTTGATTTCCAATCCGAAGATATAAACTATGCTAATAGCACACCAGCTAATTATCCACCAGACTTTAATACAAAAGATGCAAGTTGGGTTATTTGGGTAGAATATACAGACACAAATTATGATATATATTTGAGAACTCTAGGATTTAAATTTGCAAGCAACACAGTACATTTGGGTAATATTAAAAACGAACTAGAAATAGGAACGTATACTAAAAAAGCAAAACGAGATATTATTACTATGCTAGGCGCTGATGGAACAAATATAACTACTACTGGAACTTTTTATGTATATGGATATAATAATTATATAGATTCAGATGATTACAGATTAACATTAATTGATACTAATGCAGACAGTAGACCAGATAATCCAGATACATTTAGAGATGTAGTAGGTGCCGGGAACACAGAACTACCTAATCCAGCAAACTTTCAATGGGAGCATATTGCTACAGATAACCAAGCAGTGGATCCAAGTTTTACAAATATTATTGATGTATTTGCATTATCAAAATCGTATGATACAGAATATAAAAATTATTTAAATGATATAACATTAAGCGAACCAATTCCACCTTCTAGTTATCAATTAGGAACACAGTTTTCTAGTGTTCAAGATAAAAAAGCAATAAGTGATACAATAGTTTATAAGCCAGTTAAATATAAACCATTGTTTGGAACACACGCAGAACCACAACTTAGAGCAAGGTTTAGAATAATTAAATTGTTTGGCTCTAACATCACCGACAGTGATTTAAAAACAAAAACAGTATCAGCTATAAACAGTTTCTTTGATTCAAGTAATTGGGACTTTGGTGAAACATTTTATTTTACAGAGTTGGCTGCATATGTACACAAAGAACTAGCAGGCATTCTAAGTAGTTTTGTTATTGTACCACAAGGTGCAGGAAGTGTATTTGGAGATATGTTTGAATATACACCAAACACAGATGAACTTATTATACCAGATGTGAATGTAGATGATATTGATATTATTGAAAACATTACAGACGCAAATATTAAAGCAGGAAGTTAATAATGGCTAAGAAAAAAGCAGGACAACAAAAAGTCAACAATGTAAAATCTAGTAATTTTTTACCTAGTATTTTTCAAACAGAACTTAATAAAAGTTGGCTAGATAGTACACTAGATCAAATGGTTTCTAAAGGACCGCTTGATAATATAGATGGCTATATAGGTAGTAAGCACGGTAACATAGCAAAAGCCAATGATGTGTATATTGAGTCACAGGATTCTAAAACACAATTAACTCCTGCACTTGTATCATATGATAAACAAAAACAATTAACTAATTCGATTGCGTTTGATGATATTGCTAATTCTATAAACACAAACTTTGCTACATACAATTACAATTCAGCATATTCATCTGATAGATATACATTTAACCCACCAATTGATATTGACAAATTTGTTAACCATACCAACTATCGTTGGGTACCGGAGTTACCGGTATACGAAAGTATATGGACAGGTACTAGTAAAAACCCAATAACAGATATACAAACTAATGGCATCTCAACACTAACAGATGATAACAATACATTTACAGTTGAAAACCAAATGCTTATTAAGTTTACTGGGTCAGGTTGGGATGCAAGTGTTTTAAATAAAACATATATCGTAGCAGGCTCAGTAGGTGAACACAAGTTGTATGAATATTTAGATGCAAGTGGAAACAGAGTATACAATAATACAGTAAGTCATTCAGAAGATGCAGATGGTGGATGGTGGAATGGAATATTACACACTGTAGAATTAAACACTAGCTATAGTGGCTATCAAGCAAGTTCTGTTGAATCTCCACAACAACTAGTAGACCACTACAATGATGATCTTACTTCTTTAAAACTGCCGTATTTTAGTGGATTTACATTTCTTAACTACAAACCAGAATCTAACAACACACAACTTATTAAAAACACTCTTGTAAAATTTACAGGAAGTTGGACACATACAGGTATAACAAACAATACTGATATATTTTCGCTAACAATTGATGCTACTACAGGAGATGTATCCATTGCGGCTGCAACTGCTGACGAGATAGCATCAGCAAATACAACACTATCACCAGACAATAATTTAATGTACAACGAAGGATTTCCAGTAGATCCACAAAGAGATTATATTGTAATTGCAAAAGAAGATTCCGGACAAACTGCATGGAGTAGAGCCAACCATTGGGTTAACATCAGTACAATTAAAAAACTACAAGAACTGATACCTACATACGATTTTACAGAAGTTAAAAACATTAAAAGAAAAGCACAACGACCTATTATAGAATATAATGCAGAACTACACTTATGGGACACGCAAACAAAAACAAAAATTAATCAATATCCTTTGTATAAATTCTTTAACACAGAAGGTGAATCACTTGAAGGTGGATGTAATAAATCATTTACAGGTGAGAAGATTTTTGGTTATAAAGAAGGAACAGGTACTAACGATACTGAACTAGGGTTTCCATTAAGTTATAAGGACACACCAAAGGGTGCTGAGTATGAATTTGAAAACTTTATTTTAACACACGAATACTATACTAATCATTCTAATGCAGAATATTCAAAGGCAACGTATTCAAAGGAGCAACTAGGATACAACTTCTTTAAACAAAATAATGTGTTAAAAACTATTTACACACCAGCTGGTATTCCAGCAGGTGCTTGGTCAACTGCACAATATAAAGTAGATACAACTGATGCCGCATTAGAAATTCCATATGGATCTGATAATTTTAAATTAAATGAAACATTCTTTTTACATAAAATAGATAATAACATTTCTATTAGTGTTGCATACAGCAACGGCACTACTAATACAATGCATACTGGTAATGCGGAATTATATACAGTATGTGAAAGTGAAACAATTGAATTTAATAACTTAACTGATATAACATCAACAGAAATAAAAATAATTTCAAACGGAGTAGACATTGAATCAACTTCTATACCCGAAATTACATTTACAAGAACTAGTGATAAAATAACTTTAGTAACAAGTGGGTCAAGTAATGGTAAGCAATTTAATGTAGTACATGACGATGGTTCTACAGTAACAGTATTACAATCATTTATTATTGATACTGAATGCAATAAATCATTTTACAAAATTCAACTTAATGGTGCAAACATTGATCCATCAAAAGTAACTATTAACGCAACAACTATTTCAATAGACGAAAGCATACTTGCATTAGATGACTTAGTGGACTTTAGTTGGAGAAGCAATGATTTAACAAACGAAACAACTGATATAAGTTTACCTGATGTACATGTTCATAACTCAAGTAACTCAGTAATTAAAACATTTACAATGAGCGAAACAATTAATCATTGGACAGATAAATTAAACTCTATGCCAGGATTTGATATTACCCTCGCTGATAATAATTATGCTAGTATACCTCATACTACACAGTATGGTGGAACAATCTTTGTACATGAGAATAATACTACAATGCATGACATTAATTATTCTAACAAAAAAGCAACAATTACTGGAGCATTAGTAGAACAAGGAAAAGAATTTAATGCATTTAGAACAAGAGTAAGTTCACAAGCAAGACGATTATTTACATTGGGTACTTCAAGTGTACAACAATTAACAGATGATGCAATTACTGAAATCATTAGAAACAAACAAAAAAATACATTGTATAATACATCTAATATGCTATACGGTGAGCTATCTAACAAACAACAATTTAGTTTAGAAGGCGCTATATCTACTTTGCCAAAAACATTTAAAACAAGATTTACATTTAACGGTGATACTAATATTAGAGATCATGTATATGTTTACTTAACAGAAAACAATGGAAGTGACAAACAAATTAGAAGACTTCTTCTAAAAGATAGAGATTATAGATTCTTAAGTAACACAGTAGAAATACTTATTGACTATGCAGCCTTAGACAGTAATCTAACAGAACCTAAATTAGAAGTTTATCATATTAAAATGGACGAAGCAAGTTTTGTTCCGCCTAGTATGGTAAAACTTGGATTAGCATATGGTGTAGAACCACAAGTAAACAACGGCATATTATATACACACGATGGTAAAGAAATTAGTGTTACTGATGAAACTAGTTTAATAGACTTAGACTCTACAACATTTGATCCTGTAAACGCAGTAGTATACGAAATGGAAAAACGTATATATGCAGGACTTGTTAAAGAAGATTATATGTATAGTGATGAGAAAAAAGGAAGAAATAAATTTAATTCTCCAGTTGAGTACTTGCCAACAGAACATGTAAACACGTGGTTTAAATTAAATGATTTAAATAACTATTTAGAAAAATATTATTACAAGTGGGCTAGACTCAACAATATTACAAGTCTAAACACAGATAACTATTATGATGCTGCAGATCCATTTACTTGGAACTACAGTACATTATCAATTGGTAGTGAATCAATGCCAGGACATTGGAAGGGTGCATACACACATATATTTGGTACAGCTACTCCTCACTTAACTCCTTGGCACATGCTAGGACATGCATTTAAACCAACATGGTGGGACACACATTACAGTTGGACAGACGCAACTAAACGTACTGCATTAATTAACGCATTAACAAACGGTATAGTTTCAAATCCAAGCAGTAATACCATACAAGTTTTACGCAACGCAAGATACACATGGGACTGGAGAGATGTTCCAACAGGCAATTGTCCAGTTAAAACTGACGGTACACTAGAAGACCCAGATACAGTTTTAGGAACTCCATCAAACGTTGATAAAGAACAAGACTTTGTGTTTGGTGATTGGGGTCCTGTAGAAGCACAATGGAGATTTAGTGCAGAAGGACAAGCAGTATTATTAGATGCAGTATTAAAATTAAATCCTGCAAAAGCATGGACAGACTTTTTCCAACCAGGTGCAATAGACAGTTATAAATCTGTTATTAAAAATATAAATCATTATACACAAGATTTAATTAATACTAAAGATTTTAAAATTCCAGGAAAAATATATGAGAGTAGTATTTACAGTTTAAAACTTAAAACAACTTCTCAATCTAATTTAGAAAAAGATGGATACTTTAATATTATAGATGATGATCAAAGTACGTTTGCTAGAGCAAGATATGTACTCAATGATATTAGTCTAGCATCCGGTTCAACTGATAGTATTAGTTTAATTGAAAGAGGATTAAACTTTACCGGGTATCCGATTGTTTCATATGCTGGTTCTGATTCAGTAACAAATTCTATAAACGTTGATATTAAACTTAAACAAATTCCATTTACAGCAAATGGAATAGCACAAGCACAATATAATTATTTAATTAGAAATAGTATTGATGTTAACTTAGAAGATTTATATACAAAACTAGAAACAAAATTACAAGCAAAAGTTAACGGCTTCACTAATAAACATTTATTAAATTTATCATCAGAAACTAGTACAGTAGGAGACCTTACACTAGGAGCAGAAGACTTTAATGTTAGTATGTACGAAGGTTCATTAAATGAACTAGTTACTGCAAGTTCTGTGCTTGTAACAAAAACAGTTCTTGGATATAAAGTTGAAGGGTTTAATAACAATACAAGAGAGTTTAAATTTTATGAACCAAACATAGATAACCCAACAGATTACATAACAAAAGATATTAATGGACAAGCACTAAGACGATATAATAAATTTGTAACAGTGCCTAGTATAGCAGAGTATGATACACAATTTAGCAAAACACAAGACATGTATAATTTTGTAAGAGGCTACTGGAAGTGGATGGAAGTTCAAGGATATACTCCTCAAAATGACAGTGATGTTGCATCTACTGATTTTATTAATTGGGCAGTAACAGCAGAAGTAAATGATTCTACTATTTTACATCTGGGACAATTAATACAATACAAACCAGCAACGGGTCATGTATATGAGTTTAATACATTAGAGTACAACAGTAATGATATTCTGTCAACAGATCATACTAGAATAGATAACAGCAAATTAGGTATCAAGCGTATCGATGGAATAGTTTCAATTGAAACAAAGGATAGCGAATTTATAGGAAGCACTACTAGTGCTGTGTTAAACTACGAACATATTATTATATTAGAAAATAAAACAAAATTAGGAGTAACTATTTACGATGATATTAAATCTAATAGTTTACAAAGACTTGTACTAACTGGACAAAGAACACTAAACTGGACTGGAGAGAAAAAAGCACCTGGTTATTTAATAGTTAATGATAGTATTGTACAGAACTTTGATAGTGCAGTACAAAGTGTTGATAACATATACAGAACAGACGTAGATGAATTTAATTTATCTTTTTCTAAATCAAAAGATTTAACAATTGGAAATATAGAAGGACAAATGCTAGATGGATTAGGCATTAATAAAAATGTACTTACAAATTATTATCAAGGTATGATAAAAGAAAAAGGCACAAAAGGTGCAATAGAACATGTAGGTAAAAGCAACATACTCCACAAAGCAGAAACAACAGTTTCAACATACGAACAATATATGTTTAGGCAAACATATTTAGGTAATAACGACTTTGAGGCAGCACTTGAAATAGAATTAAAATCAAGTGATATTAACTCATCGCCGCAAGTAATAACATTAGATTCAACTTCAACCGCATCTAATGTTATTAAAATAACTGACGATAGAGTTGTTAATTCAACAGGAACATCTCCTCTCATTACATTTGAAGAAGTAGAATATGATGATGCAAATTTAGATATACTTACTGGTGGTGAAGCACTTGTTACTGAAACAGATTATCAAGTATTAAGTTCAAACGAAATAAGTTCTGTATTTGACAGTACGGCCGATTATGCAACTATTCCAACTTGGAGTCCTACTGTAAGTTACAAAAAAGGCGATCAAGTTCGATTCCGTGGACATCTGTGGAAATGTAAAGTTAACTTTACTGGATTAGATGTTGTATCACCTACTATAGAAGCAACTACTCCATTAGCAACAGACCAAAATATACTTACATATGGAACAGTGGCAAGCATTGACGGTACAGTAACTACTATTCAAAGAACTAGAGAAGTTTATAACGACATTGTTGCAACTGGCTCAAGTTTCACTCCATTCTTAGAAAGCGAAACACTTGAAATAGGATATCTAGCAAACATGACTCCTATTACATTTTCAAAACAAGAAAGTATACCAACAGTAGTTGGACCAGCAGCTATAAAAGGCGAAGCAGGCCCTATTAGTTTTAATGATGTTACTGGCAAAGCTATTACTATTAATATTAGAAACACAGCTTCTAATGGAACAATTACAGACAACAATACAGTAGTTAACTTTGATACAACACCACTAAATGTAGTTGAAAACTTTACTGGCGATGGAATTGAAACACAATTTACTATAGCACAAATATTGTCTAGTAGTACTTACGCAGTAGATAGTATAACAATTAACGGTAACTTAGCAACTGCAATAACTGACTATAATGTAGCTTCGCAAGTTATTACGTTTACATCTCCACCAGCAAATGCTTCTGCTATTATTGTAACATTAGTACACATTCCAAACCAAATGAGTGCGGAAGATATTAAAGACCATATTAATAATGCCGGTATAACAAACCTAACTGCATCGCTTGAAACAGCTGGTACTGTTGAAGTATTGCAATTAAGTTATCAAGATACTGACATAGGAAATCAATTAGTATTAGAAGCAGGCTCAACTAATAATGATTTAGGATTTATAACAACCCCTACTCCAAATCAACAAATAGTTGCTTCTCAACTAATACAAGGTGTTATTACTCCAACTAACTTAACTGTTGAAGAAGTAAGAGATCAAATCAATGCTACGGCAAATCTTGCCGCACAAATAACAGCATCTGTGTCTGGTGGTAACATTGTATTAACTGATACAGATGGTAGTGTTAACTTAGCAATATCAGGTACTGCTAGAACAAAATTAGGACTGGAAACATCTTACTCAACTGGTACATCAACAGAGAATCGTTCAGCGACTTATGCCGAAGCAGTTGCAGATATACAAGCAACACTTACTGCTCAAAGCATATCAGGTGTTAATGTTGTACTTGTTGGTAACGCAATTAAATTTGAATCAACTAACTCAAGTTTAAACTTAGGCGATACTGATTTTAATTCTCAAACAGGATTACAAACAGGTATTATATATGCTTCTGAAGGTGATGTTGATAACGATTGGGATACTGAACATTACGCATATTTTGATCCAATAGTAGATGACCCAGCATTATACAATATATTAATAGCAGATGACAGTGACTTTGAAATTGAAAGTTTTGGAGATGTGGTTACTAAATTCTGGGGATGGAATGTTCTTCAAGTAACACAAAGACGAATATGGAAATATCCAGGGCAATGGGAAGATTCAAATTTATATAGTTTACCAAGTGCTAGTAAAAATGCAGCGACAGTGGCTGCAGGTGGCACGGCTACTACATGTGGCATATGTGCAGGACTATCAAGCAAAGATGGTAATGATGCTGAGATAACAACTAACCTACCACATCAGCTCAATGTAGGAGATTATGTGCAACTATTAAACACAGACACTACTCCAACTATTGATGGTATACACAAAGTAACAAAAATTGATCCAAATGATGCTTACGTATTTTACATTGATGAATTTATTGAAAAGTGTGGTAATGCACAGTCTATTATGCCGCTAGTAACTACTAGATTTAAAAACAAAGATCAAAGAGGAGATACTGCATCAACTACAGTATTTGGTGCAGAAGATTCTAGGCGTTGGAATATTCCAGTAGGTGCTCTTACTTTTGTTAACAACGTCGATGGTGTAAGAGGAACATTTGTTGAGAAGAAAACAGCAACTAGCCCAACATATGAGTTTGTTAGAACTAACACTACAAGACCTACTAATAAAGACATAGACAGTGTAATAATTTACAATCAAAAAACTAACCAATCAAAAGTACAATTAGAAGTATGGGACCCAATGAGAAAGATTATTCCTGGCATTGCACAAAGAAACTTAGACTATATTAATTTTTCTGATAATGCAATTTATAGTACTTCAACAGACGAAAGTCATTTAACAGATGAAGATAATGCATGGGGCTCAGAACAACTTGGTACTAGATGGTGGGATACAAGCAGAGCAAGATATTATGATTACGATCAAGGTGGCTTAAGAGTAGCAGGGTCGTGGGGTTACTTATACCCAGGAGCCGAAATTGCAGTATGGGAATGGATTAAGTCAAATGTAGCACCAGATGATTATGCTAAAGCAGTAACTGAATCAAAAGAAATGTTTGGCACAGTTGCAACCGGAGAAGCATATTTTATATATGACAGTGTTGCAAAAGAAAATGTTTACTACTATACAACAGAAAAAGAATACAATAGTGACACAGGAAATTATAATGATGTATATTATTTCTGGGTTAAAAATAAAACAACCACAACTGATACAAGAACATTATCAGCATTTGATGTAGCTAATATAATTGAAAATCCATCAGCAAATGGTATCAGTTGGTTTGCAGTAACAAATAACAATTCATTTATTGTTAGTAACATTAATTATTATCTAGAAGATGAAAATACTGTATTACAAATTAACAAAGCAGGCAATAAATTTAACTCACACAACGAGTGGACAATGATTGCTAAAGATAAAGATTTAATTCCAGAATATTATTTTAATTCAATGAAGCATAGCTTCTCTGGTGTAAATTCAGCAACAGGTGACGCTATTCCATATTCTACATTACATAGATTTAATCGCTATGGCAATGATATGGATATTGGACAAACATGGTTTAATGATTTATCGGGTGCTAGAAGAAATGCAGTTGTAACACTTAATGAAATATTTAAAAACATTAATCTAAATGATGTATATAAAAATACATGGGATAAAACATTTATAGCTAATAAATTTCCTACTCTATTATGGGAGTGGATAGACTATAAATTAGAAACATACAACAGTACATATAATCATACAAAAACAATCACAGCCTATTCAGATTTAAATACCATAGACAGAGATTTTCATTCAGTGGTTAAATTAATTATGTTTGACGAAGTAGACGAACTTGATAGAAGTGAGACGTATGCTTACAATAATGAAAACAAAGTTTGGGAGTTAGTACTTAAAAAGAACAACACAATTAAATTAGACGAAGGGTTGTTATCAGCAACAGGTGGCTGGGATAAAAATGCATGGGATTCCACACCTTGGGATTTTGCAGACATTTCTAGTTATTGGCTAACATTATTAGATGCACTACGAGATGATATATTTGTTGGATATTACAAAGATAAAATGAACACTTTCTTCTTTAGTGTTATTCATTACATACTAAGTTCGTTTAATCAAACAAACTGGATTAGAAAAACAACTTATATTAAATTAGAATTTACTGGTCCACTTAAAACTGATGTTAGAAAATATACGAAAAACAAAATCAATAATGTGCTTGGGTACATACAAGAAGTTAAACCTTTCCATACTAAGTCAAGTACAGTACTTGCAAGCCATACTAACATAGACGAAGTAGGACTAACTGTTACGGAAACTCCACAAACAGTTATAAGCATTAAGCCATCTGCATACGATGGCGTGTTTGGTAACGATAGATATTCAGGTGGCATCTTTGCTACTGACCATTCTAGTACAGACATATACGCAGGTGGCGACTTTACTACTGACCATTCTAGTACAGACATATACAGCGGACCAGACTTCACAGAAGCAGAACTGTTTAACTACACAGTAGATGGTCATAATAGAAACAGTTTAGTAGAAGTTAAGCCATTAGAATTATTAAGAATTAACGTACAAACAAATGCGTCAGGTAGCACACATGCTAATGATTCATTAACGTTTGCACACATACAAGACTACAGTGGATATGTAAATGCATATGCACTAACGGAATCAAAAGAAACAACATTAACATCACCGCTTACTTTAACAGACACAACTATAAGTGTAGCAAGCACAACTGCATTTAGCAGTGTTGGTATTGCATACATAAAAGGTGAGTTAATAGAATATAGTGTAGTAGATGCTACAACATTAGGAATTACAAAACGTGAACTAGCAGGAACATTTAAAGTTCTTGCAAGTACTGGAGACTCAATAGTAGATGTAACAAATTCAAAACTTACATTTGCAAATGAAGACCCAAGTCATTATCAGTACAACACGTTAAGTGATACAATTTTAAACAGCCCAGGCTCAACACAAGCACAAGAGTTGCAATCATTAGGCAAGGGTATAGAGTTATAATACTATTTAACGAATTGCATAAATAGTGTATAAGGAATAGGAATATGAAAACATTAAACGAAAACTCAAATGTTAAAGTAGAAGGACACGTTGTAATCACAGATGTTGATTCAGGCGAAGTTTTACTTGACAAATATAACGCAATTAACTTTCAGAACTTTGCATATGCGGTAGCACAAGCAATGAGTGGAGGAACTACATATGCTATAAGCAAACTAGCTTTTGGCTTTGGTGGTACTACAATTGACGTTAATGGAAATATAACATACAAAGATGCAAGAGTATCTGGCGAAGTAGTGGACGGACTATACAGTCCAAGTCCAGCAACAATAGGTGACGATCCGGCAGTAAGTCCATTGCAAAAAGCAGTAACTACATTTACTGTTAATAATGCAGCCAATCAACCATACACGGATTTAGAGTGTAAGGTTATATTAGATTACGACGAACCAGACCCATCGGGACCAACTACAGACAATGCATCAGATTTTGATGATGCTGATAGTTTTGTATTTGACGAAATTGCATTAATGTCTAGTGCAGATACTTACTTGACACATTTAATATTCCATCCTATTCAAAAAAGTAATAACAGAAAATTAGAGATATTATATACTCTAAGAATTAGAGCAGGAGTATAATATGGCATCAGGATATACAATTAGCAAACACGGTGTAACAGGCACTAACAATGGCGGAAGTTTTAATATTGCTGATGAAACTGTAAACACATTAGATACTAGTTTAAGTTTAGTGGGCAAGTATCATGTTGGATACGGTGCCGACATTGCACAAAATCAGGTCAGCTTATTAGAAAACTTTGCAAGTGACAATGAGCCAAGTAATCCAATAGAAGGACAGCTTTGGTGGAAACCAGTAGACACACAATTGTTTGTACGAAGCAATGGTGCGTGGATTGGCATAGATATGTCTGATCGAATAATTTCAGTGAAAGATACATTAGGTGCATATCATACAGTAATTTTATCTACAGTAAATTCAGTACCAGTTTCACTTACAAGTACAGAGACAGACTGGGTTATTCATGTAGATCAGACAGACATTGAACCTCACTTTAGAGATAATGGTTTAGTAGGAACACCAGGTTCAGCAACTATTAAAGCAGGTATTAATTTAAACACAGACAGTACAAAAGCAATGAAGTTTCACGGAACTGCAACTACGGCACAATACGCTGACGTGGCAGAGCTTTATACTTCAGATGAAGAATATGCTCCAGGTACTGTTATAACAAATAATGCTGATGACTCACAAGAAGTTACACAAACAGTTAACTCCTTAGACAGTAAAGTAATTGGTGTAGTAACAACAGACCCTGCATTATTAATGAATAGTACTTTAGATGGAACTACTGTTGGTGTAGCACTATTAGGTAGAACTCCATGTAAAGTTATCGGAACAATCAATAAAGGTGATAGAATTATCAGCAGTAGTGTTCCAGGACACGGCCAATCTGAAAAGAATGTAAGCGAATATACATATCAGCATGTTATTGGCAGAGCGGTTGAGTCTAAAACATCTACAGGCGAAGGAACCGTTGAAGTAATAGTTGGAGTAAAGTAAATGCTGCCTAAGCCTATTTCGGTCACAGCAATAGATTTAATAGAAGCCCAAGATCTGAATGATCTTGTTGCCTTTTATAATGAGCTTTGGAATGACCCTAGTACTGGCCCTTTTACATATGCAACACACAATGATGCAGTAGGTCCCAATCATGATGGAACTACACACAATGATCCACTTAATTTAGATAGAAGATACGGCTGGGGACAATCCGCAGCAACAATTAATCCCACACCAATAGCATCAACTTCTTTAAATAATTATAATGGTACAGTGGTTACACTCAATGACATTAATCAAATTACTGCTCAAATAAACGCAGGTGGATATCACAAAGAAGACAATCCAATTATTGGCGGACTAATAGCACTCACGGGTGCAGATACACTTTCGGTGGGAGACAAAATTCCAACTTCATTATACAACAGTGTATGCACACTTGCAGACAATTTGTTTACAGATCAATATAAAACAGACTGGCTTAATCTAAATCCAACCGAAGTTACATCAGTTAATACTTCTAGTTGGACAGCCGACTTAGAGGTAGTTCATAAATTTGTATTCACAGACTACAACGAAGCTAGACACTTTTTTAATAGTGGTGGAGAGTTTACATTAGAATTAAGTATGGCAAATGGCGGCAACTCATATAACCAAGTATGGCAAAATATATTTGATCAATTTGATAGTATTAGAATTGGTGCTGAAACTTGTAGAGTTGTTCACGACTCCGGCGCTGATAACGGTGAAACACAATATGATGTAATATCCACTAGTGGAGTTAACAAAGGATTCTACACTGGACTAATATATTCATCTACTCCAGAGTTTAATACTATACTTGATGCAGGTGTTTTTAGATATGCAAGCGGTGGCGACTATGCTTATGCTTATGCTTATGCCTATGCTCATGTATATGAGTATAGTGAGTATAACAGCAGAAGAATTAGAATACAAATAAAAGCAGATGAAGTAGGTGGAACATTTAATATATACGTTAAAGTTATATTAATTGAAGATGTTGATGATTTATCTCCTATTACACAAAATATTACATTAACATCTGGATACGCACAACCTAGTACAGTACCAGATATTGCTGACTTAGTAGGTGTACCATACGCTACAGTAGGATCAACTTTATACCAATTTATAGAAAGAGCAGCTCCTATTGTCGAAGAATGGTACGTAGATGACTCTAATCCAAGTGTACTAGGATGGCAATCTGTAGATGTTACATCACCACAGCAACTAGAAGATTGGATAGACGGCTCAACAAACTGGACATACAGTGGATCTGGCACCATATTCAACAAGAACTCATAAATTCCTATTGACAATCAAGACTAAATAGTGTATTATATACATACATAATGAAGGAGTATTCTATGGACGAAAGACTCGAGAAGGCATTAGACTTTAGTAACTATGCTTTAACGATTAACAATCAAAAGAGAAATATCAGGAACAGAGTAGCACAACTACAAATTGTACATCACTTAGGTGGTGTGTTTATTGCTAATCACGAAACAATTGCTTTTGTAAAAACATTAATAGATCTAAAACACAAAAGTTCTGTTGTTATTGATAGTAAAAATAATCCTATTACAGTAAAAAGTTTAAAAGAATTACTAGAAAAATTAGTAGATGCATATACAAGTGCTACTACAGAATTTGATGTTGAAAATGAAAAGATAAAAAAATCACGCAACATTAAAAAAATAATGGATTGGTAATGCTAGAAGTTCAAGCACAAAAAGGCGTATGCTTCTTTGCTTACAATAATGATCAATTAGATTATGTAAAGATGGCAATTGTTGCCGCTAGATATGTTAAGAAGAATTTAAAACTTCCAGTGTGTTTAATCACTGACGAAGGAAGTGAAAGCTGGCTTGAAGAAAGTCATCCTAAAAAACTTATTAAAGAAACATTTGATTATATTATAATTACTAACGACGAAATGAAAGACAACCGCAGGCGACACTATGATAGTCCATGGACACAGTTTGCTGCACAGTTTAGTAACAGTAACAAACATAAAATATTTCAATACAGCCCATTTGAGCAAACACTATTACTAGATATAGATTATATAGTAAAAACAGATACGTTATTAAAATACTTTGATAATGACTATCCTGTGTGTATGTTTGATAGAGCTACGACACTTAGAAACGAATTGCCTGCTTTACAAGAAAGATTTTTATATGATGCAGGAATTAAAATGTGGTGGAGTACAGTTATATACTTTGACCGCAGTGACTTTAGTAAAATGTTTTTTGATGGATGGGCTCATGTAGCTGAGAACTATGATTTCTATCAGTACTTGTATAACTTTCCAAGTAAATTATTCCGTACAGATTATTGTGTAAGTATTGCAATACATATACTAGCTGGTATGCAAGATGAACAATCATTAATAGGAAACTTTGATAACACTGCATTAGTAAACATGAGTCAGAAGGATGATATCATTGAAGCTAAAAATGATAACGAATGGATAATGCTTTCACATGATCAGAAAGAGGTATGGAAAAATATTTTAGTTAACACAAGCAATCAAGACATACATGTTATGAATAAGCGAGCATTTGATAGAGTTATACCAGATTTAATGGAGACGCTATGAATAAAGAAAACCGAGGATATGTAATATTAGCAATGCAAGACTTTGAGTATGAGCAAGCAACTGCACTTGCATATAGTATTAAACTACATAACAAAGACGCCAGTGTTACACTAGTGACTAATTATGTTGATCGTATACCAAAACATTTTGAAGAAGTATTTGACTACTTAGTAGACATGCCTTATGGATCAAGCGACATTACTAGAGTAAATGATTGGCAACTGTATTGGTCAACACCATACGTTCATAATATTGTTATTGACTGTGCAAGCCTTGTAAAAGAAAACCACGACAGTATATGGGAATACCTAGAAGATCATTATGACATTTACTTTTTTAATCAGTGCGATAACTTTAGAGGAATGCCTTTAAAAAATAAAACATTTGAATTACTAAAAGAAGAATACAAACTTAATCCAGTATACTCTCATATGTTTTATTTTAAGCACGATGCAGAAACATCACTTGCGTTTTTTAAACTAGCAGATGTGTTTATGCGAAACTGGAGAGATGTGTTTAATCATTATTTTTCTAAAGCACATACTCCATCTTCATATGATAGTAATATTATGTACAGTTTACTAAACACAATAGTATTATTTGAATATCCTTCATTGCATGAAAATATTATAAACACAATTAATATGCCTGGTACATTAGCATCTGGTAATATTGGACAATGGAACAAATGGACAGATAGATTAAATGTATGGAATAGTGAACATGCAAAAGTTAAAATTCAAAACTATGCAGTTGCTACTAATCTATATTATGGAGAACAAGAGTTTTTAACAGAAGATATTTTTAATGGACACCGAGATACTTACAGAGCAACAGCAAAGCGTTGATCGTACTTACTTTATAGTATTCGATACTAATGGTAAGATACGTAAGATCAATAGCTCACCCGGCGAGCTAAAAGATGAAAGTTTAACTCAGATTGAAACTACTAATCCTATTTGTAAACAACTTATAAAAGGTAATGCTAGTTTAAAGAAGTATGGAGTTATATGGGATATTGTTAACGAAAAGTGGGAAATTGATAGAACTGATACTAGGTTAACATTAAAAACAATAGCCACTAGTAAAATTGTACAATTTGATCATAACATAGATAAAAAGTCTGCAGAAATATTTGTTTCTATATACACAAGTGATAATACAGTAGTAGTGTATGCAAACAAAAATAGAATTAAAGGCATGAAAAATTTAACTGATATACAAGAAATATCAACAAATAAAACAGATATACTAGATATATTTCTTACAAAGAAAAACGATCCAGACTATTTACTTGCAATACTTAAATTAGATCCACTTACATTGTTTGTAAAAGGATCACAAGTAATAAATCTTGACACTAATATTATTGAGCATGTTGATTGGAATAACATGAGCATGTATACAAAACCAATATTTAATAATTATGGTTGTACTTTGATTGGGCAAAAATATAAAGAGGCAGGAGACGTAGCAAATACAGTTCTCCAATCACAAAATGCCCAAGATAAAGACATCATAAATATTAACGTAGTAGATAATGTACTATACGCAAAGAGCCATTTGGCCAGTGATAGAGATCATTATTTTGAAGATTATCGTTATCTAAAAGTTCTTGTTTGCGACAACAGTCCAGATAAGTTAGCAGGAGCATTTGAATTACCAGTTGATGTTCTACTAAGTAATGAAAACTATAATACCAAAATAGACTTTAAATGGCCAAAGAAACCGTTGTTATTATATAAGAATAATTACATAACAATTCGTATAAAGGAGATTACATGAATACATTAGATCCAGTTGTTTGGGAGAACCGAAGAACAACAAGACTGTTTTCAGAAGAAAACAAAACAATACCCGATGAAGATTTAAAATACCTAGCAACAGTAATTAACAATATTCCTAGTCAATGTAGTATTAAATCTCATTTTTGGCTATACTTAGGGCAAAGCGAAGAAGATATGAATATTCGCAAATGGATGGCTGACAATATTTATTGGACGCCAGATGATACAGATGAATCTGCAAATCCAAAAAGAGAAACTATGCTTGGTATTATACAAGCACCTGCTATTCTAACGTGTGTTAGAACTAGTAGTCCGTGGGCTAATCCAGAAACAGGAAAGACTAAAGACGATCACGAACAGTTAGCAGACAGAAGTGAAGGATTTTTTGCAGGAGCAATTTTAGCCACATTATTAAATATGGGTTATAAAGTTGCAACATTTGGATGTACTGCCGGAGCATCTGCTCTTGGAAGACAAAACAAACTGGCTATCTATGATGAATATACTAGAATAATAAAAGAAAAGCACGGCAACGAATTACAAGAAATGATTGATAAGTTTCCAGGACCGTCAGGTAATTGGAAAGATATTTCATTCTTTCCTGGCGTTACGCAATGCTTTGGAGCAGAATCAACAGACGAAACAGTAGCATGGAATGGAAAATATGATACATGGACTGAACCAAATGGCAAAGAATATAATTTTGTAAACGGAATAAAAACTAGAACACCAGTAGATACCTGTGTTGGATTTTAAGGAGAGGAGATATTATGAGCAGTATGCAAAGCATAAACGAATTTGATATAGTGTTTATCAGCTATGATGAACCTAATGCAGATGAAAACTATAATGATTTAATTAATAAGGCACCCTGGGCCAAGCGAAGCCACGGAGTGTTTGGAAGTGATGCGGCGCACAAAGCTGCTGCAGACTTGGCAGAAACAGATAGGTTTATTACTATTGATGCAGACAACATAGTCAGAGAAGAGTTCTTTGGTGTTGAAGTAGACATGAGTAAAATTAGAAGTACAGATGTTATCAGTTGGGCAGGAAAGAATACAGTAAACGGATTAGTGTACGGCAACGGTGGAATCAAATGTTGGCCCAAACCAGTAGTGTACGGAATGGAAACACATGAGAATGCACCAGCAGGAGATAAGCGAGCTCAAGTTGACTTTTGTTGGAACATTAACTATGTGCAAATGAATAACATATATTGTGATGTAATGAACAATGCTAGTCCACTACAGGCTTGGCGTGCAGGTTTTCGTGAAGGAGTTAAGATGGGATTGGTTGGCGGTGACGTTATTGATCCATTAAAACTAAAAGAAAAAGTACATGACAAGAATTATAAAAGACTACTTACATGGATGAGTGTAGGTGATGATACTGAAAATGGACTATGGGCAATTTATGGATCAAGACTTGGATGTCATATGACAAACATTACTAGAGGAAATTGGGATTGGAAAAATGTTAGAGACTTTGATTATCTAAGTAATATGTTCCTCAAAGAAGTATTACCAAACTTTGAACAGTCTTCTGATCAACTATGTCCACGTACTGGAATGAAATGGAACTATAATACGCTACAAGAAGAAAGCGACAGACTTGGTTATGAATTACGCAAAGAACTAGATTTAGAAATTGCCGACTTAGGCAAAGAAGGTTCACGCTTCTTTAAAGAAGTTTATATTAACCCAAGCCGTATGGGAGCACAAATCAGGGAAGACCAGGTAGAAGATACACTAGAATGAAAAAAGTAGATGACATGAATTGGGACCTTAATCACGAAGGCAACATAAAAACCAATCATGCAAATTTTAAAAATGTTAAAGAACTACTTGATAGTAAAGGACCTGGGTTCTGTTTGGCTAAATGGAATCAAGTTACAATGCATTTGGGTACGGGTGTTACACACAGTTGTCATCACCCAGCCGTACATAAAATTCCACTAGAAGAACTTAAAGACAATCCAAGTGCATTACATAATACAAAATTTAAAAAAGAACAACGTAAGACAATGCTTAACGGCGGCAGGCCAAAGGAATGTGATTATTGTTGGCGAATAGAAGATAATAACACAGGCGAGTTTAGTGATAGAGTATTTAAAAGTTTAGAACCTTGGGCATTAAAACATAATGATATAATCAAAGATATGGACGGCGATGAAAATGTATTGCCTACATATATTGAGGTTAGTTTCAGTAACGTATGTAATATGAAGTGTACTTACTGTGGGCCAGAGGCTAGTAGCAAGTGGTACGAAGATATAAAACAAAATGGTCCAATAAAATTATTGGAAGGTACAGATGATGAGTATTGGGCACAAGGTTGGCAACAAGACTTAGAAGTATTTAAGAATAGAGAATACAATCCATATGTAGAAGCATTTTGGGAATGGTGGCCCGAGCTTAGTAAAAACTTAAAAGTGTTCCGTATAACAGGTGGCGAGCCTTTAATGAGCAAAGACACATTTAAAGTATTAGAAGACCTAATTGAAAACCCAAGACCTGATCTTGAGATTAGTATTAATACTAATTTAAGTGTACCAGATAAACTTTGGAATAAGTTTATTGGTTTAGCAATACAACTTAAAGATAGTAACAACATTAAAAATCTAACAGTATATACAAGTGTTGAAGGTTGGGGTGAAAGAGCCGAGTATGCTCGTACAGGATTAAACTTTGAATTATTTTTACAGAGGTATGAACAATTAATTAGCATGGGTAACATACGTGCAGTATTAATGTCCACTTATAATATGTTTAGTATAACAAGTTTTACTCGTTTACTAGAATGGCAATATGATTTAAGATTAAAATATAATAAAAATCCAGTAGTGCTTAATTATGCAGAGACAGGATTTAGAAGTCCTGGCCATAGATTACCTGAGACAGATATAAATTGGAAACAAGAACTTGCTACAGTATGTATTGATGTTCCGTACCTAAGACACCCAACCTTTTTAGATTGTCGTAATAGTACACACCAATTAGCAGAAGAATATATGTTAGCATCTTTAGACTATATGGCTAGTAGAACTACATATCCAGGTTGGACAGTACACAAAGGCTTTGAGCAAAACGAGATAGATAAGTTTAAACGTATTGTATTTCATAGACTATACTTTAACAAAAAGAACAGTGATGGGACACCCGACTATCATAACAGACGAGATTTAGATTTGAATAGATCTCAATTTTATGAGTTTATACAAAAAATAGATCAAAGAAACAACACAGACTTTCTATCTACGTTTCCCGAAATGCAAGAATTCTATAACGAATGCGGCGAAGCAAGAGATAGGATTCTAAATGGAAGATAGAGAATTACTTGAGAAACTTAACAAAGTTGGCAAAGGTTTTTGTGCAGCTAAATGGTATAACAGTACTATATGGTTAAGTAATGGCAGAACTAGTAGCTGTCATCATCCTCCTGCACATAGCATTAATCCAGATGACGTTATAAAAAATCCTAGTGCATTACACAATACAGAATATAAAAAGTCGGTACGTAAAGAAATGCTTAATGGTGAACGTCCTGCTGAGTGTGGTTATTGTTGGAAAGTAGAAGATGCGGCTCCTAATGCAGTTAGTGATAGAGTATACAAGAGTAACATATACACACCAAGTGATATATCAAAGTTAGCCAAACAATCACCTGACATTGATGTTAACCCTAAAACACTAGAGATAAGTTTTGATAATGTATGTGACTACCAGTGTACATATTGTAATGCAGAGTTTAGTACAACATGGAATGCGGATATAAATCGCAACGGTGGATATGATTTAAGTACTAACGGTGGTGCTACATATAATCAACCTTATGAGTTTGATACTAACATAGTTAAAAATCCCACAGTGTACACTGATGCTTTTCAGCGTTGGTATGATAGTGGACTTAAAGATGACTTAACTGAACTACGCATTACTGGAGGCGAACCAACTATGAGTCCGAGCTTCTGGCGTTTTATTAATAACATAGACAATGCAAACTATCAATTTAGTGTTAACACTAACTTGGGTATGCGAACCGATGTTATGGATAAACTAATAGCGGCCAGTCATAAGTTTAAAAGATTTGATTTATATACTAGTGTAGAAAGTTCTCCTAGTATAGCTGAATTTGTACGTACTGGATTTAAATGGGATACATGGACTAATAACTTAGATCATTTTATAAGAGAAGGCAAGTACACAAGCATTAACATTATGATGACTATTAGTTGTCTTAGTCTGCCTGGAGTAGTTGGATTCTTAGAAGAGTATAAAAGTTTAAAAAAATATTATCCTAATGTGCATATGACTATCAGTGCAAACATATTACGCTTTCCTAGTTTTCAATCCATAACTGTACTAAGTAACGAATTAAAAAAACATTATCATAGTGAATTAACCGAGTGGCTAAATACAAACGATAATGTTCTTGCAGACTTTGAAATACAACATTTAAATCGTTTATTGGATTATCTACACAATGTTGATATTAGTTACGAAGATACAGACACATTAAAAAGTAAACACAGTGACTTACATAAATTTGTCACACAGTATGCAGATCGCCGGGGTGTAGACATCCATAGTATATACCATAAGGAATTTGTCAATTGGTTCAACAAATTAAAAAAATAATATCGTTTGGAGATAGTTTTGCAGCAGGCGACGAACTACTACAAGATGATCACCGAGACGAAATAGAAAAAATCATTAATAGTACTAGTGATATAATAAGACACGGCCATGGTGGTTACTTTGGAAAATTATCTCCAGGTAAAAAATGTAAGCCAGAGAAATTTATAGAATTAACAGAGTCTGTAACTAAGTATATAGAACAACAGTACGACACACCCAAGCAAATTAGAGATTTACAATTTAGTCATACATACGCTAGTATACTTGGTACTACATTAAATGTACCAGTAATAAACTATGCTCGTGGTGGTAATAGCCCTGTGGGTATATACAACAATATAATGCGAAGCAAAGTTGATCTAGACAAACATACACTAGTGTTAATAGGCAGTACATTTCTTGGACGACATACTCAAATGGATACTGATAAGCATCGTCAGAGTGATATTATCGAACGTCATGTATATGAATATAAAACATTATTACCACGTTGGCAAGGCAAAGAGAATAATGATTACTTGCGTTATCGTGAACTAGAAGTACAATACGGTGACGACACTTACTTTAGGTATATACAATACCTAGCACTACAACGTAGTTTACAATTGTATTTGTCTAACATACCGCATGTGTTTTTAGATAACTCAAACCACAAGAATATTTCTACCAGCCTGTTTAAGTTAGATGAAACTAAACAAAGCGATGTAGACTATGTATTATCTGAACTACAAGATATATACCAATGTAACAATATGAAAAGTAGTGCTACTGCTATGGAACAATTAGATATACCACATAGTCAATACTTTGGACACTTTAGTCGTGCAGTACATAAACACTATGCAGACACTATAAAAAATTATCTAGGACTAACAACATGAGTTATGATTGGGAGTATTTAAACAGTACAGAAGCTGAGCCAATGTATGTGGGCATAAGTCAACATGTCGAACGTATTAAAAGCAAGACTGTACTTGATATAGGTTGTGGTTATACACGTTGGCTAGAAACATACACGGGCTCTGCAAAAGTAACTGGAGTTGACAATAACATAGACGCTATTGAATACTGTCGTCAAACGTATTCGGGAGAATTTATTTTAGAAGATGCATGGGATTTACAAGTAACCGGACAATACGATACAATAGTATTAGGTGGGTTATTATATTACATGAAAGGAGATACTACTCCATTAGACTATGTTGAATCTTTAATTGAAAGGTACAATCCACGACACATAGTAATACAAGAACCATTTCCCAGCATATCACATAAGAGTCCTGACTTTATACCATTACTAGATCGTTATGCGTGGAGAGCCGAATGGTTTGATTTAGATATACGTATGGGACAACGCATAGTGTTAACACTTGACGTAGATCGTGTACGTCCTGAACGTCTTATTAAAAAACAGTCTACTAATTTACAAAGTACACTCAATACTGATATTTTACAATATGGAGTATACACTGCTAACACAGAAAAAATAAATGACAAAATAGACGGCAGGGTATTACCAAGCGAACCTGCTAGGCTTAATTATGCAAGCGTGTGTGCAGGATTCAAAAGTTTATACAAAGCATGCATAGACTATACGCCAGGTAAACACATGACGTTTGCTTGGTTTGATATATCGCCAACAGCAGTATTATATAAAATGTATCAAGACTTAATGAGAAGTAGACATGCAAATATAAGTTGGGACGAACAATTAAATATATATCGTAAAGACTATGATAGTCGTATGATAGAATTAAGAGATCAAACAGAAAGCATAGATGCTACAGTAGATAAACAATTAGTAGAGTTAGGTATAACAAAAGATGATTGGAATAATTGGTTGTTGGAATATGCTAAAAGCAATAAACATTATGTTAAGTGTGACATAGTAAACAACCTGAAGTATGCACGTCAGCATATACCAGCTAACAGTTGGTTGTGGTACAGTAATGTATTTGATTGGCATCAGTTTACATTTCCTGATAAAAGTAAACGTGCATGGATAAAATATATGAGTCATAACAATGTACACTTAGTTGGAAAAACAATACCTACAAAGGTTGAACAACACATAGCAGATTATATATCATCTGGTACAAGTGCAGAGGGCTATCCAGGATTTCTAGAACACACAGTCAATCGTGTGTGGTTAGCATGCGGATTAACTGACATAGATCAAGAAAGTTTAATTATAAAAAGTAATGATTACGGATTAACATTTAGAAACGATGATGTAAAGATAAAAGTTTTTACAGGGTATCCTGCAATAATGGCAGCAGACAATTATAATCGTTGCAAACATTTAATACCTGGAACACATTCAGAACACACAGTAGATGGCATACGTATAGAAACATACAGTATTATAGTAGGAGATACATTAGACAACGTAGATCCAGAAGTATATAAACCTTGTATGCCAGAACTAATAGATCGTTTATGCAAGGACATACCTGCTCCAACTTATCCATTTGATATAAGTGAATACAACATGGTATATACCAAAGACGGTCGTATAGAAATTATTGATTGGGATTATTGTATAACAGGATCAATAGATGACTTAACGCAACGTATAGAGAAGTTGGGAGTAACATCGTGAACGCACATCAACACATAGCAGATCGTATACAAAAAACTGAACTAGATACTCGTGGTGGTTATCCTTGGATGACTGTAACAGATTTTTTACCTGCAGACTTGTATGAGAATATAAGAATTAATCAAGACTGTCAGCAACTATTAAATGCACACGATGATCCAAATATAGTAAAAGCATTGTACAATAAGTTCAGTGACTATCCTATACGTCAAGATAATATACAAAGTATATATGCATTTTGGCAAAGCACAGGTGCTGGTTATAGTTTAAAGCCACATGAAGATAGTTGGCCGCGTGTGTTTACTATAGTGTATTACTTTCCAGATGATGATACTTATCCTGAGGCAGGCACTGCCATATATGAAGTGGACGAAGATAAACGTACATACAACACAGTAGCTACATCACCATACTTGCCAAACACTGCAACTATAATTGCTCCTGATACTGGACGCACTTGGCACGGAGTAGATCTTATACAACGTCAAGTAAGTAGACAAAGTGCAGTGTTAGTATTCAGTGCAGAAGAATGGACACCAGCTCAATTACATTATGCTGATTGGAAATCTGGAAGGACAGTTAACTATGCAAGGTAACTATCAAAAATATAATATACTAGGCGAGAGCTATGACTTGTTAACCATTGGCGATTGGAAACGTGTAGTAGTTGTAAGTGATTTAAATAATTATCATCTTAACGCTGACTATGTAAAAAATGTTAAACTGTCTGATGAGGTTATCAATAGTTTAATGACAAACAACCACGAGTATAATATATGGTGTACTGTTGACTATTGGCAACCACCTTTTAATCCTTGGCAACCTTGGCCAAATAATTTATATATTCATAATAGCATAGAAAGATTTGATAGTACAACATTATCTAAAGATATTCCTAACAGTAATTTAATTAGCACACACTTAGATAGAGATCCTATACGTGCTGACAATCAAGGCGATGGTAGTATTGGATTTGGCTTTGCTGGCGGAGATATCTTTTACGGGTATGGCAATTTAGATAAGTCTGGGTTTGTTCAAGACTTTAGTGGAGCCGGAAGAGGAAGTGTGTATGTTAGATAAACTATTAGTAATAAGCAATGCACGTATGGGTAGTACATATGTATACAATACATTTCGTGAGTTTGATTCACGTAGCAAAGACACAACAGAAAATCATTTATTAACTAATGAACCATTTGACAAAAACGACTTTGATACTGTATACAAATATACAAAGGAACAACCTAACATTGTAAGTAAAATACATGCACGTCATATTCAATCGCTAGGAAAAGACTTTAAAAAATACTTTGATTTATTTGATAAAACTTTATTATTGTTACGCAAAGACTTGTTTGCATCAGCTACTAGTCTTTCAATTAGCGTAGCAAAAGAACAATGGGGCGTACATTATCCCATCAACGATAATGTTATTAAATTAGATTTAGATCAATTACAAAAACATATTAGACAACAATGGCAAGACATTAGATATTTAAGAAGCATAGCTCGTGATTATAATATTAATCACAGCATATGGTTAGAAGATTATCCTACTGATATTAGTTTGTGGCATATATTTAATAACAAAGAAACTATGCCTAATACTGGGCTAAGTTTCCCTACATATAAAAGTCCACAGAAGTCAAGCACAATAAGTAATTACGATTATTGTTACGAATTATACCTTAGTGTAATTCAAGACTTAGCACCAATACATGGATTAACTATAGAAAATAATTTAATTAAGGAACTATAATGAGAATTAGATTAATAACAATGCCACGTACAAAAGCTACATACTTAATGAAAGCATTAATATCAGCTAACAATCCATCGCAATTAGATATTAACAGTGACTTATACAATGAACCATATAACAACGATAGGCCCAATCCAATCGCAGCCACTGAATGGATGAAGTCTGATACTAACGCAGTGATTAAACATCACATACGACATTTGGTTGCCAACGATGTATATAACAGTAAACAGGCTTTCCAACAAGAATGCGAATTAGATTGGCTTACAGTTGTTTTACTAAGACGTGATTTATTTGCTGCGGCTACTAGTTATGCACGTAGTAGAATAAGTAACGAGTGGCATAGTTATACTAACGAGAGTGTTTATATACCTCCTGAGTTTTTTAATAAATGTTTAATAGCTTTATGGGGTAGTGTAACACATATAAAGAACAATGTTAATAACTTAACGTATGATAAAATAATATACAGTGATGACTTTACTGGTAATCCATCAAACGATATAAAAGAAATAATACCCAACTATTCTAAAGAAATATATACTGACAGTAAACCAAGACCAGAAAATACTATAACCAACATCAACGAGTTACGAGAGTATTCTCAACAAATAACATTACCGGACAATGGTGTTATGATAGATAAAGATTTAATTATTACAATATAATCTTTTTTTCGTTAACAAATGTATTTTGAATTTTAAGATAATCATTATAGTTCAATGCATTTAAAGTTAAATCAGCATACGGTCGAACTATAGTAGATCCAATTTTAAGATGAGGCAACATAGTTGTACCGTTGCGTCTTAACACTGCTCCCAAATTCATATGTATGTGTCTTAGTGATCCGCCTGATAATACTTTATCTAATCTATTTTTATTAGGGTGTACACTGTGAATCATTTTTAAATATTCAGCAGCCATCAAGTCCATAGCAATACTGCTACCCCATAACATATAATCATGAACAGAATCTGAAAAGGGACTATGAGTCAATCCCCATGCCTGTGTATTAGTAACCATCCAGTTGTTACAAGAATTTGCTATAGGATCTCTGTCTTGTGGTTGTCCATATGTTAGTTTGTTTACACGATCGACTATGCGATTTACCCATGTTCCATTGTCTCCTCGATAATGTGACCTAGGGTTTGGTATTACATCATAACGAGTTAACACTACAACATCATAATTAAAATTATTCTGAGCTTCGTGATTTTGTTTAAGCATAATAGCGTCTGCCATACTTTTCTCAGTCCTGCCTCCCCAGCTATGTAACTTGACAGTATCACTGTCCAATATTTCCACTGCACAAGGATTTAGCATGCTTAACTTATTCAGTAAAGTGTTACGTTCTTGGTTAACTAAGTCTACTTTCTCATTAGTAGTTCGGTATTCTTCAAATGTTCTAGAGCTACAAAAGAAATCTACTTGTATTGATTTACTAGTAAAATGATCTTTTAGATACGGCAACACATAGTCGCCTGTTCTATATAATCCATATAAGCATACGGCTACACGCTTTACACCTTTTGGATATAGTAGAACGTTGTCAGGATAGTCCATTACGTTAACTCCAAACTTATACAACGTATATTTAAATTAAACAATAGCACATGGAATATATTAGTTAATGAGTTTGCTAGATCATCTTTGGATAATGTATGATAAAAATGCATACTATCGTGTAATGATTTCCATTGCAAATTAACTTTATTAAACACATTCCAATTACAGAAGTAATGATCGTAGTGCATATTTTTATTAGGAAAGTATATTACATCATAAGCAGTATCATATATAGTGCATTGTTCTATATCAAATATTGTATTACCCATAACAAATACAACACTATCTTCGTCACTACATCCACGCATGCCATGATCATTGTACATATTCATGCTGTGTTGCCAGCGTGAACGGAATACAGAAATCATTTCTCTGTAGTCGGCGTTTGGGTTATGTGGATAGTTGCTTCTATAGAGATTTAAATTATCACTATGAGTTAGTGTTTTGTTATCAAGTCGGCTTATAAATTGCATGCTACTATTTATATATAAATATAAGTATGTTAATTATTTTTGATTTCGATGGAACACTTGCGAACTGTAAAGAGTTACATCAAATTGCATTTCGTAATGCAGTACAAGAACTTTGTCCTAATGCAGATTTTAAAAACGAAGACGTAGAAGGTAGACCAACTAGAGAGAAGATACGTATACTACACACAATGGGTTATGAGTTTAACGGAGATAAGTTAAACGATATTAAACAAGCATACACGCAAAAGCATTTAGAAGAATATATAAAGTATAATAAAGATTTATTACACACAATGCTAAAGTTAAAAGAAAGATATAAACTATGTGTAGCCAGTAATGCCACAGAATTATTTGTACTTAGAAGTTTAAATATTATGCAAATGTATAAAGAAACAGGAAAGCAAGTGTTTGCTAAAATTAATACTGCTACTGACTTTCCTGCTAAACCAGATACTACTACGTTTATAGATTGTATGAGATGGACAAACAGTACACCAGAAGATACTATTATATTTGAAGATAGTGAAGTTGGAATACAATGTGCTTTAAGCACAGGTGCTAGAGTTATCAGAGTAACAGATGTGAATCACACTATAGAGGAAATGAAAAAACTATGAAATTAATTATGCCAATGGCAGGACAAGGAAGTCGCTTTGACGAAGTGGGTTATGATTTACCCAAGCCAATGATACCAGTAGGAGATGTTCCTATGTTTGTACACGTAGAACGTTGTATAGGTTTGGAGTTTGATGAACGTATATTTATTGTACGCAAAGAACATGATCTTAGATCAAGAGTTCTCGAATGGTATCCTAACGCACACATAATTGAGTTAGACTACTTGACAGAAGGTACTGCATGTACTATACTAACAGCAAGAGAACACTATGAAGATGGTAGCAGTATATTTGTTAGCAACTGTGATCAACACATTGAATGGGATGTAGAGCATGCAGAAAGTATTATGAACAATCCCTATAACAGTGGAATGATTCCAAACTTTTACTGCGACGATGGATCAAAGAAATGGAGTTATGCAATGGTAGATGATAGACAAAACATCAAACGTGTAGCTGAAAAAGATCCCATAAGCAATTGGGCAACTGTAGGTTACTACTGGTGGAGAGACGGAACTCAGTTTATTGAAAGTGCTGATCGTATGATACAAGCCAATGACAGAGTTAATAACGAATTTTATACATGTCCAACTTATAACTACACAGTGCAACTAGAAGGAATTGGTAACATCAAACACATGGAAGTAGACGCTATGCAAGGTCTAGGAACTCCAGAAGATTTAAAAGAATATGAACAACAGTACTCATCTTGAGAAATTAAAACTACCTAGTTCGTTTTGTTTTGCTCCATACACTAATTTAGATTTGGATCAAGATGGAACATGGCTTCCGTGTTTTAGAAGTGAAGAAGCACAAGGAAGCTGGAAAGAATATGATATTACAGAGACTTTTAATTCAAGCAACATTCAAAAAGTTAGAACAGATTTGTGGAAGGGCAAGTGGCCAAAGAACTGTGAACAATGCCAAGCACGTGAACAAGAAGGTATTAAAAGTACAAGACAAGAATACAACGAACATCTATTAGAACTTGCAGACAACTTAGACTTTGTAAAAGATATTAAAAAAGCACCACAGTATAGTGGAATAGAAAACATTCATACATTGGAAATACGCCCACATAACTTGTGTAACCTAGCATGTGGACATTGTGATCCACACAGTTCAAGTAGATGGGTTAAAATTAAATCAAATGAAACAAAGGATCAAGACTTTACAAAACATTTAATTGACAATCCCGAGTACTTAAAAAAGTTTTATACAAAAGCAGGTAACCTAAAGACTGTACATTTTACAGGAGGCGAGCCTTTGATTTATGCATCCTCTCACAAAGAATGGCTAAACGGAATACAAAACAAACACAACATAGAACTTAGATATCATTCTAATCTTAATCATAATCAACTAAGCACATATCAACACAAATGGGATAAGTTTAAACACGTAAAGTTTTTTGCAAGCATTGATACAAGTCAACGTTACTATGAGTTTTTTAGATTTGGTAGCAAATGGGATAGAGTAGATTATAATATTGATTATTTGTTAAAACAAAAGCACGAAGTAGTAGGTACTATTACAGTAAACTTCTTTACAATGCTTGATCTTGTGGGGCTTGTAAAGTACTTGGTAGCAAAGAATTTACAGATTCATGTAGCATTTGTAGACGCACCGGGCTCTTTGAATATAGCATACATGAGCAATGAACAAAAGAATAAAGCAATAGAACAAATTGCACAAGCAAAATTAGAAATAAACTACAAAGAAGAATGGAAAGAACAACGAGGACATATTGCATTAGATAAGATTACTGAATTTATCAAAGGTACATGGGAAGTAGATAAAGAAAAAACCAGAGGCGACTTAACATGGTGCAGTGATAAACAACATCCAAAGCAACTTGCTAAGTTAGATTACTTGGATAAGACTTATCAGAAACATGGATTCAAGTCTAGTTGGACTGAATTATAACAGTTAGATAAATATTTTAAACAGGACTTTTACAATGACACAATTTATAGCACACAGAGGAAACCTAACAGGACCCGAACCCACATTCGAGAACCGTATAGAATACCTATTGCATGCTTATGATGTGTGTGGTGCAGTGGAAGTAGATATACAAACCCATCGTGGACAATTGTATTTCGGACATGATGATCCACAACAACCGGTATCGCTTGAATTGATAATGCAAGACAATTGGTTTTGTCATGCAAAGGATCTAGAATCGTTAAGTAAACTATTAGAATTGGGTGCTCATACATTTTGGCATCAACAAGATACAGTAACAATTACCAGTAGAGGATACATATGGTGTTACCCAGATGTGTATCTCATTGACAAACGTGCTATATGGTTAGACTTCGAAGACAAGTTTACTGACTTAGAACTAGTAGGTGGTTGGGGTTTATGCAGTGATAGATACCCAATGATAAGACCTGTACGCAGTCCTAAGCCTCCTATTAGTCCGTATACTAATTAATCAAGTATGCGTGTATTAATCCAATAACAATCAGTGGACTAACTACTATAGCAAACAGTAAGAGTTCTTGAACTTTTCTTTTATAATACTTCATTTAAATGGTCTTCGCTTTTCAAACCTATGTTGCTCGTTCATACGCACTTCATGTTTGTATACATAACGCAACACGTATGCTCCTATGCTCAACGCAACTAGTGTGTATATAACTGGATAGTTGGCCCAAAGTTCGTCTCGGAACGCTATAATCCAACTCATGACTTATTCTTCAACCAACGCATGCCCTTTCCCCAGGCACGTTCATGTAAAAAATATACCACGAACTTTATAACTGCATCTATACTTGCGATGCTACCGGCGATACTTATATTGCCTGTTAGTGCTAACGATATAACAAACGTTATCATAACGCTTAATATACGATAGCTGATGCTTTTGTACAAGTGTACATGTAATGCTCTCATAATCTATACTCCGTTTAGTGTATAGTCTTTCCTGAGGATTCACATATACTTGATGTTTCTTATACTGTATTTAAGGTAAAAAGGGTGTATATTAACACATCATACTATGATTCAAAGCATCTTGGTGCTATAACCATACCTGTAGTGCAATATTGCTGAGGTAACTTCTCACTGTAATACACCTGTAAGCTCAGTGTACTGTTACGTGCTGATAATGATTATTACAGTAACCAGCTATACTGCTTTCACGTATCTGCCCAAGTTATACGGTGCTGCATATATATCTGGGCATGTGTGTGCTTACTTAGAGTAAAGGGTACGGAGTTTGCTATGCTCCTTTATTACAGCCCAGTAGTATAATATATAACACTTGGACCAAAGTGTCAACCTCAAAATACAGTTGACAAGCAACAATAACATGTTATAGTGTGATATGAAACATCTAAATCAAATAGAGAAAAACGTATACGGCGTATACAGTATCAGTGTGTTTGGATTCCTTTTAGTGGGTATACTAAATGCTTTACAGAATACACTGTTATAAAAAGAATAGCGTAGTGCGGCGTTGTGGTTGCGGTTGCGAGTGTACCAACCCTAGACCCAGCGAAGCTCTGCGTTAAAAATTTTTTAGACCCTTACAACACACCCTAACAACACAATTGTACATAGTAGGTGCCACAATGAATTATGGTAGCATATGTAGTCTGGATAATGCGGTAAATGGTTCTTAAATGACTGTATATAGTGTTGAAATCTAACGGCCTAGTAGTGTATCCCAATACTGATCACGTGAGATATAATCCTGAAACAGTTGATCGTACCAGCGTGTGTATATGTACTCCGGATTTTGTATAGCGTCTACACCTACACTCTGAATGTGTTCACGCCACCCAAAAGAGCATAACACCGTCCACAGTTCTCTTGTATTCAATAAGCCCCAAGGATGCAGTAATTGAGGTAAAGCATAACCTAAATCCTCGCACACAAGATCATAACTGTTTGACTCATCTATACTAAATGAATGTACAGCCCAAGTTAGTGGTAGAGAACTTTGAATCAGACGCTCGTAGTCAGTGATGTCTCTGTCGCCATATTCATTTAAATAACGCTTTGATATTATTAAATTGTGTATGCAATCGTGTCCGTGTATCCAGTTCATAATATTATTTATAGAATAGCTTAGAGACGAACACCTTTTCCCTAGCAGTAAAAGACCAAAAAAATATATGCGTAAATTTTTTTATATACAAAATACCAAGACTCTTCTATATATGCTAAAAGGCAAAAGTGTCAATACCCTGTATAACAATACACATAGTATAGACTATAGTAAGGACTACTGTATATCAACGTCTAGTAGCTATCCGTTGTACGCACAGTGCATAGCACAATGCGTTATGGTTTTAGAGCTGTGTGAGAATAATCAGAAAAGGCTGTGTAGCAAAGTGGTAAAAAAATACAGATTTTTGTTGGGCGCCATCACTTTTTTTCACCAGACCGTAGCTGTGTCATTAGACCACCGTGATTTTACCATTCAGGAATCTTTTTCGAGAATCAGAATATAAAAAGAAATATAGAGATTCGTTTGAAGAATCCCTATATATTAGTTGAGAATACTTATATAAAGTCTACTTATGCATCTTCTTTGCGATGCTTTACAGCACTAATAGGAAGTTTATAACAACTACCTGGCTGTTCAAACACTGTAACCCAGGGTCCTTCTACCTTAGTAACCCAACCGTTAATAACCCTTTGGGCTGAGTTAGTAAACGTTACTGCATCATCTACTGCTACTGCCTTACGCATTATAGCACCTCCAACATGTTAGCTGGAACCTTCCACTTAACACTACCAGTGTCTACTGTTACATACTTAATAGCTTTCTTAGTAACACTACCACTTACTAGTCTACCACCTCGTCCAGTAAACTGTACGTTATCACCTACTTGTACTGTTCTAATAGCGGTTTGATTAATACGATTACGTCTAAGTTTGACTGCATCAACTACTGCGGCGATTTGATCTGGGTCCATATTGTGTATCATACCCATAGTATCGTTAAGCATTTTGTCTGTTACTGTCATAAGAGCTACTCCTTTATTGTTTAATATGTATATATTATAGCATAAGATGTCTTGGTTGTCAACCAGAACTACCGTTATTGGGCAAGATATTTGGCCACAATGCTAGACATCTTGCCCTATTATTGTTATAAGGGGGCCGGTCATATATATGAATTACCCTATATGAATCAATAAGGTGTTGCATTTTTGCAACAATCGTTTGCATACGTATGCAAAAAGGCCAGGTCATATATAGGATATCATATATATGTCTGAACCTCTGGCCAAAAAGAAACCCCATTGCACGGTCAACACAATGGGGTTGTGTATAGTTAGTTAAGGAGCCAGCCCCATAACACAAGGGTTGGTGACCGTTATATACACTGTAGCAACCTAACGTACTACGTTTCCTCCCAAGAGGAACTTGAATAGTCTTTTAACTATTCTTTTGTGGAATCTGGTTGGCTTTTAGCTGGACCACGTCTGCGATTACGTGTCCATTGTCCCACCTGAAGGTTCTCAGTGCGGGCACCAGTTTCACAAACCGTGATCTTTCCACCACGGGCTAGGTATTCTTTAACGGATTCCTCCGTAAACTTGTCTGATTGTTGTTTGGTTATGTTGATATTGCTCATACAGCTACCTTGAATTCTAGACAACCTGAGCTACTATTCCACCAAATATCGTTTAAATATCTATTGCGTTTGCCTACACAGTCCATTAAATGACTTGCGGCTCTGCATGCTGCCGATTGATCTACCAATCCATCTGTTACTGTAACAGCATAATCGCTTTCCCATATGAGGTCTACGTCCTTTGCAGCTGAGTTATTATAGTCCGGACACACTGTACGCAGTCGATATGATCCGTCTGGAATTTGGTATTCGGGTTTCGCACAGTCCCATATTACGCCGTCTTCTGTGACTACATCTTCAAAACTATTAGCGTGTAATTCTGTCATACTCATCTTGTAGAACCTTTCTGTTTATTGTTCCTTATTATAGCTTAATTGTAGGTGTCTGTCAACCCAGAATCTACTGTACAACTAAAGCTTCTGCCCTGTGAAATCATGCCTAAATCCCCCACAGGTTCTAATTGTGAAAATATGTTATCCAACATCTGTATCTCATAGTCTGAACTCTCTGCTATATAGTCAAGTTTATCCAACATATTGAATCCTATATATAGAACCAGACCCATCCATATGCCCACAGTTAAACCCAACATAGTAGTAAAGATAGCTCTCATAATCCCATAGTAGTAGCAAATGAATGCAGTAACCAATACACACCTAATCCTATTGCTATTAATCCTATTATTCTGATCATACTGTCCTTTCAGTTATTCTCATATTATACTACATAGTATACACTATTATAACACGTTTGTCAACCGAAAAGTCTTGGTTTTATATGCAATATATACACCATTTAGAACCGGTATTCCCTATAGTGAAGCACAGTGTAGTATATTGTGGTTTTAA